GACAACCTTGATCTGACTCGCCGATCTTGCAGAGGTGTGACGGATGGGAAACCCGTTGCCAATCCAGCCAGCGCTCCCCTGCGCCCGGGGGATAGTCGGCATCCCCAAACAAGTTTGACCCTGTTAGATGCTTCTTAGACAAATCATAAGGTCATAAGAGCCTTGTAAGCACCGGTGAAAACTGGTAGAGCAGAGCCCGCAATGGCACTTTTTCTCACACGCGCCGGCCGCCAAGGCCAACACGAGCAGAAATTTCTCAACGACGGTCGAATCTACTTCACCTGGAGTGGGATGACGAGGGATCTCAACGATGCGCAGGACCTTCCCGCATACTACGGGCTATTTGGAGAGATTTACCCCGAGGAGAGCAAGGGGGCTGTTCAGAATTGGGCCAGACAAGGTATGCAGTTCTGCCGGGCGATCCAGCCAGGGGATTGGATTGCCCTCCCCAGCAAGTTCAACCCCACAATCCACTTCGGGAAAGTCATGGGCCCTTGTGAGTATGACGCCAATGCAGAGGACATTTACCGCAATTCAAGAAAGGTGGAGTGGTTTGCGCAGGACGTCCCTCGTGACCGGTTTGATCAGGACATCCTTTATTCGTTTGGGGCGTTTCTCACCGTTTGCCAGATTCAGCGTAACAATGCCGAGGCACGGGTGAAGGAGATGGCCGCTAGCAAATGGACTGTCCCCGCCGTCTCTAAGGCAACGCTTGCTGCCGGGGTTGAGGTTGGCGCGGAAGAGCTTCAGCCTGGTTCAATCGACTTGGAGACAACCGCTTACGATCAGATTTCGAAGCTCATCATGGCCAAATTCAAAGGTCACGGACTGGCATCATTGGTGAAGGCCATCCTCGAAACTGAGGGGTATGTCGTCCACCAGCCGCCGGAGGGGCCCGACAATGGAGTTGACCTGTTGGCGGCACCGGGCGGCCTCGGTTTCGGCCAACCGAGAATTTGCGTTCAGGTGAAGTCTGGGGATTCGCCAGTGGAGAGGGTCGTTCTCGACCAGTTGATTGGCACCATGCAGAACCACCAAGCGCAGCATGGGCTTCTCGTTAGCTGGGGCGGTTTCAAACAGTCCATTGAGAAGGATCGGGCAGCACAGTTTTTCAGGGTCCGGCTTTGGAATCGTGATACGCTGATCTCAAACTTGCTCGCGGCATACGACCGTCTGGATGAAGAGATCCGGAGCAAACTCCCGCTGAAGCGCATCTGGTGTGTGGCAGGGGAAGAGGAATGATCGACTCCAACTCCGAAAGCCCTTGATCGGAGGCACAGATCTGGCAGATGAGTGAAGGATGGAGGAGAACTTAACCTGCAAAGCCAGCTACCGGATTTCCGGGAAGACGGTTCATGTCGGTCGGGCTTCAAATCCATCCATTCATCCGGGACAGAATGACGGGTTTTCCGACGGATTTCTGACAAAGATCCGTGTCGTCACTTGTCGTTCTGGGCAACCCGGAGACTCCAACGACCCAGTCAAACCAATGAAATCAATAGATTACACACCGTCCGTGGGCTTCCCGCCCGATCCGCCATCGTTAAAGAGCAATCCCCCAAGTCACTCAAAATCAGTTGATTGTGACGCTAATGAAGGGACTGCGACAGGAATTCCAGAAAGAATTCCAGCACACTTGACACGGCGACCGGGTCCGATGACCCGAAAACGTAAACGCAGCAGTGTCGTGGAGATCGGAACCGGTCCCGCGAGAGTCAAGATCTACACCGTCAATCGCAAGGACGGCTACTCGATGTTCTCCCTCTATTGGAAGGAAGGTGGCCAGAGAAAGGTTCGCCACCTCGCCTGCATGGAGGAAGCCCGCCTGATCGCTCAGCAGACCACGGTCAGACTGACGAACGGGTGGAGCGCCAGTGACGAGGTGACCAAGCGCGAACTTGAGTTGCTTCGCCACTGCGAGCGCAAAGCCCAAGAATTTGGCGTCAGCCTGACCGCTGCGATGGACGAGTGGGCCAGCGCCCGAAAAGCCGCCGGAGAAATCACCCTCTCCGATGCCGTCCGGTTCTACGCTGCAAATCGGATTGACCTGCTCGCCGTCCGAACCATCACCCAGACAGCCGACGAGTTCGTCGAATCCCGACGCGGCAGTGGGGTAAGCGACATTTATGTCCGGAACTGCAAGGCAAGCCTGAAGCGGTTCACAGACTGTGTTCAGGGCAACATCACGGACGTGACAGTCGCCGACATCAACCGATTCCTCAAAGGGCTCAAAGGACTTGGGCCTGTCAGCCGGAACGGAATCCGCCGCAACATCGTGACCATGTTCAGTTTCGCCAAGCGCCAGGGCTACCTCCACCCCGAACGGAAGACTGCCGCCGAGCTATCCGAGACGTTCAAACAGCCGGAGACGGAGATCCAGATCTTCACCCCGGAGGAAATGGAACGACTGCTTTTAGCGGCCCACGCCCGAATCCTCCCCCTCATGGCCATCGGAGCGTTCGCAGGAATTCGGTCAGCGGAAATCCACCGCCTCGATTGGGAGGACATCAAGTGGGATCGCGGCCACATCGAGATCGCAGGCAAGAAAGCGAAGACAGCAGCGCGGCGACTCGTTCCGCTATCGGACAACCTGAAAGCATGGCTTGCCCCGTGGCGCGGCGAGACTGGCAAGATCATCTCCATCACCGACTACTCAGGCGCTCTGAGCGATACTGCCGTGAAAGCCAAGATCCCCGGCGGATGGCGGCAGAATGCCCTCAGACACTCGTTCATCAGCTATCGGGTAGCGGAGACCGGCGACGTAGCCCGGACCTCTCTGGAGGCTGGTAACTCCCCGAAAATGATCTTCCGCCACTACCGGGAGATCGTGGACGAGGAGGCGGCGAAGGCGTGGTGGTCGATCCGTCCCCCGGAAGGATGGGTGCCTCCGGAACTCAAATGGTCGATCAAGCAGCGATTGGAGCGCCTGTCCTGTCGTCAGGACGAGCCATGCGTTGACACAGCCAACGATGCGCAACCATGAAAGCCACAATCCTCAAACATCCCGCCCGGACCTCCAACACAAGCCAACCGCTCGAAGGAGGTGGAAGCTCGGGCTTCAATCATCCAACCCTGATCAAGAAGAAGGAACTGGCAAAGCGCCTGTCGGTGAGCACTCGATCCATCGATACCTGGGTCGCCAAAAGAGTGATCGCCTACATCCAAATCACTCCGCGGTCCTACCTGTTTGAGTTCGAGGCGGTGCTGGCCGCACTGAAGAAGCATTATCAGGTGGACGCTCGATCCTGATTCCTGAGCACAAAAAACCCCGGACGGTGAAAGCCATCCGGGGTTTTTATTGCTCATGCCTACTTTTTTAATGATCTCGCTGTAGCGAATTCGCCATTGCTTTTTTTTTGAAAGCGCCTACTCGGGTGCATCAAATTACATTTCATTTCCTAAATTCGAAACCTGAAAATCTGATCTTATGCGAACCACAGTCACTACACTACGATCCGCCCTCCTCATTGGTGCCGCCATCGCGTGTGTCGAGAGTATCCCAGCGATGGGCACTCTCGCTCCGCTGACCACTTTCGACTCTGACGGCTGGATCGCCCCGGGGGGCACCAACCCGTACGTCACCACCGGCAACTTCGAGCGGGGCATGGGCTGGAATCCAGTCACCAAGAATCTCGTCCTGCCAAGCCGCAGCGGTGGCAACTTTGTGGCGATTATCAACGGCACCACGGGCGCGGTCGTCAAGACACTCGATACGACTGGCGTGACGGGTGGCACTCTCCCGATGATGGGTGCAGGAGTATCCAATGACGGCCAAATTTTCGTGTCCAATCTTCAGTCTGGAGCGGTTGCCCTGAGCCCTTACAAGATCTACAAATGGTCCTCGGAGAACGACACGGCCGCCCCCACGACCGCCTTTTCACAGGTGAATCCAGCAGTGACGACGGGGGCGTGGCGTTTCGGCGACGCCTTCGCCGTCTACGGGTCGGGCACGAGCCTGCAGTTCGCCGCGGCCGGCGCCACGACGGGCACGTCGAACAGCCTGAATAACAACGGCAACTTCATGGTCGGGAAGCTGGACGGCTCCAACACCAACACGATTTACCGGGCCATCCCAAATACCCTGACGGCGAGTAACGATTATCGCCTCAGCCTCACCTTCGTCGATGCCGACACGATCATCGGAAACCAAGGCGCGAGCGCGAAGCTCACCGACTTCGTGCCCGCCACGACCCTGAGCAACACCGGTGCGACGATCAGTGCGGCGATCGGCTTGGGCGTTGCCGACCGACCTGTCGATTATACCTTGCTCAATGGTCGGGCTCTGCTGGCGACGGTGAACACGCAAAGCTCGTTGATCTCAATCTACGACATCACCGACCCCGCTGCCGCCACGCTCCTAGTGACCGGTTCCACAGTGAGTGGAGTGCTCACCGGAAACGCGAATGCGACGGGCGGGATCCATTGGGGCGAGGCGCTGAGCCCCACCTCGCAGGTGCTCTACGCGATGAGCACCAACCAGGGCATTCAAGCTATGGTCTTCACAACGGCACCCGAGCCGACTTCTTACTCCACATGGGCTTCTTCAAAGGGACTCACTGGCTCCCCTGGTTTTGAAAACGGCAAGTCCGATGATCCGGACAACGATGGCTACAACAACCTCACGGAATTTGCCCTTGATGGAGCCCCTCTCTCGGGCGCCAACGACGGCAAGGTCATCGGCAAGGTCGCCACGGTGAGCGGCAGCAAGGTCCTTACTCTGACCCTGCCAGTCCGCGCACAGGCTAACTTCCCCGCCGGCACCGGCGACCGGGTTTCTGACCCCATCGATGGCATTGTTTACCGCATCGAAGGTGACGTGAATCTCAGCACCTTCGCCGACACTATATCGGAGGTGACTCCAGCGCTTGACGCTGGTCTGCCTGTGCTTTCCACGGGTTGGACCTACCGCACCTTCCGCGCTCCCGGCACTATACCTACCGTGCCTCAGGCCTTCCTCCGCGTCAAGATCAGCGAAGCTCCCTGAGAGGCTTCCAAGATTTCTTTCTGTTCCGGTTACTTGCCTTCGGCACATGCGTAAATGGGGTCCTCGCGGATTCACATACGGCCAAAATAAAGCAACCCCCTTTTCCCCGCCCTCCGGTCCGACCCAATGGCTCTTTCAGGAGCCTCCCGCAGAAAGCAAATTCCTAGCAGCCCCTCGTATTGCGCCAATGATAAATGACACCGGAGGGGGTGAGTCGTTGCGCCAGGATTCATGACACCCGGCGCTTGGTTTGATTTTGGTTTTTCGGGGTGGTTTTGACAAGATTTTCCGCAGGGGCGGACGGAGTGGAGGCGCAGGGAGCGATAGCGACCGAAGCCGTAACGCAGTCCGCCCCTGCGGCGGCCCGCTGGGGGTGGGTCTCTCCAGCTCGCTCCATTTCCTCCTGACGGTCTTCTTCGATGCGCTCAACGATGGTGAAGATCCTTCCCAGTCGCGCTTCGATATCGGCTGCTAGGTCCATTGGGTCGAGGCCGCAGCGGGTGGCACGAAGTTGGACTTTGGTTTCTTCGCTGACTTTGGCGCAGGCCAGGAGCCGGTCGCAGGGCGTGGCGGGGGTGTCGTATTTCTTGCGAACTTTGCTGCCTGTCCTTTGCTTTTCAATGAGTTTCATCACGGGGGTGAAGTGGTTGCGAAGGGGGAGCCAGGCCTTTTCGTAGAGCTCGTTGACTTGTTCACGGAGCTCAAGATCGCCGAATCGCCCGTAACCTAACAATTGCCGGACGTGGGTGAAGTTCTTCTGCTCGACGTGGGCTTGGTCGTTCTTTTTGTAGGCTCGCGAACGGGTCCATTCGACGCTCCGCTTGCGCCGCAGGAGGTAGGCTTCAACCACTTCATTGAGGAATTCGCTGCCGTTGTCGCAGTCGAATCCGAGCATCGGAAAGGGCAGGCGTTTTTCAATCCGCTCAAGGCCTACGCGCACTTCACCGCCGCTGTTGCCCCAGAGCGCCGCTAACTCGGTCCATCCGCTGTGGAAGTCGGTGAGTGTCAGGCTCCAGAGGAACGCTCCGCTGCTGCTTCCTCCTCCATGCGAGACGGTGTCGGCTTCGAACCAACCCGGCTCGTCGAAGGCTTGCGGGCCGCAGCGGATCGGGACGAATTTCTTGATCCGGTTGCTGGCTCGGCCGGTTTTGCGTCCGAGGCGACCGCTACCCGCACTGCGATGAGGGGCGGTGATGCGATCCAAGGTGCGCGGGCTGTAGCTGAGGATTTTCTCATGGATGGTGGCTTCGAGTAAGCCGTGGCGGGCTTGGTAGCTGTCCATCCAGAGCGGCAGGGTTTGCTTCAGACGCGTGCCGCAAGGCTGCTCGCTGTGTTTCCAGATGGCCACAATCACGGACTGCTCCGCCGGGCCGTAACCGGGCTTCGATCCCCGCCTTTTGGCTTTATTGCCGTGGGTGACTTGCCGGTTGAGGGCTTTGATGGTGTGTTTGCGATCCCAACCAAGCGTGTCGCTGACCTCGTCGATCATCGCACCTCTCCCCGCTCGGTTCCTGCTTGGATAACGCTCCCGGCAGCTCTCCAGATACTCTTCTTTGCTCGTATGACTCATGATCCCAGATAGTGTTTTCATCTGGGTGTCATTCTTTCTGGCGCAACGACCGACTACAGCCGATTTCTCATCCCCTTCCCGGTGTCATTCTACTTGGCGCAATGCGGCCTATCCCGGAGGCATCTAATTTTTTTTGACAAATGCCTATTGACCACATAAACGATGCGCCGACCTTACGGGGATTAATGTAACAATCTAGTATCTGAAATTTGATCAAATGAAATCTAATATATCATCAGGAATGTCGACCTCATCTCTTTTTTGCGGTTCGGCGATTGGTAATGCGGTCTTCGCAATTATGGCATTCGGAGCATTCGCGTCTCCAGCCATGGGCGCGACCGTCGCGTTTGTCTCCCTCCCCACTGGTGTCACCACTGGGAGTTCATCGATCCAGTCCGGCACCACCTACACGACAAACCTCGGCTACGCCTTCAAGACCGGCCCGTCCGGGACGTTCGATATCGACTGGATGAAACTGGAATTGACGAGCAGCGCCGCTTCGGGATCAGGATCGTTCAAGATCTGGATCAATGGAACCGACAACGACACGGCCTATTCGGCGGTCGCCAGCAGCACCGTGCACGCGGCCGACACCGTCAGTTTCACGACGCCGGCAACGTCCAACACGCCCTTCACCTTGACGTTGGCCGCCGCTGATCTCCCGAACATCAGCGCCTACTCACTCCTTCCAAACACCGCGTATTCCCTCTTCGTGAATAGTGCCTCCGGTAGCGGCATCGCCCTGCGGCGGGTACAAGGATTGGCCAACGGAACCACCAACGACCAGTACGATGTGACCAACGGCTTCACGATGCTCGATACCTTCAGAAACAACACTCCCAACTACGCCAACAGTCAAGGGCCTCCTGTTTCCCATGCTGTCTTCGCGATTTCGTTTGGCGGTACTCCGGCAGCGGTCCCCGAGCCGTCTGCTATGGCTTTATTTTCCATCTTCGTCGGGGGCGGCCTTCTCCGTCGCCATCGCAGAAGTCGTTGATATCTTCGGTGTTCACAGCAACGGTGTCCAATTTTTGTCTCATAAGGTGGCATAAATCTTGTCGAGACGGGCTAGGGCTTGGGTCCAGGTGCGCGTGGTATCCAAATGATTTTTCAACCAGCGGATGAACTTCACGGTGCGCTGAGTGAGGCGCTGGATGGCCTTTTGGAGATCCGTCAGTCCGCCCAATCCCTTGCACTTCGAGTCCTCGTCCCGGTTGGCGAGGGTTTGCGCCTTGCGTTTGGTCTCCGCCTCGTTGCGGATTCCAGTCTCCCGGAAAATTTGTTCTTCCATGAGAGTCATCAGGTTGTGGGTTAGGCATAACAAGCGGGCCTGGCAGGTTTTCGCGTTCGCGGTGCTGGCCCAGGACTTGGTTTCGCCGAGTTTGTTTTTGAACTCGTCGAAGACCTTTTCAACATCCCAGCGGGACTTGTAGAGGAGGGCGACAATGCCAGGGAGAATGGCGGGCGGCAGGTTCGTTAGATAGGAGTAAGCAATTCCGGTTTCCGGATCTTGGTAGATGACCCGCCGCACGCTCACGCCGGCGTTGGTGGTGACCATCTCATCGAAAATTACGGGAGACAGAAATAATCAAATTTTTCTTGCAAACTTCGGCATGGGATTTGTGAAAGCTTGGAAATCAATACTTTGTAGATTTCAGAAAGTAGAAAGCATGCACCTGGTTGAAGGATAAAATTCCGTCACCCACGCGCCAAAAATCGCAGGCCAGAAACGCGCAAGCTATCAGACGCGTGCCCCCGTGGCACCAACCCACCGAGCAGGACAGCGCCCACGCGGCCACCCACCTAAAGATCCGCGCCACCGCCGAGCATCTGCTTCAAAACGAGGCACAAAGCATGCTCGCACAATGGAGCAAGCAAAAAACTGATTGTTTCTGTCTCCTGTAATTTCCGCGATGCGTGGGAACGGCTCGTGCGGTGGGTCGATTCATTGAAGGTCGTGCCCGACGACGGCATCGACGTGCGAGTCACGCCCTTGCGCACTTTGAGTTCACGCGTCGTCATTGCTTGCTGGCCTTCTCATAGATCTCCTCCACCCAGCCGCTCGGCGGTGAGAGCAGCCATTCGTTTTCGATGCGCCACACGTCGCCGTTCTGCGAAATCTTCGGCGGCATCGCCATCCATGTCCGGCTGCCGAAATCAATATTCGTGATCGAGTCGGGGGCGTCCGGGATGCTGGAATAGACCTTGCCGATGTCGTTGATCGCGTTCTTGGGAATCTGCTTCGCCGACCATGTGCGGGTGACGCGCGCGGTCATCACGGCGTAGGTCGAGGTGCCGAACATTGGGTTTTTCTCGCCAGGTTTGGCTTTGCCTTTGCCGCCGAGTCCGCCTTTGCCCTTGGCTTCCTTGGGCATGAACTCAGGGAACTTGAGCGGCCCACCCGGCTCCTCGTAATAGCCGCCGTAGGCCGCCTTGATTTCCTTGAGGTTCGGATGCGACTCAAGCGGCTCCTCGGAAAAATCAAAGCCGAGGTTCCATTGCTCGGTGTCTTCCGGGGCGGGTTCCTCGTCACCAGCGTATCCCTTGTAAGTCACGGTGACGATCCAGCCGTCGGTGCCGTCGTTGAGCGCCTGCCAGGTCCTCCCCTGTTCGACGAGCCCGTGAAACCGTGCATGCCCGACCGTGGTGACCTCCGCGATGCTCTTGGCATGATACGATACGGCGAATGACGAAATCATGTTTTCGTCCCTGCCGCCGCTCGCGCCTTCGAGGATGGTGTTCTCAGCCATGGCTTACGCGAAAACCGCCTCCCCCGGTGTCGTGGTGTTGCCCTTGTTTTTGGTGTTGTCGTGGATCTTCTTGAGCCAGTCGGTCTGCCGCTTGTTTTCCTCTAGCAGCCCTGCGTTCGCGCTGCGGCCGAAGAGCATGTTCATGGATTGCGCGAAGGAACCGAGCTGACCTGATCCACCCGCGATGACTGCCGGAGCCGTCGGCTTTTCCGCCGCTGCCGCCATGCCGATTTGCTTGCCCGTCTTCGCCGGAGGAATGGCCGCTTTTATGCGCTCCACGGTGTCGCCGAACTCGCGCTTCATGCCGGACGTGTCGATAGCTTCCGCGGTGTTGGCGAAAGTCTCACTGAAACGGGTCTTCACGTTCTCACCGGCCTCCGCCAGACGTTGGGCGATCTTCTGGGCGGCAGGTTCCAACAGATCACCCGCTTTCGAGAATCGCCCCGCCGCATCTTCATCGAGGATCGCCGCGCTTTCTTGAATCGTCTTCTGGATGTTGTTGAATGCATCCTCTTTGCCGAACAATTCGGCCAGCGGGCGCGCCACCTCGATGATTTCCGAGAATCCTTTTTGCAGGAAGCTGATGGCTGATAGGAAAATGCCGATGATGGCATTGCCCATTCCGCTCCAGAACTCGGGAGTCGTCAGGATTTGGAAATAAGTGACCGCCGTCTTGAAATACTCGACGATGTATTGGCCGGTGGCCGCGATGGTCGCCCGCAGCGTGGCCCACAGGAAATTCACGCTCTGCGCGAACGCCAGCTTGAGCGACGTCCAGACAAGGTTGAGTGCCTCGCCGCTGCGGAAAATCGCGACCAGGAACTGTCCGGCTTCTGCCAGCTTGGGCTTGGCCATCTCCACGAATTCAAGGAACTGCGGCGTGATGGATGCTAGCGCTGCCGCCAGTGGTTTGCCCACTTCCTCAAATCCCTGATTCAGCGCGGCCTTGATCTGGACGGACGCATCCGCAGTTGCGGCCGCCGTGCCGCCGACCTGCTTTTCGATGGCGGCGAGAACCAACGCCTGCGCCTCGTGCATCCGGTTGGATTCTGCCAGAGTCTTGATCTTCGCTTTCTCATCTTCGGTGAAGGTGATGCCCGAACGCCGCAAGGCAGCGAGGCCGTTGACCGGATCGTTGAGCGCCTTGCCAAGCTGGACGGCGTTCTGTTCGGCAGCGCCAAAACCCGCCGCCGCCATGTCCACGGCCGCCTGGGTGGCCCGATCAAAATTGCCGCCCAGCTCGTCGGCGGTATTGGCGAGTTCCTTGAAGGTGAGGAGCTTCGCCTGGGTCATTTGAATCGCATTGCCATCGACTCCGGTTTGCAACTCGATCTTATCCGCGAGGTTGTTGAGTCGCTCGGCCACCACGTCGGACTGGTCGCCGAACAGCCCCATCGACTTGGCGATGTTGCGGACGCGGGCGTCAGCGGAATTTGCCGCCTCACCCGACAGAATCAGCTTGTAGGTCAACGCTCCAATCGCAGCACCAGCGGCGGCCACAGCGGCGGCGACAACAGCCGTTCCCTTGGCGACCGATTTCATGGCGCTGCCCATCGAAGCGAAGCCCTTGGAAGCTCCCGACGACATGCCGGCCATCGAGTTTTTTAAGCCGCCGGTTTCCGACTTGGCACTCTTCAACGCGGACTGGAATCCAGCCGTGTTGAGTGTCAGCAGTGCGGTGAGCTTGGCCATCTGGCACTGGGTGACTTGTCAATCGAAGCCGGACTTAGTATGGACTGGAGTGCTAACAAGAAAGCTTGACTCGTTATTAGAAATTTATGGGAATCCTTTGCGCCGCATTGGATTGTCGGTAGCAGGGGGACGTTTTCGCAGTTGAAGGCGTCCTCCCTTTGATCCCGCTAGAAGTCAGCGCAGGCGAGCGCGTGAGCAGGTTCGGTGAGATTGGCCATCTGGCAACGATGGTCATGTCAATCGAAGCCGGACTTCCCCTTCACGTTGGCGAAGAAATAGAGCAGCCGTTTTTCAATGGAACGGGTCTGCACCCGGAGAGCTGCATTCACCCGCGCCCGCAGGCCATTGACCTTGGCGGCCCACTCGACGGCATTGGTGATCGACGCGCTGATCTCCCCGTCACTCACCTTGATGTCGGTGCTACCGGGCGCGGCGTGGCGAGACACCCACGCGGGCACTCGGATTTTCCCAACGCTCTGCGCCGCCGTGGCCCACGCCGATGCCAGATAGCCGACCCGCGCCTTCTTCGCCTTGATCAGCTCGGCAATCAGCGCCTTCGGTGCCTTGAGCTTGGTGCCGCCCTTGGCCACGCGCATGGTCCCGCTCTTCCGCCGAGACTTGAGAACCGAGCGCATTTGGGCGACCGAATCAACATCCGCCCGCTTCGGGTCAGACACCCCGCGGAACACGGCGCGGATGTCGCCGGTGATCGCCTGTTCACCCAGCTTCTTTGCCTTCACCCCGCGTGTGCTGCCCCGGCTCGGGGGCGTGAAGTCCAACAGGTGACGGATGAAGCCACGGATTTGTTCCTTCATGAAGGTCTCGCCGTCGCGCTTCGAATAATGGGCGAGCCGGTCGGCGGCCCGCTGGAACTCGTCGACATGCAGCTTGAATTTCACTTCGTCACCCATCGTCATCTTCGGCTTCGTCAATCATGCGGTCGATGAGTCCGATCAACGCGTCCGGTGCGAGTGCCTGCATCGTCTCTTCGGTGGGTGGTTCAAGCGTCCAGAGATTGGCTGCTTGGAGCGAGCAGTGGTAATACTGGAGGGCACGCGCCATCGGCAGCCGCCAGATGATGAATTCCTCGCTCCAACCGGTGTCCTTGGCGATGGTGAATACCGCGCTCGCCAGCCAGCCGGGATTCAGGACTTTCCCGGCGCATCGTCATTGCTCGACGGATACTTGCTTTCGACGCGGACGCTGGATGCGGCAAGCATCGCGTTGATCCGGTTGATTTCCGCCATCAACCCCGGGAGCATGTCGAAGGTGACGTTGAGGGAGAACTTGAGCACGCAACGATCCACGGTGTCGTCACGGACGGCGTCCGCGATGTCATCTTCATCCGCCGACTGCATCCATGCAAAGGCCATGATTTGCCGCTGCTCTTCCAAATCATCAAGGTCCAACGGCGGATCATCCTTGCCACGAGTGAACATGGTGAGCTTGAGCAGATAGGCCAGTTGCATCGAGCCCATGGTGTAGGGACGAAGCTTGAGGTTGCCGATCCGGCGTTCCCCACTGTCGATCATGCCAGTGGCCAGTTGTAATTCGCGGTCGTTCATGATGTCAGAATTCGGAAAGGATTTGCTCGCGGGTGGCCTTGCTCGCCTCGTCAGATCCGCTCGGCACGATGGCAATGCGCTTGCCTTTGCGGATCAGCAGCATCGGGCGCATCGTCTTCACCTTGTCGAGCAGCCGGTTGTGCTGGTCATTCATCGCCCGCAGATAGGCAATCGGGTGGTTGGCGTTGGCTTCGCACCAGTCGAGCGATTCATAGCGCTTGCGGAACTCGTCGAAGGTGATGCTTTCCGCGACCTCGATGGGCTCGAAGCTGAGTTTGGCCGCGCCGTCCATCAGCCAGGTGACGGTGCGTTTCGCGCCGTTGGGCGTCTGTTCGACCGTGTCGGAATAGGCGGCTTCGGTGGCGAACATGCCGCCGCTGGAGAGTGCCGCCGCGACCAATCGAGTGTTGCGGCTTTCGGTGGGTTTGGTGTCGTGATCGCGCACGACGCTGATGGTGGTTCCTTCTTTCATGGGGTGATCCTTTTTTGTTATGGTGCCGATGCTCCGGCCCCCGGGTGGTTGATTCCCGAGAGCTCGAACGAGTTGTAGTCCTCGTTGGTCTGGGAGTTTTTGACTGAGGTGATGATGGTGGTGCCACCCGTGATCTGCTCGGGCACGTAGGCGGCGGAGGATCCACCTAGCAGTGATTCGGCAGCGACGCCCCGACCCTTGACCGAGAAGCTGAATGACGGGTCGTAGCGGTTGCCCGTCTCGAACGCGCCATCGCTCTTCTTGATGATCTTGTGTTCGAGCTGTTTTTGCACGTCCACGCTCTCCACCAGGGCGGCGGTGACGCACTTGACTCCGATTTCGTTGAATGCTGCGGGCATGGGAATGATGAAAAGTTAGATGTCGTCGTAGGCGGTTGCCTGAATCTCGAAGGATGGGAAATCGTCGTTGCTTTCCGTCACCTTCACCGAAGTCACGAACGCCGCGCCCTTGGTGATCGCACCGGCGGCGACATCGCCAAAATTCACGGTGCCTTTGCCGGACAGCGTGATGCTGCGGGTGATCAGCTTTTTCGGCTTGGCCACCACGGTCAGACCGAGCGAGTCCCGCAGGGTAGCCACTTCGATGGAGGCGTCGGCAGACGATTCCTGGGCGTGGCCGGTGGCGGGTGCGAGTCCGTGCAGGTTGGTGACTCCGAAGGTGGCGGGCATGACTCTTACGGCGGGTTGTCAACCGGCGTCCAATCCACCCCGAGAATCCCCTCGATGGTGGTGAGCCAGCGGTCGTCGTCCGTCACGGCGGTGGCGTGGGCTTTCGTCCGGAATCCGCCGACCGTGAATCCACTCGCCGGAGGTAGCACACTTTCCATGATGCCCTTCACCGCATGGGCGAGTGCGGCGTGTTGGGTCCGGTTGTCGGTGGGTGACGAGACGAGAATCTTGACCGTCGCTCGATGCAGCGGGCCGACCACATTTTCAATCGAGTCTGCCAGCACGAGGATCGCATCGGATTCGGGCGGACGAATGTCGGAGGAGGTCCCGGTGAACACCTCGGGCGCGGAGACCAGTTGCGCGGAGGTAAACAGGCCGGCCAGGTAATCTTCGATGGCTTGGTTCATGGTGGTGGTTTTCAGCGGCGGGCCACGCGGTATTCGATGATGCCTGCGCCGGGCTTGCGGTTGATCTCGTCGATCTTGTAGCGGTCGCCGCCGATCAGGATCGTGTCGTTGTAGGCGGGCTGCGGAATTGGTAGATGGGCCACGAGCAACCTCACGGTGAGTGCGCCGTCCTGGGTGAATCCGCCTTCCTCAAGATCGACGGCAAGTCCGCTGGGCGAAACCATCGCCTGATAGTCTTTGCCGCCTATTGTTACAGGGACACCGGCATCGCGGAGGATTTCAACGAATGCCTCAGCAGCGGCGGCTTGGAGCGAGTTCATGCCCGGCACGAGGTGTCAATCGACTGAAACAAAACACCCCCTCCGGTTTCCCGGAGAGGGCGTTCCCATGAACCGCATTACCCAGAAAAATCAGACCGGACGGACGATGCGCTCGATGACCGGTTTGTTGCCCGTGGCGAAGCCGTACATGAGCGTGAAACTCACTTCCTGCTTGCCGAGGCGGCCGTCGTAGCGGTCACGCACTTGGATGGATAGCCCTGTGCGCGGGTCAGTGACGACGCGGATCACGGTGTCGCCGGTGTTGGTCGGGACATCCGGCACGCGGGCGGCCATGATGAGTCCCTCGCGGATGCCTGCGAATCCCACCAGGCGCTCGCCGTTTTCCGGGAGGGCCGAGTATTCGATCACGGTGAAGCCGTTCACGTCGGGCAGCAATCCGGTGACTACCACGTTACCTGCCGCAGGAGTGATGAACGCCTTGTAGAGCGCCTCGTCCTTTTGCAGGGAGTTGTAGTAGTCCGAGTTGACGAACATGAAGCGGCCCATGTCTGGGATGAATCGCTTATTGAGCTTGGTGCTGATGTCCACCACGGAGTTACGCCCGAAGGATGCTGCGGCCACGCTGGTGTTGTTCGTGAAGTTGGCGTTGATGATGAGTGCCATGAGGTCATCACTCACCTTGCGACCAAGCGCGTAGGCCACCTTGTCGGCGTAGCGTTGGTTGAGGTCAATCTCACTGGTCGAGCGTTCCACGTCGGTGATGGCATAACCCGCGTAGGCGTGCTTGTTGATCTTCACGCTCACGTCGACCTGTGCTTGGTCGTCGGGCACGTATCCGGTAGCAGGAACGAAGTCCTTGGCCACGGTGGGAGTGACGATGTGGGTGACGATGTCCTGGTTGAACTTCACGCTCGCCGAGGAAAAGTCGGTGGCGATTTGTCCAAGGAGCGGGAATCGGGCCAGCAGCGTGTTGAGCGCGGTCTGGGCGATGATGGCGGAATTAACCGTGGCGTGTGAGTTGGGCATGGCAGGTTAGCGGGTGAAATGTTTGGCGAGGTGTTGTTGATAGAAGGCGGCAGCTTCCACGGGTTTGTGGTCAGTGACGAGCTGCTCGTATTGGGCGACGAGTTCGTTCAGGGAGCTCGCTTGAGGGGCTTGTTGGGAGTCGCCAGCCGGGGTGATGCGGGCGGGCAGCGTGGTGCCGGTGGAGGCGACGACACGGGCGACTTCGAGTTGCAGTCTGCGGTCGAAATCCGACTGAGATGCTTGGAGTGCGGTGATGCGCGAGTGCAAGGTGGCGGATTCCTGAATGGATGAATCACGCTCGGTGGTGAGCGATTCGAGCTGAGCCGTAAGAGTTTCCACTTCACCACGCAGGGCATCGAGCGCCGTGGAGTTTTCAGTGAGGAGTTCGGTTTGTGCCTGATAATCCCGCGTAAGGTCATCGACCTGCGTGCGGGCTTCGAGGAGTTGGTCTTCGAGTGCGGTAGTCATCGCACGTGTTCCCATGTCAACCGCTGCGTGATAGACCTTGAGGCGGCGCATTGCTTCGGCGCGGTCTTGGACCATGCCTGCGAGGTTGTGGCGCTGGGCTTGGCGTCCGCTGAAAGTCTGGCCTTCCATGGCCTCAGCAGGAATGGCGCGCCCTTTTGCCAACACGGCGGCGTGAAATTCCCCGGCAATTTCTGCCAGGTTCGATTGGATCAACTCGCGTTGGTCGTCGGTCAGCGGAGTGCCTGGAGCGCCCATCGCCTTGTATTTGCCGACAGAAAAAACCTCCACCTTGATGCCTGCGGCATTGATGGCTGCCGAACGATCGACCACCGCTTGCACGACACCGATGGACCCGACTTGAGCGGAGGGCGTGGCGTAAATGGCACGCGCTTGGCTGGCAATCCAGTAAGCGGCGGACGCCATCAGGCCGGATGAGAAGGCATAGACTGGCTTCTTCTTATCGAGGGCGGACACGGCAGCGGCTATCTCGGGAGTGCCGGCCACGGTTCCACCTGGAGAATCGATGTCCAAAAACACCGCTTTGATGTCGGGACGCGAAGCGGCTTCTTGAATCGCAGCTCCGATTTCCTCGGAGTCGGTCGCGCCCATCAGCACCCGGGCGAAGATGTCGGGCTTGCGGATGATGGGGCCGCTGATTGATACCGTGGCCACTCCATCTTCAACGGATAGCAGAGAGCTGGATGCTGGGTCACGGACGACTGGATTGCCGAGCGCACGGAAAGAATCCGCCGCAGCGATCATCGACCGAAGTGCATCAGGCTGAATCAGCCATTCAAGGTTTTGCAGGAGGAGCGAGTTCACGCTCGGGCATAGGTGTCAACGGGGAGCCGTTACACAAAAAAGGCGGACCCGAAGATCCGCCTTGAAATGCAATGCGAGTTGGAATGAACGATCAACGTTTCCGGCGAATCAACATCATGCCGCCTGCGAGCATCGACAGGAGCATCGATGTGGGTTCAGGGACACTGGCGAGACGGAACCCAAAGCTGGAGAACTCATACGTGGGGACGTCGCCGTAGCCGCCGCCGTTCGAGGAGTGCAATGGGCCGGAGCCGCCGAGGTTGACCCAAGCGCCCCCGCGAAACCCGCGAGACGAGTCGGACACAGCGTCAATCCATTCCCAGACGTTTCCTCCTTGGTCATAGGTTCTATAAGAACTTGCATCTCCGCTGTAGGTGCCTACGTCTGTTGAAGAGCCTACGGACAAATTGTAATTTGCATCTGCCGTGGTGATCGTATTTTGACCGTTCGGGTAGAGCGAGTAGGATGTAGTTGTCGCACTGTAATACGCTGCCTTATACCACTCATTCTCGTTTGGAATGTAAACTTGAGCCCCGATATTTGCTGTAATAATACCGCTAATCGCACCGTTGAGGGTGTAGGCTCCCGTCTCGGTGCTGCCATCCCCTTGGCTGTTGATCATCCAGTTGGCGAAGCGCGCCGCATCAAACCACGAGACGTAAACCACCGGGCGATTGGCCAAGGCACTGGTCACGCTGTAAGTGTAGCTACCGGAGCTGCCGCTTTGAGTGATGCCATAGCTCGACATGCTGGAGTTGTAGAGTCCGTAGCTGTCGGTCTTAGCGGCGGCATTGAGGAACGCGCCATACTGGGTGTTGGTCACCTCGTATTTGCCAATCTGGTAAGCGTAACCGACTGCGCCGTAGCCTGTAAGTGGGTCTGCCGCGTTTCCGGCATTGCCGACGCTGACGTAATCGATGCTCACCGTGGCAAGAGCCGGAGTGATGAGAGGAACGCTGGCCAGTAATGTCAGTCCGATGGGGAAAAAACGGGAATGTTTCATAAATTCTTCAAAATCAATCCCCTTCTAGCCGTTCCGTCTCAAGAGGCAACCACAATTCCCAATTTTCAAAATTATTTCACAGCGGTTTCAGGGACCTTCGCAAGGCTGCTTTGCTGTGTTAACGCAGCACCCGATGGCTTCCAGAGCATCTCGACCGGCACGCCGTGTTTTGCCGCCGTCTCAAGAATGAGCTTGGCATCGCTGGCCCGGCGCTCGATTTCCTCGCCGAAGTCAGCACCGAGTTCCTGGAAGTGGTCGGATAGCGTCTTGAGTCCCATTTCCACGTCCGCACGGTTCTGCTGGGCTTCCCGTCCGGCGTCCACGGTCACACGCTTGGGCGGCACGGAGGAGATTTTCCACCAGCCTTCGATGGGCGGCAGGAGTCCGCGGTTGATCGCGTCACCAATGACGTAGGTCCACACCGGCCGGATCAGGCGGCGTTCCAGGATCATCTGGCGGAAGGAGAACCGCCTATCGGCTTTGGCGACGATCAAGCGCACGCCTGCCCCGCCGATCTTGCTGGAATCCGCCGCGAATTCGAACGGGATCACTCCAAGAGCCGAGTCGCGCCGTAGATGCTCCAGGAATCCGGTGAAGGTGGGAGACGGGCGGTTGGATTGGAAGCTCTCGATGGATTCGTCGGGTTTAAGCGCAACCAGCTTGCCGCCCACGATCTTCTGGAGCGTGATTGGATCGCTTGGATCATTGCCACCTGCTGCGCCACCGACCACGAAATCGCCATTGTCATCAAGTTCGCCACGGGCGGTTTTGAGCACGCGAGAAATATCGGCGTTGTCCTTCACCGCATGTTTTTCCAGCGCCAACAGCTCGATCTCATCGAGGACGTGGTTGATCGAATGCTGGATCGTCGGATGCGAGCGCACGCCACCCGCCCATTCCGGCTCGTGGATGTGGAGTATTGAGGCGGATGATAGATCGCGGGAACTGCCATTATCTTCCAAGGCGCGGTAAAAGATCGGTGCGCCCCAAGCATCGAGACCGACGCCATCGAGAGTTTCCCTGGAGCCGAACTGGTCGCCGATCCGGTGGGATTCGATTAACTGGATGCGTGGTTCTCCCTCGGCGTCGTGGGTTTTGTGGACGAAGTATTCGCCGTCGATGTCGATGCCCCGGCAGACGAGCGCCTGGCATTCCTCGAAGGAAAATCGGCGAGTCACCTCGCAGCGGGCCGACCACAGGGCGAAGTAGGCTTCGGCGGCGCGGTTCCAGTCTGGACCGGCCGACTGGGCCTGCACGCGGATGCCGTCGCCGGTCGAGTAGATGGCCATGTTGGCGACCAGTTCGCGGACGAAGCCCGAGTTCTTGTGGAGGTAGCGCGACTTGCGGACGAGTTCCGAGCGCACCCCTGGCGTGAGTTCGTGCCGAGCGTCCGTGGGTGCAAACCCCGGAACCAATCCACGGCGAGACGACCAGTTGGCAGACTCGAAGGGTGATCCCCATGCCTTGGGGACGAGAACCGGCGGCAGCCATTTGAGGGCGAAGGATTTGAGCGGATTCATTTCGGCAGGTATCCGGAGACTTGCGACACGGCGACGGTGCGAGGTTTGCCGTAAGTGGCTGGGTCGAGAATCCGCAGCGCGTGGGCGCATTCCTCAAGCACCTGATCGATGGGCATGGTGAACTGCTTGGTGGCAGAGCTGCCCGCCTCGTTCCAGGTCATGAGAGTCTTGCCCTCGATGAGAAATTCCTTCGCCCGCGACTGGATGGCGAGCACCTCGGAAATCGTGAAGCCGGTGATGAAGAGTCCGCGTGCCATGACTTATTTGCCTTTCCAGGTGGCATTGCGCCCCCGCGTGTCGATGTGGACGAAGCCGGACGATGGGTAGATGCCGAGACCGCCGGTGAACTTGTCGGCCTTGCGCCATTCGAGCAGCCGGTCATAGACACGCTGTGGGCTGATGCCGTCGAATGCGATGTCGAGAGCGGTGAACTCAAGATGCTGACTGGATGATACTCCCCCGATCGCCTTGTTGTAGTCGGGCGATCGGTAGGAGCTCAGAATACGGCATGACTTGCCGAACGAGTCACGAAGCTCGTCCACGATGCGAAGTGCGGGCACGATGTTCTTCCAGATGCGGCGTGGAGGCAGGCTGTTCTTCACACCCTTACGCTCGCGGGCAAAGTAGCTGGTGAACTCAGCCGCACCGAAGTTACGAAATCTTTGGGCGGCAAACCAATCGATGAAAGTGTTCATGGCTTACTTGGAGGTGCGGGGTTCGACGACGATTTCAAAGCGACCGTCCGGATGAACCCGGATGCGTCCGTCCTTGCCGATGAATTCCCCGGTGACAGCGGGCGGCGTGGCGCATGAGGCGAGAAACGGGACGGTCAGAACACCCATCGCCAAACAGAACAGTCCAACCTTGAAGGACTGGTTTGGCTTGCCGTCGTCAAACAGGTCGCCGAGCACGACCACCAGTTCTTTCACGGCGAGCGCGGCGGGACCGGCGGCAAGCAGGTATTTTGCCATCGTCGGATCGAAGAGCTGGGCGATACCCGCCAGATCCAGTGCGGCGAGCGTGGACATGCCAGAACCAAGGAACGTGAGGAAGCGGAGGATGGTGACGGTCTTCATGCACCCTCGTCCGGAGTGTCAACCGGGGCGGCGGCAATGGATTCCCGGCCGACGATCTTGAGCATGGTCGCCGCTGTCGCCTGCATGGACTCACAGTCAAAAAAGTGATTCGGTCGCGAGCCGATCTGCTTCCACATCCAGTGACCCTTTTCCTTGATCCGCTGCTCGCTTTCGAGCTGCGCAAGGTAGTCGTCGTCGATGTCGTCAGGGACCTCCCAGGTCGGTCCTTGGGCGGGATCTTGGTTGCGGCGCAAGCGGGCGAGCGTGTCTTTGATGTTGAGGTTGCTCCAGTAGTGGACGTGGCAGGACTGGCGATGCGAAAGCACGACCTTGCGCCGGGGCGAGTAGAACCGTTGGACGGTTTTGCTATCGCGCCCCTTGTGTGCATAGACCGGGCGGCGGTCGCCGATGAGTGCTACCCATCCGCGCTTGGCGCACTCACGATAGACGTCGTAGGTCGCGTAGCCGGCATCGAGGAACACGAGGCTTGGGTGAACATCAAAGCGTTCCTGTAACACGTCGATGTCGGTGAAGGTTAGAATCCGTTCGTTCCACATCAGACGACTCGATCCCTCCGCCGACCATGAGCGCACCACGGCGAACAGGTGATCCATCTGGCAGTCCACTGTGATGAAGCGCAGCGGGATGAGGCCGTTGCGCTCGGGCAGCGGGGCGGCAATCACACGTCCGCTCTTCGGCTCAATCGCGCCTTCCTCTTCCCACGTCTCGCCGCGCTTGTAGCCGGATTTGACGATCTCCAACTTGTAGTCTTCAACATACTCGCGCCATGGCAGACCAAGTCGCTTCTGGTAGAATTGTTGGAGCAGTGAAACATCACCCTTACGCGCCGACGCCTTGGCCCGCAGGTAGAGTTCCGCGAGCTGCCCCCAGCTCATCGCGCACAGCGCGTTCCAGTGGAAGCCGACGTTTTCCTTCGAGGCTTTCGGATTCTTGGCGACGAACGCCCCGGTCGCATTGAGTTCACGCCGTGTCCGCTCGCCGTCGTTGAAGTAGTGGTTGCACGACTCACAGCGCATTGCAGTGGTGCGCCGGACTTCGTCGAAATCCCATTCACCGAATTCATCCCTGGCCGACTTGCTCCACTCGACGCATTCCCATTTGAACGGCTGCCGGTGATGGCACTCGGGACAGGCAAACGTCCACTCGCGCTGGTCAGTGGATTCGAACTTCCTATGGGTGTCATCGTCCTCCTCCCCGCCCTGACTCATGAAGATGCACTTCCCGAGCCAACCAAAGGCGGTCACGCGTGCCTCGGCTTCCGCCATGTGACCGACCGGCCAGCGCCACGTCTCGTCCCCGATCAACCAGCGGATCGAACGTCGCTGGAGGTTGGTCTTATTGTGCGCCCCGAGAATCCAGAGCGTCATGCCGTTGTTGAACTGGATCGTGTTGTTCTTGCGCTTGTGGCGGTGGATGCCGGTCGGCATGAGCCGTCTCACAGGCTCGCATTGGTCGAAGAGCTTCTGCAGGCGCGACTCGGAATAATCGCGGGCGTCCTCGTCGGTTTGGTCAAGCCAGAGGGCTGGCCCCGGCAGGTTGGCGATGATGTAACAAATCGTCAGCTCGGGCGCGGTGGTTTTGGATGACTGGACCGACGCGATGATCGAGACGAGCCGGATGCGCGGATCAACCAGCGATTCCATCACTTCACGAATCCAAGGCGAATTGTCCGAACGGAAGCGTCCCGGGTTGGGCGAGTAGGGAATTCCCTCGATGTGGTCCTCGCACCATTGCCAGGCGGGCCGACGGTCGGGCGGTTGCCATGCTTCGCGCCAGATGTCGTGCAGCACTTTCATGATTCGTGGAGGCAAAGAAGAACCTCATCAATCGCCTGTCGGCATTCCCGCTGAATGCCGGTAGCGTCGAGACCCGATAGAATCGGAGGAAGTTCGTTTTCGAACTTGGCCCGCAGGATGGAAGTCGCTCGGGCGACATGGCCGATCCACTCGCTCTTCACCTGATGGATTGGAACGTATTCGCCCCTTTTCACGGCGATGCGAAGCTCACGCTCCTCGACTTCGGCGAGCAACTTGCGCGCTTTGAGAGCCTCCTCGTTGCCGACCGGCACCTTGCCTGCCTTGAGTCCCCGCAGGCGAACGAACTCGCGCCAGTCGGCCACCGGCCACAAGCCATTGGACAGCGGCTTGGGCGCGCCATCGAGTTTCTGCCAAGTGGTGAGCGTGCGGCGGGTCACGCCTAACACAGCAGCAAGCTCGACGAGCGTCTTTGCATAGGCGAGTGATTCCTCGCTGCCGGCCGCCCGTGATTCAATGCGCGCCCGCTCGGCCACGGTGAGCGGTTTTCCCGCCGCAACTTTGCGGATTAGATTCTGCAGATCAGCCTGAAGGATCTTCTCGGCCGCCTCGGTTGAGATTCCGTCTGTAGGATTCGATTTCAAAGTAGCAGACGCAGCTGTGGCTCAGTGATCTTTTTGTTTTTGCTCAGATTGGCTCAAGGTTTCACCGCCACCCATCCGGCGAAATTCAGATGCCGCCAGAAGCAATCGACCGAAGTGAAGCCTTCTTCACGAAGTAACTCCTCGTTCCAGCGTGCGGTAACCGGGACCAGCACGCCTTCCAGCGACAGCCGCTTGCGGTCGATCTGACTGTCGGAATACCCATTCTCCCGCTTGATGTTGAGGAACAGGTTCACGAACGCCTCATCGAGTTTGGCAGTCGCGCCGAGAATCTTTTCCACGAGGATGAAGGCACCGCCTGGAGCCAGTGATTCGAACACGCGGCGGATGATTTGCTGGCGGTATTCGATAGGCGTGAACTGGAGCGTGAGCACCGAGAGCACGAGGCTGGATGTCACACCAGGGAACTCGTGGCGCAGGTCGGCAGACTGGATGCTGACGCGATTCCCGTGCGGGTGGTAGGAGAAGTTCTGACGTGCCGCCTCGATCATCGGCTCGCTGATTTCCATGCCGACGTAATCGTTGGCCGCGCCGAAGCTCGAAACGAAAGGCAGGAGCGCCTGTCCGCGGGAACATCCCATGTCGATGATGGCGGTGCCGGGTTGCACGAAGCGCCGGCCCACCTCGAAGGTCACCATCCGCATCGCGTTGTATTGGGGGATGCTCCGCTGGAGCATGTCATCGAACACGGCAGTCACTTCCTGATCGAACTGCCAGGCTCCGCGGGGAACGACTTCATCACGTTGGGCTTCACTCATGCCCGCGTGGCGGATGTCAACGCGGCAGGCGTTTGACGATCCGCGTGCCTTCGGTCAGGCAGGTCCCTTCAGGCGTCACCCAGAAGCACGGGATGGAGAACTTCGCATACATCTCGCGAGTCCGTGGGTTGCTCTCAATCGCGAGGTAGCGGGCATCATCGCCATGAATTGGAAACACGTCCTTCTTGAGCAGGTGCTCCTTGATCGCCGGGGGATTCCACCAACCCTTCGGCGCGAAGCACGCATCCTGGGGACGCCAGCCGGTTTGCTCCTCGATGCGGTCGAGCGTCCTGATAGTCCAGGTCTCCGGGCGGGCGGTGATGAGCACGACCGTATGCGGGCGGACCAGCTCAACCAGCCACTGCCGGTATTGCTCGTTTTCCAATCGCTTATCCATGCGGACGGGCGTGGTGCCGCGTGCCGGATTATTGGAAACCAGCGTGTAGTTGAGGTCTAGCAGGATGATCATAGGGTAGTCTGAAGACGTTGCGAGAAAGAGTCCATGGCGCATTTCGCGAGATCCATGCGGGTGCCGTCTGGATAGGGCAGGTTGAACTCAAACTCGATGGCGGCACGAAGGCGGGCGGGATCAACTGGCAGGGCTGACGCGCAGGCCGCGTTGATGTTGTTGGAAAAGTCATCCACCTTTACCGAGCGGAAGAATGGACCGAACAGGGAGTGGAACTCGGATTCGGTGTGATACTTCTGAACCTTGGGTTTGTCCTGAAAGTCACCGATGCGAATCCCGGGTTCGTAGTCGAGGCGGAACGCGATGTTGCCCGCGTTGCTTTCGTTCATGAACGCCTTGCCGTTGACCTGCCGCCAGCCGGATTCCCCTGCCGATGATGCGCAGGCATAGACCTTGGTGAAGGGCTTGCACAATGCGGCGCAGAGGCAGGCGATGTGCTCGCGGTCTTCACGGAACGGCACGGAATTCAGCACACTTGCAATGAAGATGCTGGTCCATTCCTTGCCCGCCGCCACTTCTGCGAGAAAGGTGCGGGCCAGTTCCACGCTCTCCGCCTTGTTGATGCCCCCTGGTCCGAGGCGATAGGGTTCGAACGGCGTGCAGTCGATTCCGGCCTGGCGAAGGAGAAAGGTTTCGGTCAGGTGGCCGGCACCAAAGTCGAGGATCGTCGTGCCGTGCTCCTTGGTCCAGCGGGTGCGGTCAGATGCCTTGCCAATGTCGAAATCCTTGCATGGCTTCGCGCCGTGGGTGGCGAAGACGAAGCCGTTGCCAAGCTCGCGCCTCACGCGGCGTGCGCGGCGGAACGAGTTGAAGCGCAGCATGTCGGCATAGCGCGTGTGGATGTCGAAATCCATCGAGAGCAGGTTCATCATCGCCCGGGCAAACTCCGCTTCTTCGTCGGTGACGAAAACCACGGGAGCGAACGCGACTCCCTTTTCCGCGAGCATTTCCAAACGACCGATGCCGTTGATGACGGTCAGATCCTCGCGGCAGACGATGGGCATGAGGATGCCGTGGCGATGCAGCGTGCGGGCAAGGTTGCGAGCATACTGGATCCAGCGACCGGAGTTCACCCGGCAGAGATCCTTCACGGCGACTTCCGCGGGCTTGAGGCAGCGCAGGAAGGCATCGCTGCCGACTTCCTTGTCCGGGATCAGCGCGGCGAGCGCCTGGATGTCGAGCGATTGCAGTTCGCTCGTGACCCGACCGGGCGTGCTATTGAAATCGAAATCGTTGGTCGCCCGGTTGAACACGATGTTGAGCGCCTTGCGCTGGTCGAGATCGAGCGCCTTGGTCCGGGAAACAGGAACGTGCGTGGCCCCCATGCGCGAGGCGACGAGGTGGCGCTGGTGACCGGAGAGGATTTCTCCGTCCGAGTCGGCGAAGATCGGGGCGATGAAGCCGAGCTTGCGCAGCGACAGCTCGATCAGGTCGAGACGTTCAGGAACCGCCGACCTTGGATTGTAGGTGCTTGGGCGGATAGCCTCTATGGATTCAAGGGTGATGTTCATAGTCCGAGGCGGTTGCGGATTTCGTTGAGCACGCTTTCCTTGTCGAAACCGGCGTCCTGTTTCACGCGGTCGCACCACGCGATGAAGTCTTCCTGAGTGATGCGGAAGCGATAGAGACCGACCGCGACCGTGACGTCGCTCTTGTCGAGTTCCTTGTCGTGACGGTCGTCGTCATCCTCGTCATCGTCATTCCCACCCGGATTGAGCAGGCCCTCGATGTCGGCGGGCTCGAAGCCCGCAAGGATCGTGTCAAAGTCGATGGACTTCCACTCGCTGGCGATTTTTTCGAGTTCGTTGAGATCGACCGAGGAAAGTTCAGCCAGCCGGTTGTCAGCGACCAGCACGGCGAGTTCATCGTTCTCGCTTGCGAAATCCTGATAGTCCACCGGCACCACCTCGACGCCGAGCTGTTTGGCGGCCATCAGGCGGCCGTGGCCAGAAACAATTAAGCCACTCTGCCGAGACACGGTCACACATTGCCTCCATCCGAAGTAGCGGATGTTCTTGGCGAGCAGTTCGATTTGCCGCTGCGGGTGGGTGTTGGGATTGCGCGGGTTGGGCTTCAACTCACCGACCGGAACGAGCTTGTCGAAGGAGCACCAGACTTCGATACCATTGGCGAGAGTGCGGGCTTTGGGAGAATCATCGGTCATCGCCGTGGATGCGGCTGTCAACAGTCGCTTGCATCCAGCCAGGATTCCAGATCGGCGAGCGCTGCCCGGACACATCCGCCAGAGCCCACCGCGATCCGCAGTGAGGTGGCTTCATCGACCGGCCAGTGGCGGCGGAGCATGGTGGCAATGTCCTCGGTGGATGGGGCGGCGAGCTTGATCGACTGGAAGCGCGTCTGGAACCGCTCGGTGAGAAGGTCAAGTTGCAGGTTGCTGGTTCCGATGATGGCCCGTCCTGCCGGAAGGCGGTCAAGGTAGCTCAGGAGCAGATCCTGTGCATCCCGCGTGCAGCGGTCCATTTCGTTGATGATCTTCACTGAATAGACCCCGAACAGAGAGCAGGCACCCAGCGTGCCCATCCATTGTTTCACGGTCTCGACGGTGACGAGCTTGCCGTTGAATTCCTCGACGGCGAAACGCGTGCCGGATAGAGCGTCGGCCACCATGTCCGCGATGCTAGTCTTGCCGACACCGGGTGGGCCGTAGAGCAGGATTTTCACCGGGACATCCGGATGGTCATGGAGTTTTTGCGCCTTGGTGACGAGTCGGCGGGCAACGGTGGCCGCGGGGCCGCAGAGGTCATCGGGTCCGGTAGGTCGCCACGCCAGCGGCGGGCTTGTGGGGCTTGGTGACGGGGTTGGGAGAATCTTCAAGGATCGTGACATGGGGATCTGTGTTGGAGTGGGTGATGGCCCGGGCGACAGCCTCCGCGCCCTTGCGGTAGAGGGTGACGGCGAGCAGTTCGCCATTCACCCACACCGACCAGTAGCGCGTGGCGTAGCCATCGGGTTTGCGGTATTTTTCGACTGCGACCTTCATCAGAAGTTGTAGTCGTGGAACTGGCGACGGCCGGGAATGACCGGCTCGCCGTTGGTGGTTCGGAACCAACCATCCTTGCGGCGACTGGCGCGATGAACGGCCCCTTCGGGATTGGGCGAGTATTGGTAGGTCTGCTCGGTGTTGTTCACGCAGTGGCCGGCAAATCCGCCAGGGATAAACTCGGGCTTCCAGTCGTCGAGAACGGCGGTATCCTCCTGCATCCAGACTGTCTTGCCGCTGGGGCTGACGCGGATCACGGTGCAGGCGGTCCGGTCAGAGTAGTGGCAGACGGTCGCCCCGTCGCCGACGGTTGGTGTCCAGTCGGGGGCGCTCATCGGCTCCAGCCCTCCCTGCGGATGCGGGTTTTGAGCGTGTTGGGTGAAAGGCCGAAGTGCTCGGCGGTCTGTTTTACGCTGCGGCATTCAAGCCAGTAGGCTTTCACCTGTGACCAGTGGTCGTCACCATGGCCGGGATTGCCGACCTTCTTGGCTGGCGTTGGTGGCGTGGCTTCTACTGGCGTTGGTTCGGGCTCAGCCGCGTCGGCGAACGCGTCGTAACGTCCCGGGCTGGCCTCGGGGTCTGGTCTGGTGAGCGGCACGATATTCATGGCTGGCGTGGCGTTGCTGCTCTCGGCGAGGATTTCCGCGACGATCTCTCGGATCAGTGGCACGGGGATTTCGGTGATGGTGAAAACCAGTCCGTTGAGCGTCTTGCGCCCGATGGACTGCTTGAGAAACTTCAATGCCTCACCTCGGGTGCGACCCTGGTAGCGGCCTTCGAAGACGTTGGTTTCCTTGTCGTCGCAGACGATCCAATACAGTTTATTCATGATGGTGTTAGTTCAATGGTTGGGGTTGATGACGTTGCCGTCGGTGTCGATCCGGACGCTGAACACCAGCAGTCCGAATTTGGTTGGCTTGGCGAAGTCGGCGCGGAACTCGCGGGCATGAATGCCGGCCATCAGATCGACCGGCAGGATGCGCCGGACGGTGAAGCCGTTGTGTTCAAGACTGCGGATGCTTTGCTGCATCGCCTTGGTGGGGTATCTGTTGGTGATGGATGCTGTTGTCATAGCATCCCTCATCTGCCCGTCCGATCGGGTGCGTCCATGTCTAATTGCGTCTTTCTGTTGGAGAACTTTCATGACGGAAGTGGGCGGTTGATTTGGATGGTGCGGCCTTTGGTTTCACCTGCGGTGTAACTGCCCGAATGCAGGCGGCGCGACCGGGTGTTGCGGTTGCGGAGCTTGCCGTAGTTCTCCTCGACGTAGCGGGTGATCACCGCCTGCTGGTCCACGACGACCAGTCCGTAGGTTTGCCGCTGTTCGGTGGCGTAGGATTCCTCGGCCCGTTGCTTGGCTGCTTTCAATTCAGCATTGAGCCCGTCACGCAGGCCCCGGTAGTAGGATGCCTTGTCGGGATTGGCGTGGGTCTTCTTGAACTCGTTCCAACAGCGGAAGAAGGTTTGCCGCAGGTAGTTGAAGGCGAAGATGGCGAAGTCGATATCGGCGGCGGCACCGATGATGTCCACCGGCGTTCCATTGCCGCTCGGCATCAGGATCGTCTTCACGTTGAAGTGCGACTGGAGCAGCGACAGAATCATGATGTCCGCCGGGTTAAGCGTCTTCGGCAGATCGACCTTGCCCTTGTTGACGGTGAAGCCGGTGCCGCCCGACTCGCCGCGTTCCATGCGGAGCAGTGCCGAGTCGATGTTATGGCGGGTCATCAATTCCTGCGCCTTGGCCAGCGCCACTTTCGCTTCGTTCTCGGTGGAACCACGGGAGCGGTCAGCCAGGCGCAGGAGCTTGCGGATTTTTTCGAGGATTTCGGATTCGGATTTCATGGGATCTCAGGGGTTGGGGTTAGATGTCCTCGTCGGGCAGGCCTGCGGTGATGACATCCACCGGGATGTGGGTGGAGCCGTGTGTATCGCAGAGATCGGCGTAGCGGATCTTCGCGGCCTTGAGTTCGGCGCGGGCGGTGTCGAGGTCGTCCCAGCTTTCGAGGAAAACGCGGCGCGGGCGACCGACGAGAACCGAGCTGCGTCCGTAGGTCGAGTGACCGTAGAGCGTCGGGTTGTTTGTGCGGTAGGTTTCGCCGCGTCCGAATTCGAGAGTCAGGCGGCGGTGCTGTTTGATGTATTCGATGTCCATGGTGGTGTGTTTCTTCCAACGTCCCTCATCTGCCAGTCTGACAACTTGAGTCCATGTCATTTTTCGTCTTTCTGTCGGACCTAACGCCGGAACGAAAGACCCTCGATTGGCATATCTCTTGACCCCCACGATGCGTGCCAATTCCAAGGCATTCGGAGCGATTCAACTTCTGTCTTTTTTCCTCTAACTCCACTTAGCCATGGACGTGAGGTGGCACTCTGGCAGATATTAACCATGACAACGCCAACCATGTCCCGCCGCTTCGGAGTTGAGATTGAATTCCTCTCCACCATCACACGAGAACAGGCCGTGATGAGTCTGAGAGCCGCAGGCATCCGGGTTGAATCTTCCTACTACACCCACGACACCACTCCCTATTGGAAGATCGTCGTGGATGGCTCCTGCGGTTATGAACTGGTCAGCCCAGTCCTCGAAGGCGAGGCCGGACTTGAGGAAGTTAGAATCGCCGCCGCCGCACTGGAAGCCGCCGGAGCCACGGTCGACAAGCGGTGCGGACTCCACGTCCACTATGATGCCAGCACGATGAACCTTCGCTCCGTCAAGAACCTCCTCAAGATATGGACCAAGTTCGAGGACGTGCTCGATACGTTTCAACCGCAGTCACGCCGGGGCAATGCCAACAGCCTGCTGGCGTCCAATCTCTCAGCATCCTTCCATAACGCTGAAAACCACCACGAGGCCTGCCGATCCATCTTCCAGAAAATCGACGGCTGCCGGACGATGGAGCAAATCAAGGATCTCTACATTTCCCGCTACCGCAAGCTCAACGTCCATTCCTACTTCCGCCATCAAACGCTCGAAGTCCGCCACCACTCTGGAACCACCGATCCAGAGAAAATCACCAACTGGATTCGTCTGATGGCCCGCATGTTCGACGCCGCCGAAGCCGCCACCACCGTCCGCAACCGGCCAGTGGATACCGGCCTCGGAATGAGCCGCACGAAGTGGTTCTTCCAAACCATCGAGGCCAAGGGACTCACGAAATTCTACACCGCCCGCGCCAAGAAACTGGCCGCCTGATTTCCACCAATGACAATGACCACCATGAACACCGAATACCACACCATCGACGGCGCGACGTTCTCCGCCGCCGATTCGACCGACCTGATGACCCAGCTTCGCCGGGACAGCTTCAACCCGGCGGACGATCTGCCGTCCTACTGCCGCGCCACCGCCAGAGCGTCCAAGATGCAGACTGGAAAACCTCACCGCCCGTGGCCTCCCAAGGCACTGGTCGAAGACATGCTCGCCTCCGGCCTAGTCGCCACCGGTGAGCGGCATCCGCAATGGGGAAACTCCAACGACTGAAACGGCCATGGCATACAGAATCATGCAACCACGCTTCCCGCTGGGAAGGACCGTCGCCACGCCCGGTGCCATCGAGCTCGGGATCGAACTGGCGTCCTACATGCACCGCCACCACTGCGGTGACTGGGGGGACCTGTGCGACGAGGACAAGCAATCGAACGAGGATGCGCTCGAAGATGGGTTCCGCATCCTGAGCTGCTACCAGGTCGGCGGCGGGAATCGGATCTACATTATCACGGAGGCGGATCGCAGTTCGACCTGCATCCTGCTCCCGGAGGAGTATTGATCCACGCGACAATCCGCTCGATGAAATCCACTTCGAGCTGGTGAGCCGTCAGCCGAATGACTGTCCAGCCTGCGAGCACGGCTTCGAGATACTTCTCGGCGTCCTTCGCGTATCCGCCGCCCCGGTTGTGCCGGCCACCGCCGGGGATGAAGATTCCGCCTTCGATTTCGATGAGCGTTCGGCTTCCCATGTGTGCGAAGTCGGCGCGCCACCGACGGGAAGTATGGAACCTCACTTCCCGCTCCAGAGGCGGACCTTGCGCCACCCTCCAGAGCAGCAGAAACCTTGATTCCAAGCGGGATGCAGCCATTTCCCTAGCACCCGGAGTCAACGTCCCGAGCGTCCGTTATGTGGGAAACGCAAAAATAAAATATCACGTAAATTGGACGAGGGTCGCAACATCCCCGCCTTAGTCGTTGATCATCAATAGATTCCTTGATTCCTCGGGGGTATTTGAACCCGTTTGAACCTCCGCCAGTGCGGCGGTGACGTCCGGTGTGACGTCGATGATGATGTTCCCTGGGAGATAAGCGACGAAGCGGGCCTCTTCATCGAGCAGCCGCGAGATTCGTTGGACTGGAGTGGTCATGATCGAGTGAGTGGTTGCAGGGGCGGGAATTGAACCCGCAGAGGGCAAGGGTATGAGGCTCGCCTGGGACCGTCCCTCCCTGCGATTGATTCAGGCGTCCTTCTTCAGCTTCAGGTGGAACTCGATGTCGCCTAGCCTGCGGACCAGTTCACGGTGGCGTTCATCGCGCTCCCGCTTTGCCTTGTCGGAGCGATCCATCGCCCAGAATATGGCGGCAACGGTGCCGAAGATGGTGGCGCAGAAGCCGATGACGAAGAAGGCGTATGAGAAGAAGTCTGACATGATCTTGTGTGGTTGGTTGTTGCGGTTCGGGTTCAGAGCGCCTCGTAGATGTCGAGGATCAGCTTGAAATCTTTCTTGAGTCCCTCGCGGCGGTCATCGTCCCAGTCCTCGACGGGTGCCTTGCCGGTCTCACGCGACCACCAACGACGCAGGCGGTTGAGCAGCGCGAGGTAGGTGACGTGGCCGCGGTCGGCGGGATCACCCTGGACTTCCTCCTCAGTGGCCAGGCGGCCGAAGTTGATCGACTTGCGAAGACGACGAACGCTCAGGCTGTGTTTCTCAGCCATGTCCAACCAGTGCTGTTTCTCTTCGGACGTCTTGAGTTTCGCCACTGTGGCATGCTGATACCAGTCGAGGTTTTCCTTACGTAAGGAAAACTCCACCTTGCGGGCGACATACGAATAGTTCGCCAGCGTTTGATAGGCAATGCCGGTGGTCGCCAGCGCCTCCTTGTATTTCTCGGTGTATTTGACCTCACCGTAGTTGATCCAGTCGCCGATGATGAAACCGATAGACTTGCCGATGGGGGCGAGCTTTTGGCCTAGGTCGTCCCACTCTGCAAAGCTGAGATCTTGGTGGAACTGGATGCCGGTCGGAGTGATGGCGAATTTCGGGTCGGTGATGGCGAGGGTGGTCATGGTAAGGAGTGGCGGTTTCGTTTGAGTTGGGCCTTCTGGTATATCCTGCGTGCTCGGGTGCTCCGCATGGCCCTTGAAGGTGGAAGATTCAGCCTTTCCGTGATGTCAACGCATCGCTTCGAGACGGCGGCTCGGGTGATGCCGTGACGTTGGGCAATCTCAGTCATCGTCTCGCCGTCATAGGCGCTGAGTCCGAGAGCGATGGCCAGGCACTCGATGGTGAGGCGCGTGTTACCTTCGGACAGCAGATCGGCAACGAAGTGGCGCAGGACGTCAGTGACGTTGCGCGTGCCCGTCGCTTCGTGGACTTCCTGATCGTGATCAACCAAGGCCGCGATGTCCGGCGTGTGGCTGGCTCGCGATGATTCGGCCATGTCGTGATCAGGCGCACCGTTGCCGTGGCGTTGAATCCATGGTTTCAGCAAGCCAAGCTTTTCAGCTTCCCGGCGCTCAGCGAGGGACATCGAATCGACCCACGCCTGATAGTCCCGCTCGTATTGGGCGTCCTTGGCGGATTGCCGCTTGGAGTAGTCGTCCTTCATCGGGATTCCTCCTTTCGGACACGTCCGGACACTTGGCCCTTAGTGTCCGCAACGTGTCCGAAGCTGGAGCCCTTATAAAATAAGGGTTTCGGACACATGGACACTTTGGACACTAAGTATATATATGTATATGTGTCCGCACACACACGCATGCGCACACACGCGCTACGTGTAATGGTTTTTCGTCCCACAACGCGTCCATGTGTCCGACGAATCGACATGCCGTTTGATATTAACGACTTGTGACTCGGACACGTTGTGTGGACACTAGCGAAATTGGCCACGTTAGCGTGTCCGAATGGGAGCTCAGAAAGGTTCTTGATCATTTTCATTGGGGATTTCCTGGTTGCGGTCGCGGAGGATCGTCCACGACCGGGTGCGCTGGCGGGCGGTATCGCGCCCGTAGTTGATTGGGTAGCCTTGGCCCTTGAGTTGCCCGAGGCGGCGTCCGATCTGGTCGGGCGTGTATTTGGCAGCGACGTGCTTGGTGGACTCGTCAGCCATCATCTCAGCGAGCAGGTCGGTTGCCGTGCCCGTCCATTCGCTGAGGCCCGGGTTGGAGAACCACGAGCGCAGGAACCGCTCCAGCAGCTCGATGAAGCCCGCCGTGTTGCCCGACTGGCGTGCGGTCTCGATGAGTGCCGCGTGGTGGTAGCAACGCACTCCAAAGCGCACGTCGCCTTGGCAGTGGAACGGAGGGTCGTAATCGCGCAGCCAGCGGGCGAAGGCAGGCAGTTCGGCGCGGATGTGATCCGCTGCATCAGTGAAGTTGCGTTCCGCCGTGCGGATGCGGAACAAACAAATTTTGTCGAGGATGCTCATCTCGACGTCCGGCAGGATGCGGATCGATTCGGGGTCCGCATTGCAGGTGATCACCACCCGACCGGCCCACGGCAGCATGATCTGGTCGCGGAATTTCGGATGGTATTGGAACGCGTAGTTCGCCGGGATCTTCTTGAGCATCGCAGAGTAGAGCTGCTGCTTCTTTGGGTCCGACGACGGCACCGTGTCGTCCACCGACCAGACGCCCACCTCGAAGAGTTCCTTGTTGAACCGTGATTCACCCAGCAGGTAATCGGAGGCATCCATGTGGCCGCCGAACAGGCCGCCGATGAGGACGTTGGAAACCAGCGTCTTCCCCTGGTTCACGTCACCGGCGAGGAAGATCGCCTGGCCGTTCTTCGGCTTGCCAGCAAGCGCGTGGCGGTAGGCGTAGGCCATCCACGACAGGAAGAAGTCGAGTTGCTCGTCCGGGTCGAACAATCCCGCGAGGAAGTCAGCAATCCACGGGAAACCGTCGCCCCACTCACCAACGCCGGCCACCGGCTCGATGATGCGAGATCGGCTGATGTTGAGATACCGCTTTCCACCGAAATGGATGAGGTGGTCGCGGCGGAACACGAAGGGCGCGGCCCCGTCGAGACATCGGTTCTGGTGGATTTGTTCAAGCGCGATGTCGAGTGGGGATGCCGTCGCGCCGCCCGGTCGTTCGTCGGAGATCGTGTGTGCGACCCGCAGGTGGAGCGAGATGTCTGCCTTCTTGAAAAGACGCCAGACACCACCAATCTGGAGCCAGTAATCGCGGCCGTCGAACCACGTGCCATTGATCGCGGCACCGATGGTGGATGCCCGAAATTCGTCGGTGAATTTCCTGCCAAAGATTTCGCCCCAGCTGACGAATGGCTTCGGGCCGGTGAAACATTGCATCCCGCTCGGCCTGACAATCGCGGCACCCGGGCTGTCGGCGCTTTCGTCCCAGAAACGAGGCCCGCGGGCACCGTCTTCGAATGGCCCAGGCCAGCGGCCGGGGAATCGACGCTCCAGTTCGTCCGCCACACGCTCAAGCGGGACTGTCTCGCCGAGGGCACCCCAGTCGGCATTCTTCGATGCTTGGATCGCCCACGATTGCAGCAGGTCCACCGAAAAGAGCGTAGAGTGGAGAACCTTCCATCCGTCGCCGCAGTGGTAGTATTGGACCGGGCGTTCGAGCGCTTCCTCGTCAAGCCCGGGCAGCAGTTTCTTGAGCTTCAGTTCCTTTTTGAACCTAGACACCATTGCCTTCTGTGCCTTCCGATCGAACACCGGCAGCGGAGCCTCGAACAACCAGAGGGCGCGGGCGTTCCCCGAGAAGGTCGAGCTCACCATGTTCGGCGGATACTCAGGCGACGCCCGCTTAAGGAACGCATCCATCTCCCCCGGAGCCACCTTGGCGTCGTAGTCGGCGACCAGAGCGTGCATGAACTGCGGTGGATTCTGCTCACTCACGCGCAACGCCACATTCGCACCCTCGTAGCCGGAGAAGAACAGGCTGTGGGTCGATGGATCGGAGCACCACTTCCGGTATCCCTCCTTGTCGAGGCCGGGAGGAACGGTGCGGGCACCATTGAGCAGCGGCGACCAGGGTTCGCCAGTGGTGATCCGGTGACTCGATAGATTTTCGAGACAGAATACTTGCGGGAAATTTTGGGTGGGTGGAAGGGAGTTCATTTGCAGTAGCGGTTGGTGACAATGGCTTCGGCGGCGAGCGGGCAGCCGGTGAGCCAGTCGGGGGTGATAGACATGATTCGCTCGATCTCACGTGGATCGGTGCCGGGCGTGACCTCGCACACTGCCTCGTCGTGGACGTGGAAGACGACCTCGACTCCCACCCTGTGCAGCCGCAACAGGGATTCACCGAAGACATCGCGGGCCACCGCCTGGACGCAATTAGAGACGATAAAGGGTTTTCCATCGCCGCCGCGAACGGTGAAGCGGCGGCGGGGACCGGCATTGAGAATATCGTAAACTTTCATGGTTGGATTCGGTTGGTGTAGTTGGGTTCGATCAACAGCTTGTCGGCGGGCCAGCCGCTCTTGATTCGATAGAGAATGGTCGTGACCCCGACGCCGAACCGCTCAGACGCTTCCGCCACAGTCATTCGCCCAACCGGTGTGGCGATTGCCACGTTGTTCCGCTTGTTCCGGCACTGCGTCTTGCGTGACGCCCAGCGGCAGTTCTCCTTTGAATAGCCGCCGTCGTTGTTGATTCGGTCGAGACTGAGGCCAGGCGCATAGCTGCCGCCCATGTCGCCCCAGAAGGGCTCGAAGTTCAGCCACTCAGGACAAACACAAACGCCCCTGCCGCCATAGTTCTTAAATGCCCGGTGTCGTGAGTTACGGCACCTTGCCAGCATTGAACTCCAGACGGCAAACGCCGGGTGCCGGGACATCGAATGGGTGGACCGTTTTTCGCTTATGGCGGAGGCAAAGAGCGGGCAGCGGTGTGAGCAGAAGCGGGCATTCCGTAGTTCCGTGCCGACCTTGACGGTCGCACTGCCGCAGACGCAGCGAACCTCCCAAAGCGAGTGGTGACCATCGGTGCCGCATGCAGCAAGCACCGTGAGATGACCGAACGTTTGGCCGACGAGTGACAGTCTAGGCTTCGGCATAATATTCCGCTGCCTCCTGGTGAGTGGTTTCCGCCGAGGCCAGCCAACCGGCGCGTGTCAGCACCTTGTGGTCGGGAGTGACGCGCACACCTCCGAAATCAATGGTTTCGCGGTCGCCCTGCTCGACGACGCCGGAGTGAGTAACCCACTCGACGCCATCCCAAACGAGATCGTCCTGTCCGACTTGCTCGATGGGCATCCATCCGGAATTGGTGAGAACTTCCGTGCCTTCGCCCAAACAGTTCTCACACAATTTTCCGCCGTAGAAGGGAATCCGGCGACTGCCGCGCTCGACGCGGGCGGTCCATCCACCGGATGACCTAACATCGCGGTAGGTCAGTTTTCGCCCGGACGGGAGCTCGACGACAAAGTCACCACCTGAGGATCGTTTGAAGTCGTTCTGCAGTTGGTTCCACAGCGCAGTGATTTTGCGGTTCGACCCGCGGAACGACTCAACAGTGCGGGTCGCTTCCTGGGAGCTGATCGTGATGCCGGCCATGGTGCGGGCGACTTCGACGAAACGCTCGGGGCCGCACCCGTATCCCAGACCGAGGACGCGGGCTTTCGCCAGCGAGTAGAGCTCGGCGTTCTCCTTCTTCAGATTGCCGCCAGTCCACCCCATCGTGGCGCGGGCGTGCGCCTCGTAGAGCGGGACGCCATCGGCAAGTTGATCCAGTAGGACGGTGTCGCCACAAAGCCACGCGAGCACCCGTGGTTCGATCTGCGAGAGGTCACAGATGATGAACTCCTTGCCGGGGCGTGGCACGATGCACCCGCGAAGGTCGGCACCGTAGGATTCCCCGCGTGGCAAATTCTGGCAGTTGAATCCGGAGTCGCCGCTCCACCGACCGGTGTGGGCACCAAAATATTTGAGACCGAAGCCCATGCAGCCATCCGTCGGGCGAATCCGATCCTTCATCACCCGGAGCTTCTCACGCAGCGCGTTGGTTTTGCGGAATGTCCGCATCGCAGCGACCCACGGAAACTTCTCGCCGTGGATATTCTCCCATGCAGCACACGCTGGGTCGTCTTCGGAAGTGGACGGCGGCGGTGGGATAGAGTTGGCCCGGCAATGTTCTCCTAGGGATTTAATCGAGAGCACGGCGGCATCGCCATCGGCCCACGGGATGTCGTTGCGGGCCTGCCACATCACAAGGTCGAGGGAGGCGACCGCCTGGTCGGCGAGTTCCGTGTCGATGCGGACGCCGCGCCAGCCTGACGTCATCGTCAGATGGGCAAGCTCGCGTTCGTTTTCCGGCCACTCATGCGAGTGCTGCTGCCAAAGGTCGAAGCAGGTCCGGGCGTCCCGAATGACGTAATCCCGCATCTCGTCGGCGCGGCCGGCGTCCACCGCGTCCTGCCAAGTCCTGCCTTTCATCCAAGTGCGCAGGTCCTTGGTGACATCGACGCCGAGGAGCTCACGGGCCGCGCCAGCCAGATTCCGTGGCGCTCCGAGATACACCGAAAGGTTGGCCGTGCATCCACCACCGGCAAACTCGATATGGTCGGGAATCACGCCGTCGCGGGCGAGCTTTGCCAGCACGAGTCCGTCCCACGAAAGGTTGTGGGCAACGATGAACTTGCCGTGGAGCAGGCTCCAATCAAAGTCCTTCGGGTGGCCGGCCCATTCGATGCCCTCACCGACAACACCCATGAGGTAGATGTCGCACCTGGGGTCGTTCAAATAGTGCCACTGACCGAGCGACTTGATGTCGCAGCCCTTGCCGTAGAACGACTCAAAGTCCACGGCGACGACAGACGGCATGGAAGTTGAATCAGTTTCCATGCTGATTGTCTGGATGAGAGCTACGAACGATCAGTTCTAATGTCCGATCCGCGTCTTCATTGAAGTCGAGGTCAGGCTGGCATTCGCTCCGCGCCTGCCATGCTCCAGCCAAAAGGCCACAATCGAGAAGGCTGAGGCCATTGACCACATGATCCGCAATCCGACGGCACCTGTCCTTCGCGCATATAGCCACAAGATCCATGGCGAGGCGCTTTGATCGCGGCAGTCCCTCGTTTGATGCAATTTCTTCTCGAAGAAGTTCCCACTCAGCATTGAGCTCTGCAGCTCGGATTAGAGCGTCGAGCAACGATCGCTGAATTTCGTCAGCATTTAGTGGAAGCGGTTCTGGGTGGTCTGTGTTAGCCATACCCATAAATGCGACACGACCGGCCGGGATTGGCCCCGACCGGTCGTGAAGTAGTCAGTTTCTGAATCAGCCGACGAGCGAGAGCGCGAAAGCGGCGAATGGATCAGTGTGACGCACCCCGTGGCGAAGCACTGGGACGTGAACAAAGTTCATCCCCAGCTTTTCGCGGCGCGAGGTCAGCGACCACTCACCGAGGTGGAGTCCATCGCGCAACGCGAACTGCGAGGCGGTGATGATCGTCTTGCCCGCACGGGTGAAGGCGGTGGAGCGCAGCGTCCAGAGAGCCAGTCCGTAGTCTGCGTCTCCAAAGCGATGCGGGAACATCGGATGCTCCGGGAACGGCGAGCGCACCAGGACAAGCGCGTTGAGGATTGGCGAGAACGGCGGGCGTTGGTTGTCGCGCCAGTCGATCCAGCCGCCTGCAGCGCGGACTTCCTCCAGGGTGTCGAACACGCGGGGCATCTCCTCGCCGCCATAGGGGACGTATTCTTGGTATTGCTTTCGGATCCGCAACACGGTGAGGGAAACCGGCTGAGTTCCGTCCGTGAGCGTAACCTCCTTGTTATAGACGAAGGCTCCCGGTTGGAACGTCTCCGACAGCGGGCCGACTGACTGGACGAGGTTGAGGCGCGGCAGAACAAAGTCCTCCGGCAGAAACTCACCTTCGAGCGGACGGGACGGCAGCGACGAAAGCGAGGTTTCTTCGTGGTCGTGGGATTCCTTCAATACCGGGGTGACCGGAGCTTGAACGGTATCGGTGATAGCCGCAGGAGCGGCTCCTTCAGTGCGTTTGAACGATGTCAACATGATGTTAGTTTGCTTGATGGTCTGGTTGTTTGTGTTAGTCGCCCGTTCACTTACGTGTCCGGGTGAGAAAGGTGGATTCGCCGCCGGCCTCGTAGGCACCGACAGCCGCGAGGGCTTCGCAGAGTTCGTGTTTTGCCTTTGCTTTGCCGCCACGTGGGGCGTTCGCCGCAACTGCGTCTTCGAGCTTCGTCAGGCTGACATCGCAGCAGGCAATGAAGAGGTCGGGTTCGACGCGGTCCCGGACCACCCCCCACGCGGCCAGCGCGTCATTGATCTTGCGATTGCCTGAGCGAGTCCGCAGCTCGTGCCGTGGGATCTCGACACCCGAGAGGCGCATCTTGAGCGCGTGGTGGCGCACGCTTTCACACCACTTCTCCATCACGCGGGCGACCTGAAGTGCCCGGGCCATCACCGAAGGGTCGGTAATGTGGGATGGGCGGACCTCTTCAGGGAGGACAAGCTCGTCTGAGTAACCGGAAGCAAGCTTCAAGGCGTCGTTGTGGAGCGCCGCACACGTCGCCTTCTTGCGGCAGTAAAGGCATCCATCAGTTGGTCGGAGCTCGGGCTCGGGCAGCGAGGCCCGGGCGATAATCGTCTCAATCCGAAGCCTCAGCCGGAATTCATCGGCGCGGGTGTATCTGGCGGTGGAAACCTCGTCGCGACGCGGGAGCAGGATGTGGACATTGACCGCCTGAACGTCGGGGAGCTTCTCCAACACGCCCAGCGCGTAGCACTGCATCTGAACGTTTTCCTCGGCATCGGCCACCGGGTTGCGGCCGAATTTGAAGTCAATCAGGTCAGCGACGGTGCCTTTGGCTGAAACCATCACGAGGTCGGCAGTGCCGAAGGTGAGTCGGCTAGCGATTTCGAGCTTCACCTCACGCATGATCATGACCTCGCCATGGACACGGGCATCAGCCTCGATGCTGGCAGCATAGTCGCGGCACATGCCGACGACCTGGAGCTGCTCGTCATCAAGCCCGTCGTCGTTGCCGGTTTCAAGGGCGAGGTGGCAACGGGTGCCTTCCTCGCTCGCCACCGATGGAGTGGAGTCGGATCGATAGCCCGGGCAGACTTCTTTGAGTGCGAGCGAACTTGGCGAGTGTTCGGCATGGGGCCGATCCTCGGCGGGGGCGGTGATGATCTCAGTCATACCATCTCCTGCGCTACCGGCATTTGAAGTTGGCCCTGCAAATCTCCGTCGTTGAGGGTGTCGATCTGAGCGAGCTTCGTTGCGACAGCATCACAGGCATCCTCCTCACAGGTTCCGGCAGCAAAGACGATGCGCTGAATTGAATGAGCACCACCCGCACGATGGACGCGACCGAGGGCCTGTCTAAGATCCTGCGCGGAATACGTGGGCGAAATAAGCGAAAGCCTCGGTTTCCCACACGTCGGGTCATGCAAACTCACACCCACTCCACCGGCGCGGATATTGCACACGATGAAATCCTCCTCGTTGTTCTGGAAACTAAAAATCGCCCGTTGGCGTTCCGATTCTTTTTGGTTTCCACGAATGACGCAGGTGGTCCCCAAAGCCTTCGCAACCTCATCGATCGTCGAGTCAAAGTTGACGAAAATGGCGACCGACATCCCTTCTTCGACGCCATCCTTGGCCATCGCGACAATCGCTTTTGTTTTAAGCGACTCAATCTCTTGCCGTGCCCGCAGGAGGATCGTTAGGTGGTTCGCTTTGGAAGCGTCCATCTGGTTGGCGAGATCATCCAATTCCTGATCGTCCTCAACAGCCATTGCCCGATTGAGGTCTCTCTTCATTCGATCATAGACCGCCTGAATTTTCCGCTCCGCGCCGGTGTCCACTGGCTCGGCGATGATCTGGGTTTTAGGGAACTCAGGAATATCCGCGATCCTGAGACGAGAGCCGGGGCCTCCAGGCCTGAAGATTCGCCCGTGCAGCTGCTCCAAGGCATAAAGGTCGCCGTCAAACTCCATGCCGAACCGCCCCTTCGACACCCCATGGCGGGTCGCCCAGCCCCAGTAATCGAAAACACGATGAAGTCCGAGGGCGTAGCCGATCGCCCGCATCTCAAGCGGGTTGGACGCCGCTGTCGCCGAGCACATGAGAAGCCGAAGACCCTGGCGCTTCGCGCCGATCAGCATTTCAGCGGCCTTGCTGCTGCGCGCCTTGCACCGCTGTGCTTCGTCAAACACGACTAAGGTGTTCGGCGGGACCGACCAGATGAATTGGTCGCCAACGAAGCGCCCATAGGGGGTCTTCCCGAGCCGGATCTGCTCATAGTTGGTGATCGCGACAACCGGAGCGCCGAAGGCAGCGGCCACCTTTCGCCACGCAGGAAGGACGGCTTTCGGTGCGACCACGAGCAGGGAGTATCCGCCCTCCCTCGCGACGTGTGCCGTGACGTAGGTTTTTCCGACTCCCGGATCGCTCGCGTCGAGCGCAACACGGTTCTGGCGGACGGATTCAAGGACACGCTTTGCGTGCTGTATTTGGAATGGTAGTAGGTCCATGTCCTCTCACTGCGGCGACCACCAACCGATTTGGCCCCTGATGCTGGACAAAAATTGCACCCGCCTCGGTGGCCCGAAGCGGGTGCCGCAAGCGTCAAGCATCGCGCAGCCAGGCCATCGCGTGCTGGAGACGAGTCAAGCGGATGCGGGCCATCTTGCGTGATATCCCAAGATCACGAGCGGCTTCCGAGAGATTGCCGCCGCTTGCATCGAGCTTCTCAGCCATATCACGGAGTTCGCATGGCAGATTCGCCAGAGCGTCATCCAGATCCATCGACATCTCACGGCGCTCGGGCCACGAAGCCGGCCGACCGAAGGCGACGTCGAACGCCTTTGCCAGATCCATTAGATCAGAAAGGCACTCATTCTCGTCATCGGAATCTGAGGCAAAGTCGTTCATAGAGAACGCCACTTGCCGCCAGTCACGGCACGCCCGTTCCTGTCGGCGGAGCAGGTCTATCATCGCGTGTTTTACAATTTGGCAGACCGCAGCCTCCAAGATAGCTTCGTCCAAACCTTTCAGCGATCGCCACACCTTGAGATGCAGCTCCTGCTCGATGTCTGGAACGTCCGAGGCAGTGAAGCCGTAACGTCCAATTAGTTTTTTTACTTCCCGTCCAATGACGGCGACGATGTGCGGGTCGAGGCCCGTGTAGTTGTTAGTTTTCATCCGGCCTGGGTGGCCGGGTGTCAAAAGGTGGTTGTTGGGATGGCGCGGATGGCGACTGTGCGGATGGTGCCGAAAACAAAAGGGCAGGCCGTCGTGGATCGCTTACTGCGACACCCACAACGACCTGCCCCTTGGGCCCGGCCTATTGTCTGGTTAGTTAGATAATTTACGGACTGATGATTATGCAGCCACTTCGCGGATCATGCGAAACGGCAGGCCACCCTTGACTTCGAGCGTGAGGAGTTCACCGCTCCCGATTTTTTCGAGCTGCTGGAACAGCTCGACGTGCTCTTTCTTCATGACGAAGTCGGCCAGTCCCGCTTCACGGCGCGGCCCGTCTGCTGCGCCGAATTTGGTTTCGGCGATAATCTTGGCTCCCGGGCCGAACACCGGATCGCCGCTGACGACGGTGAGGTGGTCGATTCGGGAATACGGATACTCCTGCATGACGCGCAGGAGGTTTTGGCGTGCGGCAGAGAGGCCGCGGAATGATTGGTCCATGTTGTTTTAGTGGTTAGGTTCGAATGGAGGCCGCGTTGTTGATAGACCCGTGTCCCGTGCGGCCTGCCTCGGGCCGGAACACGGGAAAGAGGTCACTCGGGGGAGCCGGGGAACTCGCGGCTCAGGTCTGCGGCGGCGCACTCACCCGCATCGGCGTCGTTTTCGTTGGCGAGGTCGGCCAACTGCCTGGCGCGCTCGTCTCCAGGTTGAGGACGATCCTCGCCCGAAAGCCAGGCGCGCACCTTGGCTGGAATAAACCGCACCATGCCACCGACCAAAATTGCCGGGAGGCCTTGCTGGCGGAGGGTGAATACTTGACGCTCCGAGCAACGGAGGTATCTGGCAACGTCTGGGGTTGACCAGAGGACTTCGAGTGAATCAGGCGGATTTTTGCGGAAGTGGTTTGTAGGCTTCATGAATTTGCTGGGGTTCATGGAGCTGGGCGGACAAACCGTGTCCGAATCCGGACAAACCGTGTCTTTGTGAAAAAAAAGAGCGGCCGTAATGGCCGCCCTTTTTGAACTCGGGGGTAGATGGAAGCTGATTTCTCATGTCAGCCATTGCAGCCGTGGCTGCTCTTTTGGAGGCGAATAGCTGAAGCTTGTGCAGCGAATAATTGTTGTATCGAGGTGCCCTACCAAATCACCAAGGCTTGAATCCTTGTGTTGGATTATCCAGCGATCTATTGATCTTTTCAGCGTTTCGGCTTCTTTGGTCACATCGTCATTCTCAAGTTTCACGATTCCCTTAAAATAATCGGAGAGTCGGTTGTTGCTGCAAAAGTCCTTCCACTCTTTTTCTGCTTCCTTATGTTCGCTACTGCCTTTACCAAAATCACTTTTGGCTCGTATCACTTCTTGCATGATTTCTCTCCCATCAGCCTGTTGCTCTGGCGTCAGATCCTTAATCGTTCTGGCGGAGGTTCCTTTTGATCTTTGATACGCTTGATCCGTGGTTTCCGCCTTACGGTTGAATAACCGGTCATCAGATGTGGCGTTCAATTGATTCGTGATCTCCGACGCTGTGAATTCTTTTCCGGGATTTCTGAGGAGTAACCAAATGCGATCCATAGCAACCCCATGCGGGAGAGCAACCGGAGTCGTCGTGTTGAAACCCACCTCCCAGGAATTCGAACCTTTGACTCTGCGGAAGAAGTATCCAGATTTCCTGCCCGCGCCCTCGTCAGGAAGTCGTGCCAGTTCGAGATCCAAACTCTCTTCGGTGGTAATCTGGTAAAGATTCTCCAGAAACAACCCCTGCTTTCCCAATCGCGACGCCTCGGGTGCGGCGACAGTATTCGTAAATGGCAGCAGAAGAAGGTGCTGATAGCCTGCTCCGTCGAGATCAAGCGTCCTGATCGCGGCTAACAATTTTTCAGTTAAGGCCGGGCCTGGGTAGTAGAGGATACGAAAAAGCCTTCCACTTAGGGATGTCGTGCCAACTGTCCAGAGTTGCCCCTCCGTGCTGACCTCGCGTTCTGTGCCGCAGAGACGTGCGATCCACCTAGCCATCCCCTGATGGCTGAATCGGAGACGCTCTACTTCGGTCGCCTCAACCTTGATCCAGTCACGTCCCGGGTCTGACAGGTCTACCAAAAACAAGCCGCCAGCGGTTTTTCGGACCGCGACGCGCCCAAATAATGGGTGATCCATTTCTTCGGCCACTCCGATCTTCCCCAGAACCTTTTCAATACGGAGAAGATCGAAGCCAACCGGTGAAATTGCCTGCAACTCGGCAACAGTGAAGCACGGGCTGGTTGTTTGGCCTGCGCGATCAACAAGTAACCGCATCAGGCTCCGGAAGGAGGAGGACATTGGCGTCATGAAGTTTTGAGATAATTTGAGAGGTGTCAGCCCCCCGTTTGAACTCGATCTTGTTTGGCGAGGTGAGGATGACTTTACGGCGGCGGGTGACCCCGTCGACGGGCATTTTCAGGGTAACCCTTCGTATTGATGCCTGACGGACCGTATCCAAGCGCTGATCACGCCGCAGGATCTCAAGTATGTCGGAACCGGTGATACGGTAACGGGCCATCATCTCATCATGTGCCGGGGAGTAGTCCACTTCAGTGAGGAGAGTGCGATCCTCCAGCGCCTCAGGTAGATCTGGGTCTTCAGCAAAGAGCTCCGACAACTGCAGAATGGAAGACGCACCGGACCATTCATAGGCACCCGGATCTGCAAGGAAGGACTCTGCAAATGCGCGCCGCATAGGATCGGTCAGCCGACCGTAACCGGAGCGAATGCCCAGCATGCCGGTGGCTGGTTCAAAAAGAGCGGCATCGAACTGGAGGTCCCTTGCCTCTTCCCTGGAAAGGCTAGGCGAGGTTTCCGTGCCGCTGAGTCGACGCTGGGCGCGAGGTGATTTCTCAAAATAAAACCCGATTGTGAACATCTCGGTATCCTCGAACCGGCGTAGTAAGATCCTGCGGCTGCCGAATTTACTGCCGCAGCTGGCGGCAATGAGGGTCCGAAACGTATTGGTGGCGGTATTCAAATCGGTGACCAGTGTGACGGGGCGGCAAGGTTTGAACATCTGCAGCGAATCGCATTTGCGCACCTCATCCAAGCTCAACGCCGTTTCAAAAAGGTCGCGCCGTGTGGAAAGAACGTGGAGTGCAAGGCATTCGGAGGTCAGACCAAGCGTGTACGGGCTGGACAAGCGTGAAGCTCGGAGAGCCGCTAGGATTTGATCGTGACCTTCAGGGGAGGTCATTTCCCACGCTTCCACCATACCAGACGTCAAAACGCGGTATTCCTCAGGAGAGCAGGTGCCCAGATGAGCTGAGAATGCGGCAGCGGAAACGACGGGTCGGGCCACTGTCAGGCCTGCGGCGGGTATGGATTGGAGGTATTCTTCGAGAATTTCCTCGTGCCCTGCAAGGGTATGAAGGAAAGCCTCATGGTCGAAGTGGTTCAGGTTACGTGACATTGTTTTGGTTATTTGCTTAGGGGCGACACGTCGCAACCGCAGGAACGTCCTGCGGTATAGCTTGCACCGCGCGACAGAATTTTCACGATTTTGCTTGAATGGTCAAATGGTTTCTGAAACTTTCCTTCCACAGTGCTCGCTATACTGCGTGCATCGATATCCAATCTCCCGCGTGAACCCCATCTACAAACACCCCACGATCAAGGATCTCGCACAGGTCCGGGCCGGCTACCAGACCCGGAAAGAGGTGAAATCCACCCCGACCGGGTCGCATGCCCTACTCCAAATCCGAGACTTCAACGACGAGCGCACCCGGATCGATCTCGAAAACATCGTTCGCATTGAGCCGGGGGCAATCAACGAGGACCAAGTGCTCCGCGATGGAGACGTGATCTTCCTCTCGAAGGGCAGCAAGAATTTCAGCTTTGCGCCATCCTCTCTCCCTGAGCCCGCGCTGGCGGCATCATATTTTTTCATCCTCCGCCCGTCACATTCTTTATCCTCCGACTACCTCGCATGGTTCCTGAACCTGGAGAGCACCAAAGACCACTTACGTAAATATGCGACTCAGGGCGCGCACATGTCTGTTGTTCGTCGGGACGTTCTCGAAAGCTTGGAAGTCCCACTGCCGGATTTGGAGACCCAGCAAAAAATCGTCGAGCTTGCCACGCTTGCCGAACGGCAGCATGCGCTGCACGCGGAACTTGCGGAGAAGAAGAAGAGCCTAGCGACTGCCGCATGCCTTAAAGCCGCCAAACAATCTACCAACCAAACACAATGACCGACCAACAAATTAAAGACGAAATCTTCAACGTCGTGTGGAGTGCCTGCGATACCTTTCGCGGCGTCATCGATCCCAGTGGCTACAAGGACTACATCCTAACGATGTTGTTCGTGAAGTACCTGAGCGACGTCCGGAAGTCGAAGCTCGAAGAATACGAGGTGAAATACAAACGCGATCAAACCCGCATTGATCGGGCCATGTCCCGGGAGCGCTTCACTGTTCCCGAGGATTGCACCTTCGAGTTCATCTACTCCAACCGTGATGACAGCAACATTGGCCAAGTCATCAACACCGTCCTAGAGAAAATCGAAGACGCCAACAAGGCCAAGCTCCACAACGTCTTCCGCAACATCGACTTCAACAGCGAGTCCAACCTTGGTAAGACCCGCCAGCGCAACCAGCGACTCAAGACGGTGCTGGAGGACTTTGCGAATAAGAAGCTCGACCTTCGGCCCGAGCGCGTGGGCCACATGGACATCGTCGGCGACGTTTACGAATACCTGATTTCCCGGTTCGCGGCACAGGCTGGAAAGAAGGCTGGCGAGTTTTACACCCCGGCTGAGGTATCCGAGACCCTCGCCCGCTTGGTTGCCCCTCAGGACGGCGACCGCATTTGTGATCCAACCTGCGGGTCGGGCTCGCTCCTCGTCAAGGCCTCAAAGCAGGTCCCCACGAAGAACTTCTCGCTCTTCGGTCAGGAGATGAACGGTAGCACATGGGCGCTGTGCAAAATGAACATGTTCCTGCACGAAGTCGATGCCGCACGCATCGAGTGGGAAGACACGATCCGCCACCCGATGCTAGTCGAGAATGACGCCCTGATGAAGTTTGACGTCGTCATCGCCAATCCACCTTTCAGTCTCGACAAGTGGGGGCAGGAGATCGCGGCCAGTGATCAATACGACCGCTTCCACGCCGGGATTCCACCGAAGAGCAAGGGCGACTGGGCCTTCATCAGCCACATGATTGCCACCGCGCTTGAGGGCAAAGGGCGAGTCGGCGTCGTCGTCCCTCACGGTGTCCTCTTCCGTGGCGGGCAGGAGGGAACGATTCGTCAATACATGATCGAGCAGAACTACCTTGCCGGGGTGGTCGGCCTGCCTAGTAACCTATTTTATGGAGCCGGAATCCCAGCGGCGCTACTGATCTTCGATAAGAGCCGAACGACCGGGGCGAAGGAGGACGTCTTCTTCATCGACGCCTCTCGCGAGTTCGAGCAGGGCACCAACCAGAACCGACTGCGGCCGCAGGACATGAACAAGATCGTCGAGACCTTCCAGAAGCGGACCGTCATCGACAAATACTCCTACCTCGCAAGGTTCGACGAGATCGCGGAGAACGACTACAACCTGAATATCCCGCGCTACGTCGACACCTTCGAGCCCGAGGCAGAGATCGACATGGCGGAGGTACAGAAGGACATCGGTCACATCAAAAAGGAACTGGCCGAGGTTGAGGCGCAGATGGAAATTTACCTGGAGGAACTCGGATTCAAACCATGAGTGATCGGAACAAAAACAAGCCCGGCTATAAGGAGACCAAAGCTGGGTGGATGCCAAGCGATTGGCAGTGTCGAACCTTGGATTCGATAGCAACCCGCCTAACTGGGCATACCCCTGACAACAATGTTCCGGAGTACTGGAACGGTGGAGTAAAATGGGTTTCTCTGGCCGACTCAGATCGTCTTGATCGAGGCTTGATTCTTAGCACCGACAAGGAAATCAGCGATCTGGGCATCAAGCACTCCTCTGCCCGTCGACTGCCATACGGCACGGTAGTTCTGTTGAGAGATGCTTCGGTCGGAAAGGTCGGGATTCTTGCTCAAGAAATGGCTGTTAGTCAGCACTTCGTGGCATGGGTCTGCGGTGGAGAACTTGAGAACCGCTATCTCTACTACTGGCTATTGTCGCAACGGAGGCTTTTTGTTCGCGTGGCTGTAGGCACCACCATCGTCACAATTGGAATGCCATTTTTCGCTAAGCTCACGGTGCCTGTGCCACCCCTGCCCGAGCAGATTGAAATCGCTGACATTCTCACCACCTGCGACGAGGTTATTGAGAAGACGAGCGCGCTGATAAACTCAAAGAAGCAGCAGAAAAAAACACTCATGCATCAACTACTCACCGGTAAGAAACGCCTGCCAAGGTTTGAGGGGGAGTGGACCAAGGTTGTGCTGGCTAATCTTTGCACACGACTGAAGGAGGTTGCAGAGAATCCCGATGGATACCCCGTTCTCAGTATTACAGCCAGAACTGGATTCGTTTCCCAGGAAGATAAGTTCAGCCGCGTGATCGCGGGCAAGCAGGTTGAGAACTACGTTGTACTGAAGCGTGGAGATTTCGCTTACAACAAAGGAAACTCTTACCTGTATCCACAAGGCTGTGTCTATCAGCTATCAGAATACGATGAGGGTCTTGTTCCCAATGTTTTTTACTCATTCAGGCTCGATGAAGCGTGTGCGGATGCTGATTTCATCAAGCAGTACTTCCTTGCGGGCTTGCACAACAAGGATCTGTACCGCTGGATCAACTCCGGGGTGCGGAACAATGGATTGCTTAATTTGAACGCATCGGATTTTTTCAAACTGCCGATCAGTCTCCCACCACTGCCTGAGCAGAAAGCCATTGGAAATGTTTTCCGTGAGGCTGACACCGAGATCAGAGCGCTCGATGCGAAGCTGAAGTCACTCAAGCAGCAGAAAAAAGCACTGATGCAAAAACTCCTCACTGGCCAAGTCCGCGTGAAGGTCTGACCCCACCAAATCATGGAATACGCAACGCATTATCAGACCCCGAGCTACCTTGAAAAGGTGCAGAGCCAGCTTCCGGCTTTGCAGCTGCTCATCGAGATGGGGTGGGAATACCTGCCGCCGGAAGAATGCAACCGCCTGCGTGGAGACCGGTTAGGAACGGCCATTCTGGAACCGATTCTACTCGACTTCATCCGCAAGAACGGGCGCTACACCTTCAAGGGACGGGAGCATGTCTTTACCGAGAACGCTGTTGCCAACGCAGTTCAGGTGCTCAAAGCCTTCCGAGCCACCGGTGCAATTCACCAGAACGAGGAGGCCTACGACCTACTCTGCCTCGGCACCAGTGTGCCACAGACGGTGGATGGTGACACCAAGAGCTTTTCCATTGGCTACATCGACTGGAAGCACCCGGAGAACAACCGTTATCACTGTACCGCCGAGTTCAAGGTTGAGCGAGTTGGCCTGCAAAAGCACTACATCCCGGACATCATCCTATACGTCAACGGCATCCCGCTGGTGGTGATCGAATGCAAGCGGAGCGCCTACAACGACCTCAAGAAACAGCCAATCGATCTGGCGATTGACCAGTTGCGCGGCTACCAGCAGAAGGATGGCATCCCCCAGGTTTTCCTCTATTCGCAGCTCCTTCTCGCCCTCGCGCGAGACAAGGCGGAATACGGCACCACTGGCACGCCTCGGAAATTCTGGACGGTGTGGAAGGAAGACGGATTGGACAAATCGATCCTTGAGCTGATCCATCGCCCCATGAAGGAAGGTTCGCCACTCCTCGATGCGCCCTTCCAGCAGGAAGCTGCTGAGTTTCTAAAACTCCACAACGGGAGACGGGCCATTTATGCGCAGGACCGAGCCCTCTACTCCCTTTGCCGGCCCGAGCGCCTGCTACAGCTGACCTACCAGAATATCGTTTACGACAACGGCACCAAGAAGATTGCCCGCTACCAGCAGTTCTTTGCGGTGGCAGACATCTTGAGGCGGATCCGCAGCGGCGGGTCGTCCGAGCCTAGGGCTGGCGGCGTGGTCTGGCAAACCCAGGGCAGTGGGAAGTCGCTCACCATGGTGATGCTGGCCAAAGCCCTTGCGCTAGCCCCAGATGTTCTCACACCCAAGGTGATTCTCGTGACCGATCGGATCGACCTGGACGACCAGATCTGCGGCACCTTCCGTGCCTGCGGTCTGGAACCCGAGCAGGCCAGCACTGGCGAGCATCTCGTCAAACTCATGAACGATGACAAGGCTCACGTCGTAACCACTCTGATCCACAAGTTCGAGGCAGCGACGAAGAACCGCGGACTGGCGGAGGTCTCCCGCGATACATTCGTCTTGGTGGATGAAGCCCACCGAAGCAACTACTCAGAGCATCATGCTCGGATGAAAATAGCGCTAAAGGGGGCCTGCTTCATCGCCTTCACCGGAACGCCGCTGGCGAAGGACGCGAAGAAAAATACCTTTGGCAAGTTTGGCGCTTTGTTCACTCCGCCCTACACAATTTCGCAAGCGGTGGCCGACGGAGCGGTGACGCCACTTCTCTACGAGGCCCGACATGTCCCCCAAAACGTCGATCAAGGGCCGATTGACAGTTGGTTTGAGAAGTTGACGCTTGGATTGAACGAGAAGCAGCGGGCTGACCTGAAGCGAAAGTTTTCCTCCGCGAGGCAATTGAACAAAGCTGAGCAGAAGGTGCGCATGGTCGCATGGGATGTCACCCGACACTACGTAACGACCTACCAGGGAACCGGTATGAAGGGCCAGCTGGTGGCTCCCGACAAGGCTACTGCGCTACTCTACAAGAGCTTCTTCGATGAGTTTGACCAGGTTAGCACCGAGATCCTGATGTCCGGGCCGAACACCGCTGAGGGCGAGGACGGCAAAAAGAAGGAAGTCTCCACGCACGAGAAGACGTTCTGGAATCGAATGATGGACCGCTATGGCTCCGAGGATAAATACAACAAGCAGCTGATCAATGCATTCAAGAAGGGTGACGAGCCAGAGATCATCATCGTGGTCGATAAGCTGCTCACTGGTTTCGACGCACCCTGCAACGCGGTTCTATACCTCGCCAGGACCCTGAAGGGGCACACCCTGCTGCAGGCCATCGCGCGGGTGAACCGTCTTTTCGATGGCAAAGAATACGGTCTCATTCTTGACTACAGCGGCGTGATAGAGGAACTGGACGAGGCAATTGATTTCTACTCTCAACTCGCCGATTTCGATGAATCGGATCTCGCGGAAACCGTGCACACCGTTGAGGAGGAAGCTGCCAAGCTTCCGCAGTATCATTCTGATCTCTGGGAACTCTTTGCTGCTCTAAAAGGAAGCGCCGACCCGGAAGTGTTTGCCCAGAGCCTGCGCGATGAAGAAAAGCGCAACCGGTTCTATGAGCGCTTCAGCCTCTTCGCTCGAACTCTTTCGATGGCGCTGTCATCCACCACTTTTCTGACGAACACGCCGGAGAAAACAGTCCAGCGCTACAAGACAGACCTGAAGTTCTTCGCCAACCTAAGGGCTGACGTTTCCATCCGATTCCAAGAGCGCATCGATTTCTCCGAGTATGAACCCAAGATCCAGAAGCTGCTCGACACGCATGTGGGTGCCGGGGAGATTGTGAAACTTTGCGAACCGATCAACCTGTTTGATGCCAAGGAGCGCCAAGAGGTGCTGGAGGACCAGGGGAAGAGCGCGGAGGCCAAAGCTGACATGATTGCCTCGGCCACGCAGCGCACAATCGAGAAGGAGATGGAGAAAGATCCCGCATTCTACACCAAGTTCTCGAAGATGCTTCGGGACGTGCTGGAGGCTCTCCAACAGAAGCGGATGGAGGCTATCGAGGCGCTGGAGAAAATCAAGGACATCGCAACCAAGGTAGCTACCCACACCGACGACAGCATCCCCGAAGAACTCGTAACCCGCGACATGGCTAGACGATACTACGGAGTGATCCGGGAAGAAGTCCGCGAACACAACGCCCAGCCCAAGGCTGCGATCCGGATTGCCATGGAGATCCAGAGCCGAATTGGGGATCACAAAATACGGGACTTCCGGGATAATCCCGATGCCCTGAACCGGATGCGGAATGAAATCGACGACGTGTTCTTCGAGGTGATCGAGGAGATGGGGCTCGAGATCCCATTGGACGTTCAGGATAAGTTGATCGACAAGTGCATTGAAATCACGATCGCCAATGAGGACTGAGCCGGCAGAGTGGATACTCGTATATGGCGAGCGGCGCATCCCCTACCAACTTCGATTCTCGGACCGAAAGCGAATGCGCATCGTAGTGAAGCCGGATCTGAGTGTCATGGTAGATGTGCCGAATGGATTCAACGAGGACGAGGTCAGGGATGCCCTGCGCTCGAAGGCCCGATGGATCGTACGGCAACTTGGCGAGTTTGAAGACTACCTCCCGCTACCGACACCCTACAAGTTCATCAGTGGCGAAACCTTTGTTTACCTGGGTCGGCAATACCGACTGAAAGTCGAGCAAGGGGCGAAAGCACCTGCAAAGCTCCGTGGGCGCTTTCTTCATGTCACAGTTCCGGAAAGGGCTGATGATAAAGCGGTTCGCTCTGCCGTTGATTCCTGGTATCGTGAGCGGGCAGACGACGTTTTTCGCCGCTACCTCGCAAGTTGCATGACTGTGGCTGGCCGCCACGGGGTGAATGAGCCTTTCCTTACGATCCGGGAAATGCGCACTCGGTGGGGGAGCTGTAGCGCTGCTGGCCGAGTGACTCTGAACCTTCGTCTCATCTATGCCCCGGTCCACTGCATCGAGTATGTGGTGATGCACGAGCTCTGCCACCTAGTCCACCACGACCACTCGCCGCAGTTCTTTCGACTCCTGACCCGCTGCATGCCCGACTGGAAGAAGCGGCGAGCTGTTCTCAGCCGCGTGGTTATTCCCATTCAGCCGCCACCAAAAGCCTAAACCTCGCGTGCTTCTCTGATTACGCACCTTTTTTGGGCAAGCATTGCCTTGCGCCCCGCACTGGATTCTGCTGAGGTCCGCCCATGGAGTCCAACGGATCAGATTCTCACAACCAGCCCAATGCGGACACATTTTGCGACCCTGTCTCGTTCTCGGGCGGATTTCTCGTTGGGGTCAAGCCGCCTCTCTGGTTCACCCCTCACCACATCGTCACGATGATACAGGGAATGGAATCGAGGATTGTTGCCAATCCGCCATTTGGGGCACCGACACGGGACTGCTGATTTCACCTGATTGGGTTCATGGGCGGTCATCCCACCCTCATCCGCTCAATCGCCGCCGCCACATCCACCACCCGGAACCGGACGGCCTTGTCCATTTTGAAGTAGGGGATCAGGCCACCCACGCGCCAGTTCGTGAGCTGGCAGTCGCAGGCTTTGAGGTTGCTATGAACGTGGTGGAGGCTAATCCGTGCGGTTGAGGTTACTACCGAAATGACCTTGATCCGACTCGCCGATCTGGCAGATGTATGACGGATGGAAGAGAACCTGACCAGACATGCTGACTCCCGGATTCGTGGGAGTGCGGCGGTGCTCGGCAAAGGTTCAAACCCTCTCATGGTCCGGGACAGAATCCCCGGATTCCATGAGAATTCCATGAAAACCGCCGTGTCGCTAGGCATCGCCCTTCGCCACCGGCAAACAACCAACACGCACAAGAGCCAGTAAATATGAGCAAAAGCAGACAAGCAGGTGGGGTCCTAACCCCTCCGCCATCTGGTTGCTCAATCGACGCAACTGATACGCCATCAACAACTTGCGAGCCTTCAGAGCAAACCGGGACAGATTTTCCTGACAGTTTTTCTGACAAGTTGACTCGAAAGCCGGGGTCTATGACCCGGAAACGCAAACGCCGTAGCAGTGTCGTGGAAATCGGCAACGGTCCCGCGAGAATCAAAATCTACACGATGAACCGTCGGGATGGTTATCCCGAGTTCACGCTTTCATGGAAGGAGGCGGCCAGGCGCAAGACGCGCAGCTTCTCCTCGATGGACGAAGCACGGATGATCGCCCAGCAGATCAGCGTCCGTCTGACCAATGGCTGGACGGCCGCCGATGAAGCGACCCGCCGCGACATCGACCTGCTCCGCCACTGCGAGCAAGTAGCTCGTGAGCATGGAGTCGGTCTTTCCGCCGCGATGGACGAATGGGCCAGCGCACGGAAAGCCGCAGGTGAAATCCCACTGTCCGATGCGGTGCGGTTCTATCAAGCAAACCGGGCAGATCTATTTGCCGTCCGCACCAACGTCCAGGTAGCCGCCGAGTTCGTCGTGTCGCTGAAACGCAAGGGCGTGAGTGCCATCTATGTTCGGAACGCGACTAGCAGCCTCAAGCGGGTCACCGATGCCATGCCGGGAAATATCGCAGATGTCAGCGTGGCCGACATCAACCGGTTCCTCGACAGCCTCAAGACGCTTGGGCCGGTCAGCAAGAACGGCATTCGGCGCAACCTCGTTACGATGTTTGGATTCGCCAAGAAACAGGGATACCTCCATCCCGACCGGAAAACTGCTGCGGAACAGAGCGACTCGTTCAAGGAGCCTGAGAAGGAGATCGAGATTTTTACGCCGGACGAGATGCGTGACATCCTGCTCGCCGCCCACGCCCGCATCCTGCCGCTCATCGCCATCGGCGGATTTTGCGGAATTCGGTCTGCCGAGGTCGAACGCCTCACCTGGCAGGACATCAAATGGGATCGCGGCCACATCGAGATCGCCGGCCACAAGGCGAAGACGGCGGCGCGGCGACTCGTCCCCCTCCCCGAGAATCTCAAGGCGTGGCTTGCGCCATGGCGTGATGAAACCGGCCCTATCCTCACGATCAGCGATGTATCGGGTGCCTTGGGTGATACCGCAGTGAAGGCGAAAATCCCCGGCGGATGGCGTCAGAATGCCCTCAGACACTCGTTCATCAGCTATCGAGTATCACTGACAGGCGACGTAGCTCGAACCTCTCTGGAGGCAGGCAACTCCCCGAAAATGATCTTCCGCCACTATCGGGAAATCGTGGATGAGGAAGCCGCCCGGACATGGTTCGGGATGACGCCTCCCGATGGCTGGATGCCGACGGGACTCAAGCACAGCCTGCGGGAACGGATGTGGCGCTTGCTGGCACAAGATGGGACACCGCGTGTTGACAGCGATAACAGTGAGCAATCATGAAAACACTCACTCACACCACCAACGATCCGGCGACGAAGAACGATCCCATTCTGATCAAAAAGAAGGAACTCGCAAAACGGCTCTCAGTCAGCCCCCACACGATTGATGCGTGGGTTCAGCGTCGTGAAATACCGTGCATCAAAGTGACTCCTCGACTTTATCTCTACGAAGTCGAGGCAGTCATGGACGCCATCCGGAGGAAATACGGAACCAACGCCGCCTGATTCCTGAACACGAAAAACCCCGGACGGTGAAAGCCATCCGGGGTTTTTCATTGGTTCACTTTCGCCTCAGTTTTCGAGCCATGCTGACGAGCGACATGATACCGACGGCCAGACCCACAAGTAGAGATGCCACCCGCAAAGTCCATTCGACTTGCTCTTGAAGAGACGTGATTACACCGAGCACCGGAGAAGCGATTCCGACGATGGCCTTGAATGTGTAGTCGATGTCGATTGGGTGGCGCATGGCGACTGGTGGCCGGTGTCAATCGCCCTGCGGCTGATAGGGTCCCTCTCCCACGGTGATGGTGCCATCCGGATTCATCGTGAACTCGTGGGTTGGCCGTACGATGTCCGGCAAGACTTCGTCCAGTGCTGCAATGGAGTCGATCACCTCGGTGAGTGCGCCATGCGCCTGTGCGATACGAACAGCATCGGTGCCGAGAGCGTCCACAGCTTGCTGCGGAGTGAGTCTAGGATGGTGCCAGATTCGGCTAGCGCCCTGCTTTTGGATCTGGCAGAGCCGTTTGTATCCTTCGCGGGCGTCGGCGAGAACGGCGGCACGAAGCCGCGATGCCTCACGGGCCAAGCTGATTTCCGGCACTTCGGGCGAGGCCGGGGTGGCGAAGATTTTGGTGTTGCTCATGGTTTTCTATCGGTTCCGGTTTGTTTTAGAATGGCGATCTCACGCGAGACGCCGGGTTGGTTGAATTTGCCGATCGAGTCGGCTGCACGGGTGGCGGATCCGCTGAATCCAACCCTTGTCAGTTGGCATCCGGCCCGGTGGAGCAGGTCGCAGGCGAAGGCTCCGGTGGTCAGGTGGTTGCTGAGCGGCTCTGAAATCCGCCGGATTTCGACGTGCTTACCGCAGATCACGGGGAGTTGATGCCGCAGCCAGTCGCCGGTGCCGTTGTCCCGGACAATTACCAGGCGGGCCTTTGCCGCGACTTCCTGCGTCGCCGGGCTGATGCCATGCTGTTGAAGGTGAGGGTTTGCGATCAGGAATAGAACGTCGGCTCGTCCCCCGTCCCAGCCGTGGCAGTGATTGATCCATGCCACCGGGAACTGTTGAGGGATGGGCAAACCGTCCGGCCGTGCTACGAGTGTGATCGGCCCGCAAAGGCCGGCGTTGCACAGCGCCGCCACACAGGCAGATGAGTCCGCCTGGCCAAGCGGATTGGTGACCAGCGCGGTTCTGGCCGCACAAAGACACGCCTGCTCGTATTCCTCTTCGGTGTCGATTTGAAGGCTGTTCAGGTGGCTGTTCGTGACCGGGATGACGTTGGAGAAGTCTCCGACCATTCCCGCAGGAAAGATTGCCACGCAACCGTCCCACAGGAGTTCCTCTCCGGTGTTCTCGCCACCGATGACGAAACGGTGGACATGCCGCGAGCTGAGGACGGTCGCATCCGGATGCTGGACCGCTGCTTCAAGACACCGGCGGAGGATGCCGTCGCTCCGGAATGGACTGGTCGGTTGGAGCAGGACGCACTGCCGCCCGGTGGTGCCGGTGGCTTCGAGCGCATGCCTGATAGAATCAGCGTGCGAGCAGTCTGCGGTGGCCAGGTAATCTGGGCGTTTCACCGCACGCGCACCGTGACGACGGGCGATGTCGAGCAGTTCCGGAATGTCGGAAGTGACCACCGTTTCGAGTCCCGCTTCGAGAGCGTGAAGGATCGACCACTCCGCGAGCGGACGACCTTCCAGAGGAAGCATATTCTTGAAGCGGAGCCTCACGCTGCCCGCACGAGCTGTGATGACTGCGACCGGTTTCATATCATCGGGAGGGTTGCGGTTTTGAGCGTGCCAGCGGCGTTTACATAAATTGTCAGGCTCCCGCTGATCGCCGAGTAGGCGAACATCATCATGCCCGGCGGGATGGTGCCTGGGGCGTGATTGAAGACCGCGCCACCATGCAGGGCCGTCGGGCTGAGTCCGTGGCCGTCGGTGACTGAGAACTGCATGACGTTGGCTCCACCCCACACATGACCACTCAGACGGGGGCCGGTGCTGCCGTAGGGGGCTACCTCCAGCCGGCCATAGCCGTGCATCGTGTTCGTGTCTCCGGTGACTACCCCGTTGCCAATCGCGATGCAGTTGAGTCCTTCGGTTCGCGCACCGAACCCAAGGGCGATGCCGTGGCTGTAGGCCATCGTGTTGTTGCCAATCGCTACCGCTTCCCCATGGCTCACCGATCCGAAACCGACTGAAACTCCGTAGCCTGTAGCAAGCGCACCAATAAGGGTCGCCGATCCGTGGGCGATGGTGTTATTGCCTACGGCGACCCCATGAGTAGTTACTTGGATGCCATGAATCGCTTGGAGAGCAGGCAGACGAGTCGCTGGCACAAAACCATGTGCATCCAGTTCGGCATAGCCGTGCGGCATCCCCTTGCGACTGGTCAGTTCGACCAATTGCGGAAGCTGGCCGACAGGCAGGGTGCCGCTGGAATCCAGCTCGGCATACCCGTACGCCGCACCCTTGCGACTGACCAGTTCGATGGATGTAGCTGCCGGATAGGCGGGATCGGCGTCGGTGGGCACGCCTTCGGTGCCGCGGTTCACGTCATTCTCGACGACCACAAGAAAGGTGCGCGTGCTGGTCGGTTCACCCGCGCCTTCGCGCCAGGTGATCTCCCCCATCAAGGTAATTTCGGGAAGCTCCTCTGCCGTGGGTGAGCCGATGTTGAGCGCCGAGTTGAGTTGCAGCGTGTTGAAGCCGAGAGCGCATTCGTATTTGGGTGTGTCGTCGCCCTCCGATGGCATCGACCAGTCTGCTGTGTGCGCGAGATAGGACCGGTCGAACTGATTGCGCGGCTTGATACCGATCTGGATTTCCAGAGTGCCCGGATCGCCTATCGTGACAGGTGTAATGCCGTTTAGGAGAAAGGCCACCTGGAGGCGGGCGTAGTCGCCACGTTTGAAACGGAGGGTGTTGACCGCGCTACGCTGGCCCGGTCCCTGGATAAGTTGGAGCGTTTCAAGATCGACGTGGAGCTTCACGCCCATGCGTGCCTGTCAACCGGATCACTTGGCTGGCCATTTGCGCAGCGGGCATGTCTGGGATCTGAAACGTGCCTTGGCATCGACAAAACACCCGCAGCGGGCGCAGGTCCGGTTCGACCGAAGCTGGTTGCACGATACACAGACGGCAAGCCGTGCGGCCACTTGCTGTGCGGTCAGAGTCGGTTGGCCTTGGACCATGGCCTTGGTTTCCGAACCAATCGCCTTGGCCAAGCTGCCAGCCCTCTTGAGCAATCCCGGTGGTGCTGGCTGGTTGGCGTTGGCATGCGCCGATTTCCGCGATTTCACTCCACTCCGCCAAGATGATGCGCGTGCAGCGATCATGTCGCCGCCATGGGTTGCTAGAGTCGCTTCCACAACCGACAAAGCAGCGTTGAGTTCCTTGATGAAGGCATGTCCCGCCTGCGACATCATGCCGTTGGGCAGAAACATTCCTTCGCGTTGCACAGCGTGGAATGCCCGATGTGATTTCACCGGCATTGCCGATTTCAGCAAAACGCGAAATTGCGGGTCTTCCTGAAACGACTGGAGGCACGAGGGGATGAGGTCTTTCTTGTCCATTATCCGAAGCAGCTTGGGTAGTAGGTTCCATTTTCCGCCGTGAACGATCTGCGGAACGACGGGCTGCAATCCCCGGCGGTTTCGCAATAGCCGTCGCAGCAGCCGTTGCCGACATTGTTGCAGTTGTCCCCTTCGTCGGAGTCATTCGGGATGCAGTTTCCCGCCGAGGCGCAGGTGATACAGGAGCCATCGTCGTCGCTGATCTCCGGATTGTAATTGGCCGCGTAAGGGTTCGTGCATCCCGATCCGCACATTTTCGGGAACTTGAACTCGTGCTGATCGTTGGACTGCAACTTCTTGATTGGGAGGTAGGCGTTGGCGCGAATCAGGACGGATTTTCCCAAATCCTGCTGCACCGGCACCGAGTAGTCGATGGACTGCCCTGGAGTCATGTTGGGATTGTCGATCTTCTTGCCGTGGACATAGACCGACACCCAATAGGTGCCGTTTGCCTCCGGTGAAGGAGCCGCACCAAGAGTCACCCGGAATCCAAGCTGGATCTGGAACGGCGGTGCCGTGCCGTCAAGGAAGCACGGTGGATGCCACGTCACGTTCTCAATGGTGATCTGTGCTGGTTGAAGTGGCGGCGGAGGGGGCGGCGGCGGAGGGGGCGGCGGCGGAGGGGGCGGCGGCGGAGGGGGCGGCGGCGGTGGCGGCGGTGGCGGGATGAATACGCAGGCGTAAGTTGGGCATCCCCTGGCATCCATGCCTGTGACAACCCGCACGGTCCCGGCAGGACAGTCCGGTAGCGGAGGGCATCCGACCGGAACGCAAGCATAGATCGGGCACCCGTCTGCATCGACTCCGGTTTGCACGCGCACCATGTTTGGTCCGCAGATGATAGGCTCACCACAAGGGTTTCCGATAGGCTCGCACGGACCCCATATCACGCAGCCGTTTTCATCAACTCCTTTGCCTATGGAGACTTCACCCGGAGGACATGCGGGAGGATCACCGCAGGCGACGGGCACGCAAGCATAGGTAGGACACCCCTTCGCATCTTGCCCGGTAATGACGAGTCTGCTGCCCACACCGCACATCGGCGGGTTAGGACAAGGTGGCTGGCAATTCCACAACGCACAGCCGACATCATCGAAGCCGATGGCAACCGCGATCTGTCCGTCTGGACATACGGGCGGGTCGTCGCAAAACACGGGCTGGCAAGCGTAGGTAGGACAGTCTCGCTCATCCCTGCCCGTTTCTATCACCTTCGAGTCGGGTCCACAATTCGGCGGATCGCCACATGGTTGACGGTCATCCGGGGCACAATACCAGATCGCACAGCCGAGGTCATTGAAGCCGCTGACTCGCGCAGTGAATCCTTCCATGCACGCGGGCGGGTCGTCGCAAAACACAGGTTGGCAGAGATAGATTCGGCAGCCGCAGGTATCGAAGCCTCCGGTCACGAGCTTGAAGTTTGGTCCGCAATTTGGCGGAACTTCGCATGGGGTGGCGCAATCGTCAGGATCGACAGGCGGGTAAATCGGCGGAACGACCGGGCACTCGGCGGGTGGCGGGTTTCCTCCGGTTGGTGGGATAAACGGACTTGTGATAGGTGGCGAATCGACGGGCGTCGGGTATTGCGCCTTTCCCTGCTGATCCCATCCGTCATAGACGGTGCCGCACTGTGGCGAATAAACCGTCCAGTCGTAGGCAAGAAACTCTTCAACGCCGAAGTCGGCGTTCCGAACCACTCGGCTCACCGCAGCTCCGGTGGTGGTCGAAGACTTGGTCAGGTAGGTGAGATGAAACAGTCCGTGATGATAGACGATCCACCGTTGCGAGGTCGCATGGTTGAACGGATCGGTGACGGGGTCAGCCCATCCGTTCCGGCGCACCGCCCAACCTCTGCGTGCGTATTCAGCCGCCAGCGGCCAAATCATGCCATGTCCCACGCTCATTGTGTGCTTGTGGGTTGGAACGTCCTGCGGATGTCCTCATACAAAGGGACAATCGGGCAGGTTCCATAAACGGCGTTCGGATACATCGGATCAATCGCGGGGGCTGTGTCAGCAGGGCGCGGGTAGGGCTTCTTGCCCTGCCAACGGTCGCCGCCATAGCCATAGCCGCCCTGCATCTCCAGGCACGCAGGAGTAAGCACGGTCCAGTCTTCGGCATAGAAGTCCTCGACGACGAAGTCCGTGTTGCGAATGACTCGAGTCGCCTTGTTGCCGGTGACGACTTGTCGGTAGAGCAGCCAGAACAACGCGTTTTGATAGACGACCCACCGCAGGGCACGTCCGGTGTCGCCGAACAATTCGAGCTCATCCCATCCGGCACGACGCACCGCCCACCCGCGACGGGCGTATTCGGCGGCCAGAGGCCAGATCATGCCGGTGCCGTAGGTCATGGGTTCGGAACGAGGTCGCGGTCGATGGCGAGGCGGAAAGTCTTGGACGAGCGGATGACCTCGTCGGAGAGAGCACCCGGTTCGAGGTAGTCCACGCGCCACTCGATTTCGGCGATGGAGTCGAAGGTGGTCTGATAGTCGGCCTGATAGTTGGCGAGCGCGTTGAGGAGATCCGGCGTGTCGAGATCGACTAGGATGCGGTAGCGCGGGCGGTCGCTGGTGCCGATGATTTCCAAGCCGCCATTGCTCTGAACCAGCACCGTCTCACCTTCGAACTCGCGGATGTTCATGATGATGGATGCCATCGCCATCGTTTGCAGTTCCTCGCCCTTGAGGAATCCGATGTCGAGAAACACCTTGTCGCCGTATTTGAGGAACATCACCGCCTGGCTGGCCTGCGATGATGAAGGCGTGATGCCCGGAACCGAAACCGCGCCTGATCGCAGGTCGATGTTCACCTCGATGCCGATGCCATCGTTGAAGTTGGTGTCCTCAATGCCCATGGCCACCTCCAGCGGGGTCGAGGGGCCGGTAGCATTGCTGGCGATAACCTTCACGAGATAGACGCCAGCGGAGATTGCCGCTCCACTGACAAGACCGGACGAGTTGATCGACATGCCGGACGGCAGGCCATCAGCGGTCCATGATGTCGGCGTGTTGGTCGCCTGCATCTGATATTCGAAATACTGCCCTTTGCGATAGCCGAGGACGGAGGTGGTGTTGGAAATGACGGGAATGGCCATGATTATTGGATGGTTACTTTGCCGAGGCTTTCAGGTTCATCGCCGGTGAGAGTTGCCTTGAGTCCGTTGAACGCGACAAGTCCGCGGGGATCGGTCTGGTGGTCATCGGTGTCGAAGCGAACGAGACGGCCGCGCAGGATAAAGTTGGCGGTGGTCATCGTGGTTTCAGTCGCCTCGGTGGCTCCGTAGATCACACGGTCCACGACGCAGGTATCGACGGAATTGACCGGCTTGCGGACGATGCGCAGGCCGAAGCCGTGCGATGACGGAACACTCGTCAGCATGAAACTGTGATCGAGTGAAGGAGGCAAGAACGTGACATCCGCGATGTTGCTCGGGCTTGGCGGGTTGCCCGATGGCAAGCCGATGTCGATGGCGACGCCCCAATGAACGAGGGTGTTCGAGTTGAACACGGCGGCGACAAACGAGAAATCGAGCGAGAGCCGCTTGCCGAGTCGCAGTTGCTTGCCGTTGACGTGGATGCGGAACAGCTCGCGGGAGAAGTCCGTCGGGTAAAACACCTGCTCGCCCGCGATGACCTGTTCGACCTGATAAAAACCGCGCCCGTCCCATGCAAAGAATCCCGGCGCGTTGAGCTTGGTCGAGCGGCGGCCGAGATAGCCGGGAATCACCAGTGGCGCTGCGGTGTTGGTGTATTCGTAGATCACGCCGGACTGCGGGACAGTCGGCAGCGCGGCAACCGTGGTTGTGACCAGCGGATCGACATGCACGGCGGGCAGCAGGCCACCCACTCGCGGAAGGTCGGCGGGTTTGATCGACGGGACATCCTTCGCCTCGATCTTCTGGCGCGTCGGAAACACCTCAAAGAGTTCCGGCAGTTCCCACGCGGCGATGACGGTTTGTGAAGTGGAGCTGACGCCGGGTGGCGAGGTAGGGATGAATGTTTCCAGGTCTTCGACGCGCTCGCCAAGGTCATCGAGGATCAGTTGCAGCCCTTCGATTTGAGCAATGGTGTGACCGTGCGCCTGAAATGCGGACACCGGGCCTGCGGTGGAGATAATGACGACGTATCCATTCACCGCGGGCGGTTCGGCAAACGTGATGCTGAGATCATCCTCGCCATCGAGCGTGACGGCCAGTGGTTCGACGATGGCGCGGCTTCCTCCGTTCTGGCGCACGGTGACATGAAGATCGCGGGTGCCGAGGTTGTGACTGATGGTGAAGTCCGAGTTCACGCCATCACCGATGGGCGCGACGTAGTGCTGTGAGCCGGTGATAATCTGGTCGGGCGTGAACGGCACATACGTCCTGCCATAGGGCGGCCGTAACCAGTCGATGTTGGCGGCGGTTTCGAGTCCCTCCCAGTTGAGTTCGCGAATCAGCGAGATCGGAGCGCGGAACGGCGTGAGCGTGTAGGTCTTGTCAGGGTCGTTCTCATCTTGAATTGCGACTTCGATTTCCAAGTCGGGCTTTAATTCGGGAGCACCACGCAATGCAGCGGCGATTTCGGCAGTGTTGAGATCGAGGATGACCGTCGGATCGCCAGGCGGTGCGGAAAACACAGCGACTTCGATCAACTCCTGGTCAATGCCGGCCATCTCGCCGTTGAAGGTGATGTGGGCGATGTTGGTCGCCGGGTTGCTGACGGAGAAAGATCCTCCATCGTCAGCCAGCACTGTGAGCGCGTCCTGAATTTCGTCGGGTCCGTCATCCACGGACAATTCGCGGGTTTTCTTGAATCCACGACGCAACTGATAGGTGCCCTTGAAAGTCGGCTGGATTTTGAGTGCCTGGATTTCGGGCCAGAGCGTGGTGGCAGATGCTCCGCCTGCTTGCACCTCGCTCACCGTGGGCGCGGGCGGCACGATCAATTCAAAGCTCGCCGTGGATGCAAGCGGAGCCTGAACGAGCCGGACCTCATGGCGATATTGTCCCGCCACCTGTGTCGAGCGAACGCGCACGAAAGAGACGGGCCGCAATTCGGAAAGCAGTCCCCCGGCGGAGTATCCGGATAGTGCGATTTCCTGCAGGCCGGTTGAAATGATCCACGAGCCATCCTGTTTGCCGACCACCGCGTCATCCAATCCGACGGCGGCAAGTGCTGTTTGCACAGCGCCCGCCGTGGCGTCATGTGGGATCGGCGCGGTATCTTGGCCGTCCACGCGCAACACGAAGAATCCGGACGTTGGCCGTGCATCGACAAATCCGATGGAGGCGCGGATGTGCGTCAAAATCCTCTGGACCTCGATGGGCGATCCTTCGAGCGATTCGGCGAAGCGCAGGCCGATGCGCACCTTGTCACCCTGGACGAAGGCCGGGAATGAAATCGCGCTACCGCCAAGCGTCGTGGTCAGCCTGCGGGTGGTGAGATTGGCGTAAACGGTGGCCTGCATGGGGATGTCCTGCCCCTGCCTGCCGCGTCAACTCACAGCTCGAAGTAAGCAGCGTCGAACTTCGTCATGCCGTAGGGAAACGGCGGCTCCAACCCGGCCGCCTGCTCCGCTTCCTCCTCTTCCTTACCCAAGCGCTTGGCGAGAAGTCGCTGTTCCTTGTCCAAGCCGAAGCCGTCTTTGGATTCATCACTCATAGCGACCAGAACCTCCCTGCCAAATTGCGGTTGCGCAGCACTTGGAGTGCTTCGTTGAAGGCGTCGTTGCCGGGTGCGAGCAGGGTGCTGAAAATCGAATCAGCGATGCCGCCCAAGAGGCCGGTTCGGAGTTGGATTGGCTGGATGGGTGTCGGGTCCGGAATCCGCTGCGGCGCGTGGCAGAGGTTCCAGAACTGGTCATGCTTCACGAACGCGGTCCATGTGTCATCCATCGGCAGATCGGGCGAGTATCCGGGTGGCGAGAGAAAATAGATGGTGGCGATCTTGATAGCGTCGAACTCGGGATCGGGGGTCCCTTCCAGCAGATTTCCCATATCGACCTCTACAATCGGCTTGTATTTGGATGTCACGTCCAGCCACGGGCGTTTCCGCGGAGGCGTGGATCTGCCATAGTTGATGACGAGCAATGCACTGTAACTGTCGAGGAAGGGATTTCCTTGGATGACATCCAGCTTGGCCGCCGCACGGTCCACGTAGAGCACTACGTCGCAGGCACTCAGAAGCGGCGACTCGCCGGCCGATTCGTATTGGACCTCCTGAATGCCGGAATTGAGGTTGCCTTGGAACACGACCTTTTCATCCGTCACGCCGAACTGGATGAAGAACTCGGGCACGGCTTCGAACTCCACGGCGATGTTCCCCGACATTGAAACTGAAACCGATTCGGCATCCGCTCCCTTGCCGATGATGCGGGTTCCGGAGACGATGATTTGCGGCGACTCAGTGATGAGCGCGTCCACCGATTGATCCTTTTCGGGGCGTGTTCCGGTTTCCTCTTCGATCCGGTCCAGCGTGCGCTCGGTGACGAGCATGGCCAAAGTCGAAATCTCCGGTTCCACCCCGTTGACGAAGCCGGGGCGGATGCGGAACACCCACTGTTCGGCGGTGTCGCTCCATTCCGGCACGATGGTCCACGGATGCACCCAACGCCGCGACGTTCTCACGAACCGCAATGGCAATCGGCGCGACACCTCGTCGATCATGGCGTTCCATGTCTTGTGATTGATGATGGGAATTTTGCGCTTCATGTCGGGATGAACAGATGGCGACCTGCGGCTTTCGCGTTCGGGTCTTTCTTGAGATCAGCTTCGCTCGGACGGCGCTCTTGGAATTCGTAGCGGATGTTGTGGTGAACGATCTGGAACACCTCCTCGATGGAACCGCCGTGGCTGGATGCCCGCAGGAACGCGAGCGGATAGTAGCCGAAGCCGTCGAGTGGTCCTTTGGCGGAGTCGGTCTGAACGATTTCGACGTTCTCACTCACCTGCTCGCCGGCCTTGTTTTCCTTCACACCGGAAATCCCGCCGCTCACCGATTGCTTCACCTTGAGCGAAATGTAAATCCGCCCGTCCTTGGATGCCTTTTTCGGATCCAGCTTGAGTGCCGGGTAATCCTTTCCGGTTTCGCGATTACCATCCTTGTCGCGGTTGTCGATGCGGCGTTTCTGCCCGCTCTCGGTGATGACTGGAATTAAATCGTTGACGGTCCCGGGCGAGACTCGCACCGATGATCCACTCACCATGACGCGGAACGGATGGCGGAACATCTGGTGGTCGCGGACGCGCACGATGGTTCCGTGAGGTGTGACCCGCACGTCGATCCCGTCGTCAGGGACGATTTTGAGCGAATCAACCCAGCGCACGAGGCGCTCCCACGCGTCGCGGACTTTCTCGCCCTTGCGCACTTTGATTTCACGCGTCGTCATTGCTTGCTGGCCTTTTCATAGATCTCCTCAACCCAACCGTTCGGCGGTGAGAGCAGCCATTCGTTTTCGATGCGCCACACGTCGCCGTTCTGCGAGATTTTCGGCGGCATCGCCATCCATGTGCGGCTGCCGAAATCGACTTCAGCAATCGAGTCCGGCGCACCCGGGATGCTGGAATAGACCTTGCCGATGTCGTTGATCGCGTTCTTGGGAATCTGCTTCGCCGACCATGTGCGGGTGACGCGCGCGGTCATCACGGCATAGGTCGAGGTGCCAAACATCGGATTCTTCTCGCCCGGTTTGGCTTTGCCCTTGCCGCCGAGTCCGCCCTTGCCCTTGGCCTCCTTGGGCATGAACTCAGGGAACTTGAGCGGGCCACCCGGTTCCTCGTAATAGCCGCCGTAGGTCGCCTTGATTTCCTTGAGGTTGGGATGCGACTCAAGCGGCTCCTCGGAAAAGTCGAAGCCGAGGTTCCATTGCTCGGTTTCCGCAGGTTCGGGTTCCTCGTCACCGGCGTATCCCTTGTAGGTAACGGTGACGATCCAGCCGTCGGTGCCGTCGTTGAGCGCCTGCCAGGTGCGTCCCTGTTCGACCAGTCCGTGAAAACGTGCATGTCCGACCGTCGTGACCTCCGCGATGCTTTTGGCGTGATACGAAACGGCGAATGACGAAATCATGTTTTCGTCCCTGCCGCCGCTCGCGCCTTCGAGGATGGTGTTCTCAGCCATGGCTTACGCAAAAACCGCCTCCGCCGGTGCCGGGGGGGTGCCCCTGTTCTTGGTGTTGTCGTGGATCTTTTTGAGCCAGTCGGTCTGCCGCTTGTTTTCCTCTAGCAGCCCTGCGTTTGCGCTGCGGCCGAAGAGCATGTTCATGGATTGTGCAAAAGAGCCTAACTGTCCTGACCCGCCCGCGATGACTGCCGGAGCCGTTGGCTTTTCGTCCGCTGCCGCCATTCCGATTTGCTTGCCCGTCTTCACCGGAGGAATGGCCGCTTTGATGCGCTCCACGGTGTCGCCGAACTCGCGCTTCATGCCGGACGTGTCGATGGCCTCCGCGGTATTGGCGAAAGTCTCGCTGAATCGGGTCTTCACGTTCTCACCGGCTTCTACCAGACGTTGGGCGATTTTCTGTGCGGCAGGTTCCAACAGGTCACCGGCCTTCGAGAACCGCGCCGCCGCGTCTTCATCGAGGATCGCCGCGCTCTCGCGGATCGTCTTCTGGATGCCGTTGAACGCATCCTCTTTGCCAAACAACTCAGCCAGCGGACGCGCCACCTCAATGATTTCCGAGAATCCCTTCTGCAAGAAGCTGATGGCTGATAGAAAAATACCGATGATGGCATTGCCCATCCCGCTCCAGAACTCGGGAGTCGTGAGGATTTGGAAATAGGTCACCGCCGTCTTGAAATACTCGACGATGTATTGCCCGGTGGCGGCGATGGTCGCCCGCAGGGTGGCCCACAGGAAATTCACGCTCTGTGCGAAGGCCAGCTTGAGCGACGACCAGACAAGATTGAGAGCCTCGCCACTGCGGAAGATCGCGACCAGGAATTGGCCGGCTTCGGCAAGCTTGGGCTTGGCCATTTCGACGAATTCAAGGAACTGCGGCGTGATGGATGCGAGTGCTGCCGCCAGTGGTTTGCCCACTTCCTCAAAACCCTGATTCAACGCGGCCTTGATCTGGACGGACGCATCCGCGGTCGCCGCCGCCGTGCCGCCGACCTGCTTTTCGATGGCGGCGAGCACCAACGCCTGCGCCTCGTGCATCCGGTTGGATTCGGCCAGAGTCTTGATCTTCGCCTTCTCATCTTCGGTGAAGGTAATGCCCGAACGCCGCAAGGCCGCGAGGCCATTGACCGGATCGTTCAGAGCCTTGCCAAGCTGGACGGCGTTCTGTTCGGCAGCGCCGAAACCGGCCGCCGCCATGTCCACGGCCGCTTGGGTGGCCCGATCAAAATTACCGCCCAGCTCGTCGGCGGTGTTGGCGAGTTCCTTGAACGTGAGCAGTTTCGCCTGGGTGAGTTGGATCGCATTGCCATCCACTCCGGTTTGCAGCTCGATCTTGTCCGCGAGGTTGTTGAGCCGTTCGGCCACCGCGTCGGACTGGTCGCCAAACAGACCCATCGATTTGGCGATGTTGCGAACGCGGGCGTCGGCGGAGTTCGCCGCCTCACCAGATAGGATCAGTTTGTAGGTCAACGCGCCAATCGCCGCGCCTGCGGCTGCCACAGCGGCGGCGACAACTGCCGTTCCCTTAGCCACGGATTTCATGGCGCTGCCCATCGACGCGAAACCCTTGGATGCGCCCGACGACATGCCGGCCATCGAGTTTTTCAAGCCGCTGGTTTCCGACTTGGCAGTCTTCAACGCGGACTGGAATCCAGCCGTGTTGAGTGTCAGCAGTGCGGTGAGCTTGGCCATCTGGCCACGGGAGGCATGTCAATCGAAGCCGGATTTCCCCTTCACGTTGGCGAAGAAATAGAGCAGCCGTTTTTCCATGGAACGTGTCTGCACCCTGAGCGCGGCATTCACCCGCGCCCGCAGGCCGTTGACCTTGGCGGCCCACTCCACCGCGTTGGTGATCGACGCGCTGATTTCGCCATCCTTCACCGTGATGTCGGTGCTTCCGGGCGCGGCGTGGCGAGACACCCAAGCGGGCACGCGGATCTTTCCAACGCTCTGCGCCGCCGTGGCCCATGCCGATGCCAGATAGCCGACCCGCGCCTTCTTTGCCTTGATCAACTCGGCGATCAACGCCTTTGGAGCCTTGAGCTTGGTGCCGCCCTTGGCCACGCGCATAGTCCCGCTCTTTCGCCGCGATTTGAGCACCGAGCGCATTTGCGCCAACGAATCCACATCCGCCCGCTTCGGATCGGACACCCCGCGAAACACGGCGCGGATGTCGCCGGTGATCGCCTGCTCACCCAGCTTCTTTGCCTTCACTCCGCGTGTGCTGCCACGGTTGGGCGGAGTGAAGTCCAAAAGGTGCCGGATGAAGCCGCGGACCTGTTCCTTCATGAACGTCTCGCCGTCGCGCTTCGAGTAAGCAGCGAGTCGGTCGGCGGCCCGCTGGAACTCATCGACATGCAGTTTGAATTTCACCTCATCACCCATCGTCATCGTCGCCATCGTCAACCATGCGGTCGATGAGTCCGATCAGATCGTCCGGCGCGAGTGCCTGCATCGACTCTTCGGTGGGTGGTTCAAGTGTCCAGAGATTGGCCGCTTGAAGCGAGCAATGGTAATACTGGAGGGCACGCGCCATCGGCAGCCGCCAGATGATGAAGTCCTCGCTCCAACCGGTGTCTTTGGCGATGGTGAACACCGCACTCGCAAGCCAGCCGGGGTTCAGGACTTTCCCGGCGCATCGTCCTCGCTGGAGGGATACTTGCTTTCGACGCGGACGCTGGATGCGGCAAGCATCGCGTTGATCCGGTTGATTTCCGCCATCAACCCCGGGAGCATGTCGAAGGTGACATTGAGAGAAAACTTGAGCACACACCGATCCACGGTGTCGTCCCGGACGGCGTCCGCGATGTCATCTTCATCCGCCGACTGCATCCATGCAAAGGCCATGATCTGCCGCTGCTCTTCCAAATCATCAAGCTCCAGCGGTGGATCATCCTTGCCACGGGTGAACATGGTGAGCTTGAGAAGATAGGCCAGTTGCATCGAGCCCATGGTGTAAGGACGAAGCTTGAGGTTGCCGATCCGGCGTTCCCCGCTGTCGATCATGCCGGTGGCAAGTTGAAGTTCGCGGTCGTTCATGATGTTAGAATTCGGAAAGGATTTGCTCGCGGGTGGCTTTCGATGCCTCGTCGGAACCGCTCGGCACGATGGCGATGCGCTTGCCTTTGCGGATGAGCAGCATCGGGCGCATCGTCTTGACCTTGTCGAGCAGCCGGTTGTGCTGGTCGTTCATGGCCCGCAGATAGGCAATAGGGTGATTGGCGTTGGCCTCGCACCAGGCGAGCGATTCATAACGCTTGCGGAACTCATCGAATGTGATGCTTTCCGCGACCTCGATGGGTTCGAAGCTGAGTTTGGCCGCGCCGTCCATCAGCCAGGTGACGGTGCGCTTTGCGCCGTTGGGCGTCTGTTCGACCGTGTCGGAATACGCGGCTTCGGTGGCGAACATGCCGCCGCTTGAGAGTGCCGCAGCGACAAGCCGGGTGTTGCGGCTTTCGGTGGGTTTCGTGTCGTGATCGCGCACGACGCTGATGGTGGTTCCTTCTTTCATGGGTGATTTTCAGGTGATCGTTGAAAATGGATTTGTCATACCGCGCCTGCGGCGGGATGGTTCACTCCCGACAGTTCGAACGAGTTGTAATCCTCGTTGGTCTGGGAGTTCTTGACGGTGGTGATGATGGTGGTTCCGCCCGTGATCTGTTCAGGCACGTAGGCGGCGGAGGCTCCACCCAGCAGGGATTCATCAGCGACACCCCGGCCCTTGACGCTGAAACTGAAGGATGGATCGTAGCGGTTGCCCGTCTCAAACGCACCGTCGTTCTTCTTGATGATCTTGTGTTCGAGCTGCTTCTGCACGTCCACGCTCTCCACCAGGGCGGCGGTGACGCACTTGACTCCGATTTCGTTGAACGCGGCGGGCATGGAAGTGATGGGTGTTAGATGTCGTCGTAGGCGACGGCCTGAATCTCGAAGCCTGGAAAGTCGTCGTTGCTTTCCGTCACCTTGACGGAGGTCACGAACGAGACGCCCTTGGTGATCGCCCCTGCGGCGACATCACCAAAATTCACGGTGCCTTTTCCGGATAGCGTGATGCTGCGGGTGATGAGCTTCTTCGGCTTCGCTACAACGGTCACGCCAAGCGAATCCCGCAGCGTAGCCACTTCGATGGATGAGTCCGCAGACGCTTCCTGGGCGTGGCCGGTTGCGGGCGCGAGTCCGTGCAGGTTGGTGACTCCGAAGGTGGCGGGCATGACTCTTACGGCGTGTTGTCAACCGGCGTCCAATCCACACCTAGAATCCCCTCGATGGTGGTGAGCCATCGATCATCGTCCGTCACGGCAGTCGAGTTGGCTTTCGTCCTGAAACCACCGATGGTGAAACCATTCGCCGCTGGCAACACACCTTCCATGATGCTCTTCACCGTATGGGCGAGCGCGGCGTGTTGGGTCCGGTTGTCGGTGGGTGACGAGACGAGGATTTTCACCGTCGCTCGATGCAGTGGGCCGACCACGTTTTCAATCGAGTCTGCCAGCACGAGAATCGCGTGGGATTCGGGCGTGCGGATGTCGGCGGATGTGCCGGTGAAAACCTCGGGCGCGGGAACAAGCTGCGCGGAGGTGAAAAGGCCGGCCAGGTAATCTTCGATGGCTTGGTTCATGATGGTGATTTTCAGCGACGGGCCACCCGGTATTCGATGATGCCTGCGCCGGGTTTGCGGTTGATTTCCTCGATCTTGTGGCGGTCGCCGCCGATGAGGATCGTGTCGTTGTGGGCGGGCGGCGGAGTTGGCAGGTGTGCCACGAGCAACCTCACGGTGAGTGCGCCGTCTTGGGTGAAACCGCCTTCCTCAAGATCGACGGCCAGTCCGCTTGGCGAGACCATCGCCTGATAGTCCTTGCCACCGATGGTCACTGGCACGCCAGCGTCACGCAGGATTTCAACGAAGGCTTCTGCAGCGGCGGCTTGGATCGCGTTCACCCACCGCGCACGGTGTCAATCGCGCTGAAAACAAAACACCCCCTCCCGGTTTCCCGAGAGAGGGTGATGGATGCCAATCGAACTCCAAAGAAGCTTATGGTTTGACGATGCGCTTGAGGGCGTCGGTTTTCGCCGGGGCGAAGCCATAGAGGCATTCGAGGGTGACGAAGATCTTGTTGGCGCGGGTGTCGGTGAAGCGCAGGTAGCCGAAGGTCATGCCCGTAGTGGGATCGGTGACGGCACCGGCTTGCTGGTAGTCGGCCACCGGCTGAAGGTAGCGCATGGCCACCGCTACGGCGCTGGAGTGAGCGGCGAAACCAACGAGCTTTTCCGCGTGATCCGACGGGATGAGGGTCGTCTCATGGAGGTTGAATCCGGCAATCCGCTTGACCATGCCCTCGGTGACCGCTGGGGCGTTGAGGTTCAGGTTGAAACTCTTGGCCACCACATCGTCGGCGAGCATGTTGGTGTAGTAGCCGGCATCGAGCACCAGCGAACGCGGGTTGGGCGGCATCTTGGCATTGCCGCAGGCTTCGCGCAGGCTGAGCACCTTCTTGTAATCGAAGGCGGTGGCGGCGAGCGCGGCGATGCCCGGAGCGCCGAAGTTGGCGAGCGTGATGCAACTGAAGATGTCCACCAGCACATCCTGGGCAAGTTGTTGGGCGGCGGCTTCCACCAGGGCTTCGAGCGCGTTGAGCGAGGTCTCGGCGGATTCCCTGGCGGTGACGTGGACAGTCTTGTATTTGTGGCGGTTGAGCGTGACAGGAACCACGGTGACCGTGGAGTCGGCATTGGCCGAGTAGTCACCTGCGAAGTCGCTCGATTCACTGGGCGCGCCGACGAGCGGAACTCGCACGGTGTCGAGCTTGTCGGCGGGCTGCGGACTAAAATCGGTGGAGAACGCCGTGACCGGCAGGAGGTTCGACATGAAGGGCATGAGCGCCCGTTGGGCGACCTTGATGTCTTTGACGTTGGTGAGGGTGTTGGACATGGCTTTCTATCAGGCTTGGTGTTTGAGGATGAGGGCTTGTTGTTCGGGAGTGAGCTTGCGCCAGAAGGCGGTCTGCTCTGCGGGATCGGTGATGGCGGCGAAACGCGCATGGAGGTCCGCAGCCTGGGAGGCATCTCCGGCAGGGGTCACTTGGGCGGGCATCGTGGTGCCGGTGGAGGCGACGACGCGGGCGACTTCGAGTTGCAGTTTGCGGTCGAAATCAGTTTGCGATGCTTCCAGATTGGTGATGCGTGATTGCATCGAGGTGACTTGCACCTTTGCGGCATCCCGCTCGGTGATGAGATTGGCGGCTTGGCTCTTCGCGTCATCGCGCTCCGCTTTCAGCGTGTCGATTTCGGCGGCAAGCAGCTCCACTTCGCCGCGCAGGGAATCGACGCTGGTCGATGCTTCGTTGAGCAGTTCGGTCTGGGCTTGGTGGTCCCGCTGGAGGTTCACTACCTGGGTGCGGGCTTCGGCGAGTTCGTCTTCGATGGTCTTCATCGACCGTGATCCCGTGTCAACCGACGCGTGATAGACGCGCAGGCGGCGCATCGCGTCGGCGCGGTCGGGAACCATACCCGCGAGGTTGTGGCGCTGGGCCTGTTTGCCACTGAAGGTCTGTCCTTCCATGGCCTCGGCAGGAATCGCACGGCCGCGGGAAAGCACAGCGTCGTGAAACTCAGCGGCGATTTCGGCGAGGTTCGATTGAATCAACTCGCGCTGATCATCTGTTAGCGGAGTGCCGGGCGCACCCATCGCCTTGTATTTGCCGACGGAGAAGACCTCGACCTTGATGCCCGCTTTATCGAGGGCCGCGCTATTGTCGATCACCGCCTGCACGACGCCAATGGATCCGACCTGGGCGGAGGGCGTGGCGTAGATCGCGCGGGCCTGGCTGGCGATCCAATAGGCCGCCGAACACATCAAACCGGAAGAGAACGCATAGACTGGCTTGCTTCCATTCAAAGCCTTCACCGCCGCCGCGAGTTCCGGAGTGCCGGCCACGGTGCCGCCGGGTGAGTCGATGTTGAGAAACACCGCCTTGATGTCGTCGCGTTCCCCCGCTTCACGCAAAGCTTCACCGATGTCTTCGGAACTGGTCGCACCGAAGAAGATGCGTGCAAAGAGGTCGGGCTTGCGAAGGATCGGCCCTTCGATGGCAACCACGCCGATTCCATCCTCAATCGAAAGCAGCGGGCTTTCGGCTGCCTGTTTCGGAAGGAATCCACCGCGATCCACCAGTCCCCGCAAGGACGCGGCCATGGATTGCAGCGCTTCAGGTTGGATCAGCCACTCGCGATGTTGAATTACCGGGTTCACGCCCGGATGTCGGTGTCAACGACCAGGCGGTGGCTCTTCCTGCTCCGGAAGAGTCACAGGCATGCCATTTGGTTTCCAGAGCATGTCCACCGGCACGCCGTACTTCGCCGCTGTATCCAGGATGAGCTTGGCATCGCTGGCGCGGCGTTCGATTTCCTCACCGAAGTCGGCACCCTGTTCATTGAAGTGATCAGAGAGGGTTTTCAGGCCCATTTCCACGTCGGCACGGTTTTGTTGAGCCTCGCGTCCGGCGTCCACGGTCACGCGCTTGGGAGGAACTGAGCTGATCTTCCACCAGCCTGGCACCGGTGGGAGGAAGCCGCGGGCAATGGCATCGCCGATCACATAGGCCCAAACCGGTTTGATGAGGCGACTTTCGAGAATCATCTGGCGGAATGAGAAGCGGCGATCCGCCTTGGCGACGATCAATCTAACGCCCGCGCCTCCGACCTTGCTGGAATCCGCTGCAAACTCGAAGGGAATCATGCCGAGCGCGGAGTCACGCCGCAGGTGTTCCAGGAAACCGGTGAAGGTCGGCGATGGCCGATTCGACTGGAAGCTGTCGAGCGACTCGTCGGGTTTGAGCGCCACCAGTTTGCCGCCTACAATGCGTTGCAACGAAACTGGGTCGCTGGAATCACTGCCGGCCGCGCCACCGACCACGAAGTCACCGTTGTCGTCTATCTCACCACGAGCCGTCTTGAGGATGCGAGACACGTCGGCATTGTCCTTCACTGCGTGCTTTTCGAGAGCTAGCAATTCCATTTCATCGAGCACGTGATTGATCGAATGCTGGATCGTCGGGTGAGACCGGACACCACCAGCCCACTCAGGCTCATGAATATGTAGAATCGACGCGGCTGGCAGATCACGGGTTTTGCCGTTGTCTTCCAATGTTCGATAGAAAACCGGTGCGCCCCACGCATCGAGGCCGACTCCGTCGATGGTTTCCTGTGAACCGAACTGGTCGCCTACGCGGTGGGATTCGATCAACTGGATGCGTGGTTCGCCTTGGGTGTCGCGGGTCTTGTGGATGAAATACTCGCCGTCGATGTCCATGCCGCGACAAACCAGGGCCTGGCATTCCTCGAACGAAAACCGCCGCGTCACTTCACAGCGAGGCGACCACATCGCGAAATAGGCTTCTGCGGTACGGTTCCACTGAGGATCGGGTGATTGCGCCTGGACGCGAATGCCGTCGCCGGTCGAGTAAATCGCCATGTTGGCGACAAGCTCCCGCACGAAACCGCTGTTCTTGTGCATGTATCGCGACTTACGAACCAACTCCGTGCGGACGCCCGGCGTGAGTTCGTTGCGGGCGTCGGTTGGTGACGCGCCCGGCACACTCCCGCGACGAGGAGACCAGTTTACCGATTCGTATGGTGAGCCCCATGCCTTCGGCACGAAAATAGGTGGCAAGAGCAGGTGCGCGATGTGCTTGAGGCGGTTCATTTCGGGAGATAGCCGGAGATGAAGGAAGCAGCGGCGATACGGGGTTTGCCGTAGGTGGCAGGATCAAGCACGCGGAGCGCATGGCCGCATTCCTCAAGCACCTGATCGACCGGCATGGTGAACTGCTTCGATGCCGAGCTGCCCGCCTCGTTCCAGGTCATGAGGGTTTTGCCCTCGATCAGAAATTCCTTCGCCCGCTGCTGGATCGCGAGCACTTCGGAAATCGTGAAGCCGGTGATGAAGAGTCCGCGGGCCATGGATCAGTTGCCTTTCCAAGTGGCGTTGCGTCCCCGCGTGTCGATGTGGACGAAACCGGACGATGGATAGAGGCCGAGGCCGCCGATGAACTTGCCCGCCTTGCGCCATTCAAGCAGTCGGTCATAGACGCGCTGCGGGCTGATGCCGTCGAATGCGATGTCGAGAGCCTTGAATTCAAGATGTTGGCTGAGCGGGGCACCGCCGACCGTCTTGTTGTAAGTCGGGGCGCGATACGAACTCAGGATGCGGCAGGGCTTGCCGAATGAATCGCGGAGATCGTCCACGATGCGAAGCGTCGGAACGATGTTCTTCCACAACCGCCTCGGCGGCGGGCTGTTCTTCACGCCGTTTCTCTCGCGGGCGAAGTAGCTGGTGAACTCGCCCGCGCCGAAGTGACGGAACCCCTGGGCCGCGAACCATTCATTGAACGAGTTCATGGATTACTTGGAGGTGCGGGGTTCCACGACGATTTCGACGCGACCGTCCGGATGAACCCGGATGCGACCGTCCTTGTTGATGAATTCACCAGTGACCGCAGGGGGCGTGGCGCACGAGGCGAGGAACGGAACGGTCAGCACCGCCATGGCGAAGCAGAACAGGCCGACCTTGAACGATTTGTTGGGCTTGCCGTCGTCGAAGAGGTCGCCAAGAACGACAACCAGTTCCTTCAATGCCAGCGCGGCGGGACCAGCGATGAGTAGGTATTGCGCCTTGTCCGCGTCGAGCAGGTTGGCGATGCCCGAGAGGTCAATCGCGGCCATTGTGGTGAGACCGGAACCAAGGAAGGTGAGGAAGCGGAGGATAGTGACGGTTTTCATAACTCCCCGTCCGGGGTGTCAACCGGGGCAGCCGCGATGGACTCCCGTCCGACGATCTTGAGCATGGTCGCGGCAGCGGCCTGTTCCGCTTCGCAGTCGAAGTAGTGGTTCGGTCGCGAGCCGATTTGCTTCCACATCCATTGGCCCTTTTCCTTGATGCGTTGCTCGCTTTCCATCTGTGCGAGGAAGTCGTCGTCGATGTCATCGGGCACTTCCCATGTTGGTCCCTGAGCAGGATCCTGATTGCGACGCAGACGGGCGAGAGTGTCCTTGATGTTGAGGTTGCTCCAATAGTGAACGTGGCAGTGTTGGCGATGCGACAACACCACCTTGCGCCGGGGCGAATAGAACCGCTGGACGGTTTTGCCATCGCGCCCCTTGTGGGCATAGACCGGACGGCGGTCGCCGATGAGCGCCACCCATCCTCGCTTGGCGCATTCGCGATAGACGTCGTAGGTCGCATAGCCGGCGTCGAGGAAGACAAGACTCGGATGAACTTCGAAACGTTCCTGCAACACGTCGATGTCGGTGAAGGTCAGGATGCGCTCGTTCCACATCAGACGGCTCGATCCGTCCGCCGACCACGAGCGGACAACGACAAACAAGTGGTCCATCTGGCAGTCCACGGTGATGAATCGAAGCGGAATCAGGCCGGTGCGCTCGGGTAGCGGGGCGGCGAGAATTTTTCCGGTCTTCGGATCAATCGCGCCTTCCTCTTCCCACGTCTCGCCGCGCTTGTAGCCGGACTTGACGATTTCGAGTTTGTAATCCTCGACGTACTCGCGCCACGGCAGGCCAAGGCGCTTCTGATAGAACTGTTGCAGCAAGGAAACGTCACCCTTCCGCGCCGCCGCCTTCGCCCGCAGGTAGAGTTCGGCCAACTGCCCCCAGCTCATCGCGCACAGGGCGTTCCAGTGGAATCCGACGTTTTCTTTCGAGGCTTTCGGATTCTTGGCGACGAAAGCACCGGTGGAGTTGAGTTCTCGGCGGGTGCGCTCGCCATCGTTGAAGTAGTGGTTGCAAGATTCGCAGCGCATGGCGGCAGTGCGCCTAACTTCATCAAAATCCCAGTCGCCGGATTCATCGCGGGCAGACTTGCACCACTCGACGCACTCCCACTTGAACGGCTGACGGTGATGGCACTCGGGACAGGCGAACGTCCATTCACGCTGGTCGGTCATCTCGAACTTGCGGTGGGTGTCGTCGTCTTCCTCGCCGCCCTGACTCATGAAGATGCACTTGCCCAGCCAGCCGAAGGCGGTGACGCGGGCCTCGGCCTCCGCCATGTGCCCCTGTGGCCAGCGCCAGGTTTCATCACCGATCAACCAGCGGATCGAACGGCGCTGGAGGTTGGTCTTGTTGTGCGCCCCGAGAATCCAGAGCGTCATGCCGTTGGTAAACTGGATCGCGTTATTCTTGCGCTTGTGGCGGTGAACGCCGGTGGGCATGAGCCGTGCGACCGGCTCGCACTGGTCGAAGAGCTTCTGCAGGCGCGACTCGGAATAATCGCGGGCATCCTCGTCAGTTTGGTCGAGCCAAAGTGCGGGTCCCGGCAGGTTGGAAATGATGTAGCAGAGCGTCAGCTCGGGAGCGGTGGTCTTCGATGACTGCACCGACGCAATGATCGAGACCAGGCGAATGCGCGGATCGACCAATGATTCCATGACCTCGCGAATCCATGGCGAGTTCTCCGACCGGAAGCGTCCGGGATTGGGCGAATAGGGAATGGCCTCGATGTGATCCTCACACCATTGCCAAGCGGGGCGACGGTCAGGCGGTTGCCACGCCTCGCGCCAGATTTCCTTGAGGACACTCATGCCCTTGTCGCCAACGTCAACACCCCATCAGCCTTCGTGGAGACAGCGCAGGACTTCGTCGATGGCGCGGCGGCATTCCCTCTGAATGCCGGTGGCGTCGAGTCCGGAAAGCACGGGCGGAAGCTCATTCTCGAATTTTGCCCGCAAGATGGATGACGCCTGGGCGACTAGGCCGATCCATTCCTCGCGGACCTTGGTGAGTGGGACGTATTCGCCCTTCTTCACTGCGATGCGTAGCTCACGTTCCTCCACTTCGGCCAGAAGCTTGCGAGCCTTGAGCGCCTCTTCGTTGCCGACCGGCACGCGTCCGGCATTCAATCCGCGCATCCTGACGAACTCGCGCCAATCGGCCACCGGCCAGAGTCCGTTTGATAAAGCCTTGGGCGCGCCGTCTATCTTCTGCCAAGTCGAAAGCGTGCGGCGGGAAACGCCAAGCACGGCAGCGAGTTCCACGAGTGTCTTGGTGTAGGCCAGCGTATCCGCACTGCCCGCCGCCCGGGATTCGATGCGTGTGCGTTCGGCAACCGTGAGCGGCTTTCCAGCGGCGACCTTCTTGACGATGTTCTGGAAATCGGCATCGAGGATCTTCTCAGCGATGTCCGGGGCGAGAGTTTGTCGCGCTTCGTCGTGAGATCGTGGATTGCTCATGGCTTGACCGCCACCCATCCGGCGAAGTTCAGATGCCGCCAGAAGCAATCGACCGATGTGAAACCTTCCTGATGGAGAAGTTCCTCGTTCCAGCGGGCGGTGACGGGAACCAGCACGCCTTCGAGTGACATCCGCTTGCGGTCGATCTGACTCTCGGAATATCCGTTCTCCCGCTTGATGTTGAGGAAGAGATTCACGAACGCCTCATCGAGCTTCGCCGTGGCACCGAGCACCTTCTCTACCAGAATGAAGGCACCTCCGGGAGCCAGCGACTCGAAGACGCGTCGAATGATCTGCTGGCGGTATTCGATGGGGGTGAATTGCAGGGTGAGCACCGAGAGCACGAGGCTGGAGGTCACACCGGGGAACTCGTGGCGCAGGTCGGCAGACTGGATGCTGACGCGATTGCCGTGAGGGTGGTAAGTGAAGTTCTGACGCGCCGCATCGATCATCGGATCGCTGATTTCCAGGCCGATGTAATCGTTGGCCGCGCCAAAGTTTGAGACGAACGGCAGCAGCGCCTGGCCACGGGAGCATCCCATGTCGATGATGGCGGTGTCGGGTTGCACGAAGCGCCGGCCAACCTCGAAGGTCACCATCCGCATCGCGTTGTATTGCGGGATGCTCCGCTGGAGCATGTCATCGAACACGGCGGTCACTTCCTGATCGAACTGCCAGGCTCCGCGTGGAATCACCTCGTCACGTTGGGCTTCACTCATGCCCGCGTGGCGGATGTCAACGCGGCAGCCGCTTCACGATCCGCGTGCCCTCGGTCAGGCAGGTGCCTTCCGCCGTCACCCATAAGCAAGGAACCGAGAACCGGGCATACATCTCGCGGGTCCGAGGATTGCTCTCAATCGCGAGGTAGCGGGCGTCATCGCCGTGAATCGGAAACACGTCTTTTTTCAGCAGATGTTCCTTGATCGCCGGTGGATTCCACCAGCCCTTCGGCGCGAAGCACGCATCCTGCGGACGCCATCCGGTTTGCTCCTCGATGCGGTCGAGCGTTTTGATCGTCCAGGTTTCCGGGCGGGCGGTGATGAGAACGACCGTGTGAGGCCGCACAAGTTCCACCAGCCATTGCCGGTATTGCTCGTTAGCGAGTCGCTTCTCCATGCGCTCGGGCGTGGTGCCGTGCTTGGGCGAGTTCGCCACCAGCGTGTAGTTGAGGTCTAGCAGGATGATCATAGGGTAATCTGAAGACGTTGGGAGAAAGAGTCCATGGCGCATTTCACGAGATCCATGCGGGTGCCGTCCGGATAGGGCAGGTTGAATTCGAATTCGATGGCCGCACGCAGGCGGGCTGGATCGACGGGACGTGCCGAAGCGCAGGCCGCGTTGATGTTGTTGGAAAAGTCATCGACTTTCACCGAACGGAAGAACGGGCCGAAGAGGTCGCGGAACTCCGAAACGGTGTGATACTTCTGGACCTTGGGCTTGTCCTGAAAATCACCGATGCGGATGCCGGGTTCGTAGTCGAGGCGGAACGCGATGTTACCCGCGTTGGACTCATTCATGAACGCCTTGCCGTTGACCTGCCGCCAGCCGGATTCCCCCGCGGACGATGCGCAGGCATAGACCTTGGTGAACGGCTTGCACAGAGCGGCGCAGAGGCAGGCGATGTGCTCGCGGTCTTCACGGAACGGCACGGAATTCAGCACGCTTGCAATGAAGATGCTGGTCCACTCCTTGCCCGCCGCCACTTCCGCAAGGAATGCGCGTGCCAGTTCCACGCTCTCCGCCTTGTTGATGCCGCCGGGGCCAAGGCGATATGGCTCGAAAGGCGTGCAGTCGATACCTGCCTGGCGCAGGAGGAAGGTTTCCGTCAGGTGGCCGGCACCGAAGTCGAGAATCGTCGAACCATGTTCCTTGGTCCAGCGGGTGCGGTCGGATGCTTTGCCGATGTCGAAGTCCTTGCATGGTTTCGCGCCGTGCGTGGCGAAGACGAATCCGTTGCCAAGCTCGCGCCTCACCCGCCGTGCGCGGCGGAACGAATTAAAGCGGAGCATGTCGGCATAGCGCGTGTGGATGTCGAAATCCATCGAGAGCAGATTCATCATGGCTCGGGCGAATTCAGCTTCCTGCTCGGTGACGAACACGACCGGCGCGAAGGCCGCGCCTTTCTCAGCCAGCATTTCCAAACGACCGATTCCGTTGATGACGGTCAGATCCTCGCGGCAAACGATGGGCATGAGGATGCCGTGACGATGCAACGTGCGGGCGAGGTTGCGGGCATACTGGATCCAGCGGCCCGAGTTCACTTTGCAGAGATCCTTCACGCTCACTTCCGCAGGCTTGAGGCAGCGCAGGAATCCATCGCTGCCGACCTCCTTGTCGGGGATGCAGGCAGCGAGCGCCTCAATGTCCAGCGATTGCAACTCACTGGTGACCCTGCCAGGCGTGCTGTTGAAATCGAAATCGTTGGTCGCCCGGTTGAACACGATGTTGAGCGCTTTGCGCTGGTCGAGGTCGAGCGCCTTGGTCCGGGATACCGGGACGTGCGTGGCCCCCATGCGCGATGCGACGAGGTGGCGCTGGTGGCCGGAAAGAATCTCGCCGTCCGAGTCAGCGAAGATCGGGGCGATAAAGCCGAGCTTGCGAAGCGATAGTTCAATCAGGTCAAGACGCTCGGCAACCGCCGACCGTGGGTTGTAGGTCGATGGTCTAACGGCGTCGATGGATTCGAGGGTGATGTTCATAGTCCGAGGCGGCTGCGGATTTCGTTGAGCACGCTTTCCTTGTCGAAACCGGCGTCTTGTTTCACCCGGTCGCACCACGCGATGAATTCCTCCTGAGTGATGCGGAACCGATAGAGTCCGACCGCGACGGTGACGTCGCTCTTGTCGAGTTCCTTGTCGTGGCGGTCGTCGTCATCCTCGTCATCGTCATTGCCACCCGGATTGAGCAGTCCCTCGATGTCGGCGGGTTCGAAGCCCGCGAGGATCGTATCGAAGTCGATGGCTTTCCACTCGCTGGCGATTTTTTCGAGTTCGTTGAGATCGACCGTGGAAAGTTCGGCCAAACGATTGTCTGCCACCAGCACGGCGAGTTCATCGTTCTCGCTGGCGAAGTCCTGATAGTCCACCGGCACGACTTCCGCGCCGAGGTGCTTGGCAGCCATCAAGCGGCCGTGACCGGAAACGATCAGGCCGGTGAGATTGGAAACGGTGATTGTTTGCCGCCATCCGAAGTAGCGGATGTTTTTGGCGAGCAGTTCGATCTGCCGCTGCGGGTGGGTGTTCGGGTTGCGCGGATTGGGTTTCAATTCACCGACCGGCACGAGCTTGTCGAAGCTGCACCAGACTTCGATGCCATTGGCGAGTGTGCGAGCTTTGGGAGAATCATCCGTCATCGTCGCTTTGGATGGTGTCAACGGCATGGGTGACTTGCGCGAGCAGCGGGAGGATTTCCTTCCACGCATCCGGCGGGCACCATCCGAGGGCAAACCATTCGCGGCTGCCAGCCACGTCGCGCCATTCGACGGTGACCGGTGTTTCCCGCCGCATGTCCGGCGAGCGGTATCGGAAGACGGCACGGGCGAGACGACCGCTACGGTCGAAGGTGATCTGATGGATTCGCGCCTTCACGATAGCCCCTCCGCGTCCAGCCAGGATTCCAGATCGGCGAGTGCGGCCCGGACGCATCCGCCGCTGCCCACCGCGATCCGCAATGACGTCTGTTCATCGACCGGCCAATGTCGGCGGAGCATCGTGGCGATTTCCTCAGTGGACGGAGCGGCGAGCTTGATCGACTGGAAGCGCGTCTGAAACCGCTCGGTGAGCAGGTCGAGCTGCAGATTGCTCGTGCCGACCACCGCCCGCCCTGGTGGAAGACGGTCGAGATAACTCAGAAGCAAGTCCTGTGCATCCCGCGTGCACCGATCCATTTCGTTGATGATCTTCACCGAATAGACACCGAACAGCGAACAGACACCGAGCGTGCCCATCCACTGTTTCACGGTTTCGACGGTGACGAGCTTGCCGTTGTATTCCTCGATGGCGAAGCGCGTGCCGGATAAGGCATCGGCTACCATGTCGGCGATGCTGGTCTTGCCGACACCCGGCGGGCCGTAGAGTAGAATCTTCACCGGAACGGCAGGATCATCGTGGAGCTTGCGCGCCTTGGCGACGAGTCGGCGTGCGACGGTGGCGGCGGGGCCGCAGAGGTCATCGGGTCCGGTAGGTCGCCACGCCAGCGGAGAGCTTGCGGGGCACGGTGTAGGGTTCGGCAGAATCTTGAAGAGTTGTGACATGGGGATCTTGGTTGGAATTGGTGATGGCCCTGGCGACGGCCACCGCGCCCTTGCGGTAGAGGGTGACGGCGAGTAGTTCGCCATCAACGATCACCGACCAGTAGCGCGTGGCGTAGCCATCGGGTTTGCGGTATTTTTCGACTGCGACCTTCATCAGAAGTTGTAGTCGTGGAATTGGCGGCGGCCGGGAATGACCGGCTCGCCGTTGGTGGTGCGGAACCAACCATCCTTGCGGCGGCTGGCGCGGTGTGTCGCCCCTTCGGGATTGAGCGAGTATTGGTAGGTCTGCTCGGTGTTGTTGGTGCAATGACCGCCAAACCCACCGGCGACGAACTCGGGTTTCCAGTCGTCGAGAACGGCGGTGTCCTCCTGCATCCAGAGGGTCTTACCACTGGGGCTGATGCGGATCACCGTGCAGGCGGTGCGGTCGGAGTAGTGGCAGACGGTCGCGCCACCTCCGACGGCAGGTGTCCAGTCGGGTGCGCTCATTTGCCCCAGCCCTCCCTCCGACTGCGGGTCTTGATCGTGTTGGGCGAAAGGCCGAAGTACTCGGCGGTCTGCTTCACGCTGCGGCATTCCTCCCAATGAGCCCGGACCTGCAACCACTGTTCGTCACCGTGGCCGGGATTGCCAGCCTTCTTGGCGGGCTTGGATGCTTTTGCCTTGGATGCCTTGGCCTTGGGTGGCGTGGTCTCCGCTGGCGTTGGTTCGGGCTCAGCCGCGTCGGCGAACGCGTCGTAACGTCCCGGGCTGGCCTCGGGTTCTGGACGGGTGAGTGGCACGACGTTCGCGGCTGGCGTGACATTGCCATCACCCCCGGCGAGGATTTCCGCGACGATCTCGCGAATCAGTGGCACCGGGATTTCGGTGATGGTGAAGACCAGTCCGTTGAGCGTCTTGCGCCCGATGGTTTGCTTGAGGAACTTCAATGCCTCGCCTCGGGTGCGGCCCTGGTAGCGGCCTTCGAATACGTTGGTTTCCTTGTCGTCGCAGACGATGTAATACAGTTTGTTCATGGTGGTGTTTGGTTATGGTTTGGTGTTGGTGACGTTGCCGTCGGTGTCGATCCGGACGCTGAACGCCAGCAGTCCGGTGGGAGTTTGCTTGGCGAAGTCGGCTCGAAATTCGCGGGCATGAATGCCGGCCATCGGATCGACCGGCAGGATGCGCCGGGCGGTGAAGCCGTTTTTCTCAAGACCGCGAATGCTTTGCTGCATCGCCTTGTTCGAATAGGTGTTAGGAATAGATGCTGTTGTCATAGCATCCCTCATCTGCCCGTCTGATCGGGCACGTCCATGTCTTTTTTCGTCTTTCTGTTGGATGGTTTTCATGATGGAAGCGGGCGGTTGATTTGGATGGTGCGACCCTTGGTTTCCCCGGCGACGTAGCTGCCGGAATGGAGGTTGCGGCGGCGTTGCGACCGGTTGCGGAGCTTGCCGTAGTGGTCGGTGACGTAGCGGGTGATGACGGCCTCCTGATCCACCACCACCAGTCCGTATGCCTGGCGCTGGTCGGCGGCGTAGGATTGTTCGGCGCGCTGCTTCGCTGCTTTGAGTTCAGCGTTGAGTCCGTCGCGCAGTCCCCGGTAGTAGGATGCCTTGTCAGGATTGGCGTGGCTCCGCTTGAATTCGTTCCAACAGCGGAAGAAGGTCTGCCGCAGGTAGTTGAAGGCGAAGATGGCGAAGTCGATGTCGGCGGCGGCACCGATGATGTCCACCGGAGTCCCGCGCCCATTGGGCATCAGGATCGTCTTCACGTTGAAGTGCGCCTGCAGGATCGAGAGGATCATCAAGTCGGCAGGGTTGAGGGTCTTCGGCAGATCGACCTTGCCCTTGTTGACGGTGAACGACCCGCCGCCAGATTCGCCGCGTTCCATGCGGAGCAGCGCCGAGTCGATGTTGTGGCGGGTCATCAATTCCTGTGCCTTGGCGAGAGCCACCTTCGCTTCGTTCTCGGTGGAACCGCGGGAGCGGTCGGCCAGTCGCAGAAGCTTGCGGATTTTATCGAGGATGTCGGATTCGGATTTCATGGGATCTCAGTGGTTGGGTGTTAGATGTCCTCGTCGGGCAGGCCTGCGGTGATGACATCCACCGGGATGTGGGTGGAGCCGTGCGTATCGCAGAGGTCGTCATAGCGGATCTTCGCGGCCTTGAGTTCGGCGCGTGCGGTGTCCAGATCATCCCAGCTTTCGAGAAAGACCCGGCGCGGACGACCGGCGAGAACCGAGCTTCGTCCGTAGGTCGAGTGACCGTAGAGCGACGGATTGTTGGAGCGGTAGGTTTCGCCGCGCCCGAATTCGAGAGTCAGGCGGCGGTGCTGTTTGATGTATTCAATGTCCATGGTGGTATTTGGTTGGGGTTGGTGATTAGCGGCGGGCGCGGCGGGAGAACTTGCGGCGACTGGCGGGCGTGTTATCGCGGATGATCTGTGCGACTCGTTCCGTGCTGCCGTCGGTGAGCCAGATGCCTTCGACTTTGCGGCGTTGAATCTCGGCCTGTGCGAGTGGCAGTTGGTCGCCGAACATGAAATCCGGGGTCATGTTGAGTTGGGCGTCGGTCCAGTTGGTAAAGTCGATGGGGTTCATGATTGCGGTTCTACTGGTTGAATTTAGTGGGAATTGACGGCTTTTTCGGCATCGCTCATTCCGAGCTTGGAGTAGGCTTCACCGGAGTATCCGGCAGCGGCCCATTCTTCACGGGCCTCGTCGGTGAGCAGTTCAGCGACTTGCTCGATTTCCTCGATGGTCATGGCATCAATTTCTGCGGCGGTGTACATGGTTTTTATGGTTTGTTGGGGTTGGTATTATTTCAGCGGAAGGTCACTTCATCGGGGTGAATTTCGCGGACTGCGTGGACTTCCGCGCCGTTCTTATCGACCCATGCGTTCAGTGCTTCGACGCTCTTGAAGGTCTTGCGCCAGGGGGTGGACTTCATGCCTTTAACTCCGTGGGCCTCGATGTATTGGGTATTTGCTTTCATCGTCCTTCATCTGCCAGTCTGACAACTTGAGTCCATGTCTTTTTTCGTCTTTTTTTGTCCCGTTCCGAATGCCAGTTAGATGATGAATTGGCATGGTGCATGAGCGTCATAATGCGTGCCAATCACGCGTCATTTCACAATGAGGCTTGCGGATTTTTAAGGATGTCGGATTCGGATTTCATGGGATCTCAGTGGTATGACTGTTGGGATCTATTCGTAGTTGCGGACGGCAAGGAATGTTGGGAATCGAGGGACTCCATCAGGAGTCAGTTCGAAGTAGCGGACCGTCACGATGGCACCGATAGCCGGCGGGGTTTCCCTTTCGGCGTCGGTGAATCCGGACCCGGCGCGGAACGTGGTGCCGTCCCTGAGTTGGCAGACAAGCGCTCCGAGTCGTCCTTCGTGTTTGCCTTCACCGTCTTGATGGCCGATCACGGTGGCCTCGTCGTCGATGAATCGCTTGAGCTTGCGAAGGTGACCGGACCGCTTGAATTCGTAAGGTGAACGCGGAGCGCGGAGCATGACGCCCTCGCCCTTGCCGTTGAGGATGGACCGCTCGAAATCAAGCAGTGCGTTGCTGGACTGACAGAGCACCTGCTCGACTATCGAGACATGGCCGGGGAGTTGCAGGGCGAGCAACGTGCGTTGCCGGTCTTCGGTCGGGCCGTCGGCTTGAACATCAAAGACCAAATATTTAACCGGTGACCAGTCGGCTGTCATGGACCGAACGATGCTCACCGCGTCGTTGAACTTCCCTCGCCCGACGAACAGCTCTCCGTCCAGCGGCAGAGCGGGCAGCCCCGCTTTGAACCATGCCGGGGCGTGGAAGATGTTGCCTCCACGGGAGCGGAAATGTTCACCGTCCCAAATGGCACGGACTCCGTCGAGTTTCTCTGACATCCACCAGCCGTCCGGCCGCATGGTCTTGTCCCAGTTCTTCGCCAGCATCGGCGGTTTAGTTGTTAGGTCGGGTGTGTTTGCTTTCATCGTCCCTCATCTGCCAGTCTGACAACTTGAGTCCATGTCATTTTTCGTCTTTCTGTCCGAGTTATCACATGCCCGATAGACACCGAATTGGCACACCTCCTGAACGTCACGATGCGTGCCAATCAGGCGTCATTCGGAGCGCTCCGAATGCCGCGTGATTGGCACGTTTCATGAGTGAAACGATGCGAAGATATTATGTCTTTTTTTCTCTAACTCCACTTAGCCATGGACGTGAGGTGGCACCATGGCAGATATTACCCATGACAACGCCAACCATGTCCCGCCGCTTCGGAGTTGAGATCGAATTCCTCTCCACCATTACCAAAGAGCAGGCCGTCATGAGCCTGAGAGCCGCAGGCATCCGGGTCGAATCCTCCTACTACACCCACGACACAACGCCCTATTGGAAGATCGTCACCGACGGCTCCTGCGGTTTGGAACTCGTTTCACCGGTCCTCGAAGGTGAGGCCGGCATCGAGGAAGTCCGCATCGCCGCCGCCGCACTGGAAGCCGCCGGTGCCCAAGTGGACAAGCGCTGCGGACTTCATGTCCATTTCGACGCCCGCACGATGTCGCTCAAAGCGGTGAAGAACCTCTTCAAACTCTGGCTGAAATTCGAGGACGTTCTGGACACCTTCCAACCGCAGTCACGCCGGGGCAATAACAACACCTACTGCCGCACGAACCTCGAAAGCGGAGTCTCTGACAGCGAGGATCACCGAGGACAATGCTTCCGGGTGTTCCGCAAAATCGACGCCTGCAAGAACATGGATCAAATGAAGCAGCTCTACCCCTGTCGCTATCGGAAGCTGAACATACAATCCTACTTCCGCCATCAGACGCTCGAAGTCCGCCACCATTCGGGCACCACCGATCCAGCCAAGATCACCAACTGGGTGCGGTTGATGGCCCGCATGTTCGACGCCGCCGAAGCCGCCGCCACTGTCCGCAACCGCCCGGTGGACACCGGCCTCGGCATGAACCGCATGAAGTGGTTCTTCCAAGCCATCGACGCCCGCGGGGTCACCAAATTCTACACTGAGCGTGCCAAAAAACTGGCCGCCTGATTTCCACCAATGACAATGACCACCATGAACACCGAATACCATACCATCGACGGCGCGACATTCTCCGCAGTCGATGCCACCGACCTGATGACCAAGCTCCGGGCCGACAGCTTCAACCCGGAAGCCGACCTGCCGTCCTACTGCCGAGCCACCGCTCGTGCGTCCAAGATGCAGACCGGCAAACCGCACCGCCAGTGGCCGCCGAAGGCACTGGTCGAAGACATGCTCGCCTCTGGCCTGATCGCCACCGGCAAGCGCCATCCGGAATGGGGAACCACCAACGACTGAACGGCCATGGCATACCGAATCATGGAACCGCGCTTCCCGCTCGGGAAAACCGTGGCAACTCCCGGAGCGATGGCACTCGGAATCGACCTGGCATCCTACATGCACCGCCACCACTGCGGCGATTGGGGTGACCTCGACGAATGCGACAAGCAGGCGAACGAGGATGCCCTGATCCACGGCGACCGCATTCTCAGCCACTACAAGCTCGGCGGAGGCCGGCGCATCTACATCATCACCGAATGGGACAGGGCCTCGACATGTGTCATGCTCCCCGAGGAGTATTGATCCACGCGACGATGCGCTCGATGAAGTCGAGATCGAGCTGCTTCTCAGTCAGACGGATGACGGTCCAGCCCGCCAACACGGCTTCGAGATACTTCTCGGCGTCCTTGGCGTAACCCGCTCCGCGGTTGTGCCGACCAGCTCCGCGCTGGAAAATCCCGCCCTCGATTTCGATCAGTGTGCGGCTTGCAACATGTGCAAAGTCGGCGCGCCACAAACGGGAAGCATGGAACCTCACTTCCCGCTCCAGGGGCGGACCTTGCGCCACCCTCCAGAGTAGCAGAAACCTTGATTCCAAGCGGGATGTAGCCATTTCCCTGGCGTCCGGAGTCAACGTCCCGAGCGTCCGTTATGTGGGAAACGCGAAAACAATTTATCACGTAAATTCAATGAGGGTCGGAACATCCCCGCCAGCAGTCTGGACGGCTAGAAGACTCCCTACTCGGTTCAGGCCGTTCTCAGACATGCCCCTTCTTTCGTGCCCACATGTCGCGGGCGTTGTGGGATCTGCTTGCCCACTCAAGGTTATCGACACGGTTGTTTTCCCTGTTGCCGTCAATGTGATTGACCACGGGATGGCTCTTCGGATTTTCCAGAAATTCCATGGCCACGACCCTGTGTGCCAACATCCACTTCTGATAGCCATCGATCATCAGACCGATGTGGATGTATCCGTTGTGAGCTTTCGTCCCTTTGAGCGAACCTCTGATTAGGTGCCTAAACTTACCAAACGTCGAAACCTCGTATCCCGGGGCGTAAGTGATGGGCCTCCAGCTCTCTTCGCCAATGCCCATGCCCGGGGATTTCGTTTCGAAGATGTCGAACGTCATCTGCATTACTCTTCGCCCCTTCGATTCGCTTCAATCGTGATCGTTATCTTGGCGCACTGCACGTTGCAGGTTTGAGCCTGTGCCATCGCGGCAATCACGTCCGGTGTGAGGTCGATGGACGTTTGCCCTGGCAGTTCAACCATGAACCGCGCCCCTTCATTGAGGAGACGCGTAAGTCGCTGGATTGGTGTGGTCATGATGGGGTGAGTGGTTGCAGGGGCGGGAGTTGAACCCGCAGGGGCGAGAGTATGAGGCTCGCCTGGGACCGTCCCTCCCTGCGTTTGGTTAGAGTGCTTCGTAGATGTCCTTCACGAATTCGAAGTCCTCTTTGAGTGCCTGCCGACGTTCTTCGTCCCACTCATCGACTGGGGCTGTCTCAGTCTGCTCCTGCCACCAACGGCGGATCTTGTTCAAGAGCGAGAGGTAGGTCGTATGGCGCTTATCGTGTGGATCACCCGCGACTTCCTGTTCGGTGGCGAGTCGCCCAAAGTTGATCGACTTCTGGAGTCGTCGTTTGCCCAGCTTGTGTTGCACGGCCATCTCAAGCCAATGCCGCTGTTCTTCGGGATCCTTGATCTTGGCGACAACTCGATGGTGCGTGTAATCGAGTTTTTCGTTCCGGAACGAAAATTGCACTTTCCGCGCCACATAAGCGAAGTCGGCAAGAGTTTGGTAGGCCATTCCGGTGCGTCCCAAAGCTTCTTCGTATTTGTCGCCCCATCGATTCTCTCCATAGTTGATCCAGTCGCCGATAATGAAGCCGATAGACTTGCCAACGGGTGCAAGTTTCTGGCCCAGCTCGTCCCATTCTTCGAAACTGAGTTCCTCGTTGAATTTGATGCCAGTAGAAGTGATGGCAAACTTCGGGTCGTTGATTGCGAGAGTGTTCATGGATTGTTTTTGAGGTGCTGTTTGATTTGAGCCTTCTGGTAGATCTTGCGTGCCTTCTCGCTGCGCATTGCTCTCGACGGCAGAACCTTCAGCCGTTTGGTGATGTCAACGCAGCGCTTGCTGACTGCCGCACGGGTCACTCCGCATCGTTTGGCGATGGACGTCATGCTCTCACCATTGTAGGCGCTGAGGCCGAGTGAGGCCGCCAAACACTCGATGGTGAGTCGCATGTTTTCCGCGTCGATGAGGTCGGCAACAAGGTGCCGCAGAATCCGGTTCGCCTCGGCCATGCCTGCCGCGATCACTTCCTCTTGAGCATCCTCATCGTGATCGACCAATGCTGCGATGTCCGGCGTGTGACTGGCTCGCGATGATTCGGCCATGTCGTGGTCCGGCGAACCATTGCCGTGGCGTTGAAGGCAGGGTTTGAGCAGACCAAGCTTCTCCGCCTCCCGACGTTCTTCGAGGGTCATGGACTTCACCCAGGTCTCGTATTCACGTTCGTATTCGGCATCCTTCTTCGCCTGCTTTTTGGCGTAGTCGTTGGAGTTCATTTTGAACCTCCTTTCAGCCGATCTGAAACTGATGGCTCTGGTCCCTGAAAGGGAGAACCAGAGCGCGCGAATCTCGGTTTACCGATTCGCGCTCTGTTTACCTTTAGGTAAACCATCATCATGCCAATCAGCATGCTAATCAGCTTGTTGCTTATAAGCCGCGCTGCTCCGTTAGATACGACGGATTCAAACGGGTTCAAACCAATTTGAATCCGGGGTGCAAACCCTGCTGAAATGACGGGTTCAAATTCCATGACGACTCCCCCTCCATAGGCGGGTTGCTTTATCGAAAACGAAGGGTGATCCCTTCCGCATGTTGGCGAGGCAGTGGAAAACCCTCTGTGCCTCCTTGAGCGTGCAGTCGCCGTCGATCTCAGCGATCCGGTCTGAAACATAGGCCAGCACGGCTGATTCCTGGGGGACCTTGCCATTGGCGAGCGGCGGCATGGTTTCAACGGCGCTGGCGTAGCGGTCAGCCGCGCTGCCCATCTTGTAGGTCGCCTTCGCCTTCTCGCTCTTGGGATTGCCCTGAGGAGCCTTGAGCTGGGCTGGGTCGGCGTTCCGGTCGGTGATGAAGATAGACTCGCACCAGCGGACGACGAACGGCTTGACGGGAGGCAGGGCGCGCAGCGTGAGGTCGATGACATGGGCGTCGTCTTCCTGATGAGGCGTCATGGTCAGGATCACGTCGGGGTCGCGGGCGAACACACCTGACCCGCCGATCCGGTCGATGGACTCCTTGCCCGCCTGGTTGCCCTTGGAGAAGTGCGCGCCGAAGACGGCTGCTGCTCCGGACTTCGCCGCGAGTTGCTCGACTTCATTGAGCAGGCTGGCGATGTCGCCGGCGTCGTTTTCATTCCGTGCGCCGAGGCCCTTGTAGATAGGGTCAATCAGGATCAAGGAATACCCGGTGTCGCGGATACGGCCGAGAATCTTGGGAATGAGTGCAGAGAAGTCGGTGGCATGGCCGCGCAGGTTCCAGATGTCGAATCCGGTGAAATCCTCGATTTCCTTCGCCGCCGCGATCCGGGTAATCCGGTATTGCAGCGCGAAAGCAGGCAGCTCGAAGTTGAGATACAAGGCGCGGCCGGGACGCGTCGGAAATCCCCACCACGGCGTGCCGGTGGACACCGAGAGCATCAGGTCGATCAACGACCAGCTCTTGCGTGCCTTGGACGGGCCACCTAACACCATCTTCGCACCCTGATGGAGAACACCATCAACGAGCTGCGGCGGCTCTGGTTCCGGCTGGCCCATGAAGGCACGACCGGGCAGAATCGGCGGCAGGTCGGAATTCGAGTGTGCTGCCTCCCATGCCGTCCATGATTCCGCGCCGAATTCGAGCGCGAGCAAGGCCTGACGACGAACATCGCCATCGACCGTGCGCCAGCCGTCAGGACAACGCGACAGGCGTGAGGGATTCCGGTTCTGCTTGTCCAGGTTGATCCCGGAAAACCAGCCCCAGATGATTTCGACCCGGCGCTTGTATTCTTTCTCGTCCGGAGCATCCACCCGGATCCACGCGTGCAGGCTCTTGTTGCCCGAGTCGATCAAGGCGGCCACCGGCATGCCGCTGGCAACGACCGCATGGTATTGCTCTTCCTTGGGGATCAGCTTGCCGGCCTCATCGCGGTCGAACTCGACCAGCACATGGCGGAACGCGGTCACATCCTCGTTCTTCGCCCCGCCTTTGGCCATCGGGTTGATCCGGAGAAACAACCCGAGCTTGGTGCCGAACACGCGGTCGATGCCGCCCTTCGCTGCCACTTTGGATTTCCACTCGCTCGTGGTGAGCGTGACACCACGGCGCGGAACGATCTCGCCCTCTTCGTTCTCCGCCGCCGGTGAGATGGCGACGAATTCATCAGGCTGGAAGCACGAGTCGATCAGCCTAACAAATCCATCGTCGATGGTGACCGGCAGCGCCATCGTGGACCGCTCGTGCCGGACCGGCGATGGCATGGCACGTCGTGGCACAGGTGGCGATGCGGCAGGCAATGGCCCGGACGCCCCTAGCGGTTCCCTGGAGGTCCGCGCATAGACCGAGCGGATGGTATGGCGCGCCTCGGATTCTGTCAGCCCGTCGGCCAGTGCGCGGGCGAGAAGTTGGCCTTCCGCATCTTCCAGCGCGTGGCCGGCGTCACGAAACTGACAGGCTGCATCGAAGAGTTCTGCATTGCGCATGCCCTCACTTGCCCCGCGTTGCAGGTAGTCGAGGGTGCGCCGGGGCAGAGCTAGCCCGGTTGATCGGTATTTTGGCATCTTGTGGGTGAGTGATCAGCGGTTGGCAAATCGGGCATCGAGGAATTGTTTTGCCTCCTCGAACGTGGCGAGTTCCGGGCGCTTGTGGCCGTAGCGGCGCATCACGCGGACTTGTTTCGGCGTCGCCAGGCCGAGCTGGCGGCGGGAGATGAGGCGGTCGAGAATCATCGACGCGTGCCCCTTGCTCAGGATACTCATGGTGTTGAGGCCGAACTTCTGCAGCACATCGAGCTGCTTGGCAGTGGGTGCCTGTGCCTGCCATGCCATGGTCGGGACGTATTCGGCCAACGCCACTTCGTTGAGAGAGACGGCGAGCTCCAGGGGATCGAGCACGCTGCCGCTTCGGGACCGGTTCTCATTGAGCCGCTCGGTGAGCGAACGGGTGCGATCCGCGTTCACCTCCTCACGTGCCTCTTCGAGGTCGCCCTCGGCACCAAGCTTGTCAGTGAGCGCCTTCGCATCCAGATCGTCTTCGGCGATCAGGTTCGCCGGACGCATCAGGCTGAGTTCTTCGGCCTGCCAGAGGAAATCGAGCACGAGCAGGTGATCCTTGCCAGGCCAGATACGGGTACCACGACCGATGATCTGGGAATACAGCGCACGGATTTTGGTTGGCCGCAGGCACACGACACAGTCGATGGACGGTTCGTCGTATCCTTCAGTGAGCAGCATCGCATTGGTGAGGATGCGCGTCTCGTCCCGCTTGAACCGCTCAAGCGCCGCCTGCCGCTCAGTAGTCTGGCCATCGACGTGTTCGGCCAGCAAGCCACGGTCGCGACACATTTGCGCGAAGCGTTTCGACACCGCGATCAATGGCAGGAAAACGAGTGTCTTGCGGTGTCGGTGCTCGACCAAGACGTCGGCGATCTTTTCGAGATACGGTTCGAGTGCGTGGCCGAGGTCATCGGCGCTGAAGTCACCCGCCGTGGTCCGAACGCCGCGAAGGCTCATTTCGAGCGGCACCGTTTTCACCCGGATTGGTGACAGCCATCCCTGGTTGACCAGATCCAGCAAGGTCACCTCGCAAGCGATGTTCTCGAAGTATTTTCCAAGGTTCTTCTTGTCACCACGGTCAGGCGTCGCGGTGACACCTAACACCTTTGCGTGATCGTCGAAATGACCCAGCGTGTTGAGATAGCTATCGGCGAGCGCATGGTGTGCTTCATCAACGACCACCAGTCCAAAGTGATCCCGCGGCCACCGCTCACGGCGCTTTTCACGCATGAGCGTCTGAACCGAGGCAACAACCACCGGAGCATCGAGCGACGCCCGCTCTTCACCCATTTCCACTTGGGCTTCAAGGCCCGTGGAACTGCGGAGCTTGTCAACAGCCTGGGTGATGAGTTCCTCGCGGTGGGCGAGGATCAGCGTGCGCGACGGTTGATAGTCCTGAGCCAGTCGGCTGAAGAGGATCGTCTTGCCTCCACCGGTCGGGAGCACGCCGAGCTGTCGGTCAAAATTCTCAAAACCCTTGTGGATGTCCTGCCGGGCTTTCATCTGATAGGCGCGCAGGCCCATTTTCGGAGCCTCGCTCATACGAACCTCCTTTCAGAGACAATGAACTTGGCCAATTCCACGACCGGTGGTTTTTCCGAGCAGTCGAGCCCGATGCAGGCGTCGATCCGGAATGCCTCACGGCCGAGAAGCGTGAGCGCGTCAGCCGGGCCATTAGGATGCCGGCCGCATGCATGCCGAAACTCCACACCGAGGGGATCGGCGGCGGCTCGCGCAAAGCGGCGAACATGGACATGAAGCAGGCTGTGAATGTCCACAAGGAGGCGGGATGCTTGGACCAACGTCTTCCGGTCCGCCTCGTTGAGTTCAGTCTTGCGGGCGATCTTTGCCAGCCGACGGCCGAGGTTTCTGGGCTTGGAGTTAGAACGGTTCATTTGAATTGCGGGGTGCGGGTTTCGCGGTGGACTTCGGTGCTGCGGACGCGCCGGGCCTAGAGGGCAGCCACGCGACGACTTTGTTGCGCTTCTTGCCGTTGTATTCCTCGACGGTGAGGCGGGCCTTGCCGGTGCGGCCGATCAGGTCGTCCGCGATGATTTCGACTTCCTGCTCCGGTGAAACCTCCTCGCCGGTGGCGGCGCGGAAGCTGTCGATTTTCCAGAACGCGTTCGGGATGAAGACGAGGAAGTCGTAGAGGTAACTTCCAAGCAGCGTCTTGAGCTTGAGTTCGATCATCTCATGGCCGGTTTTGGAAACCGTCTCGATGGCGTCGATGACTTCGACCTGATAGTCGCCCGGATCAACGAAATCGGGACGTTCGGTCGGGGTGGATGCGGTGTATGATGGCATGATGTTAGTTCTGTTTGGTTGGTTTGAGATTGGTGAATGGCATGTTTATGAATTGGTGAATGTCTCATCGCTCCGCTCGGAGAGCGGGGGCTTGACGTGTGCTTTCGGCTGGCAGGCATGACGGGCCAGGACGCCACGGGCGGCCTTTTCGGCATCGGCGAGGATTGCGGATGGAAACCGCTTCCTGCCCGTCATCCACTCCGCCGCGATCCGCAGGTAATAGGCTCGCGCCGTAGTCTTCCTGAGAATCGGCCTTTGATTTTCTTTAGACTTCATGACTTCGCATTGGTTTTGGATTGCTTGAGATAGGTCGATGGCGCGGCGTGCTTCACCGACTCCTCCGGGAATGCCTTCTCGCTGGACATCCGCTGGCTCCACAGGTCGCGGAACTTCGCGGCGGATAAATTTCCGTAGGCAGCGAGCACCGGGCCGAAACCCATCGCGGAGATGTGGTGGCCGACGGTTTCGCAATCGACGAACTCGTTGCCTTTGCGCGTGACGAGCTTCCAACCGGGCACTTCCCCGCCGGTCTTGAGTCGTTCGGTCGCGATCTGCTTCGCCCGGTCGCGGAAGTCCTCCACCACCGCACTGGCTGCTAGAAACCGTCCGAGCTTTTCTGGATCGGACAGCACGGCATCGAAATCGAAGCCGGGTTCCGTGACGGTCAGCGTCTCAGCGACCATCGCCAGCCGCGCCGGACAGGTATCCGCCTTGGCGCACCACGAGCAGTATTCGCAGGGATTAGGCTGCTTCGCCGGATCGTTGAACGATTTGACGACCTGATCGACGATGGCATGTGCCTCTTCGTAGGTGAACTTGTGGGTCTCGATCTCGCGCTGGTCGCAGAACAAGAGATGAGCTGTCCACTCGCCGGCAAAGTGCGCGCCCATCAATCCGAGCGCGTAAGCCGCCATCTGCTCGCGGTAGTTGCGCCGCGCCCCGGTCTTCAGATCAAAGTGGGTGAGCTTGGTCGGGACGATGGCATCCGCCGTGCCGGTGAGATTGAGGATCTTCACTCGGCAGTCGTCCTCGCGGGCAAGAACGCGTTCGCGGCCCGACATCGCCCGCACCATCGAGATCGACCAGCTAACAGCCGCGATTTCATCGGCGGTAAGTTTGTTGGCGATCACGAAGCGTTCTTCGAGTCCGAGCAGTTCGGCGCGGAACGCGGTGTCGAGCAGAGTGCCGCGCTCGGCGGCGGGGCCGGCCACGGGATTGCTCTCGTAGCAGGCGCACACTGCCAGCTTTGGCAGGTTGGAAGGACGCAGCGCACTCATGATGCTGCCGCGACCTCCCTCGCCTGATGGAATTCCTCCACGGCCTGCAGGAAACGATCCGGTGCGTTCAGCACCCGCTCGGCGTATTCCTTCGGGACAGCATCCCAGCTTTCACCCGCCTTGATCTGCTGACGGTCGATCAGGAATGGGATCACTTCCGCCTCGCGAGCACCGAATGCCTCGCGGAGCTTGTCGGCCAGCGTCGGTGCCGCTTCCGCTTTGGCTGCGACAGTGCCCCCCGACACCGTCGCAGCCGCGCCGAACACCGGGGCGAGAGCCTCGATGGTGAACGGAAGTTTGTCCGGAAGACCGTGACGATTTTTCGCATCATAGGCCGCGCTGTGATTTGCAAACAGCACACGCTCCTTGCCGCCAACGCCGCGCATCTTGCCGTTGTCCTTCTCCGCGACCTTGGTGACGAAGTTGCCGAACAAAACCAGATCAGCCCACTCCTTGAGCAGAGGCGCGTTCTGCTTGCTGAGCTTTAACTCAAAGCGGTCGTAACTGCCCGCCTGATCCGGAGCCTCGAATTTCTTCACCGTTGAGTGCGCGAGAAACACGACGTGCATCCCGCGATCCGTTAGGCCATCGAGCGAGGTGAGAAACCGGGCGAACTCTTCGGTGAGAATCACCCAGCCTTTGCCGTATCCGAAATCTTCGATGGATTCCTTGTTCGACTTCCGGCACAAGTGCTCAGCCAACCGTTTTTCTAACCAGTCGGCGGTGTCCAGTACCAGCGTCTTGAACGGATGATCCGCCTTCGCGAGTTGGGTGACGGCGGCGATGATTTCCTCCCAAGTCGTCACCGCATCCAAGCGGGCGACGTCGAGGTGGTGGGTGCCGCCTTCGGTATCGAGGAAGACGGGTTCTGGCGCTTGACCGGCCAGCGTCGATTTGCCGACGCCTTCGGGTCCATAGATGACGACCTTCTGCGGTCGAGAGATTTTGCCCCGGCGAATGGCCAGGGGATTGGTCGATTTGGTTGTGGTTTGCATCTTGCGAGTGCGGCGGGGTGTCAAATGACCGCCGTCGCTACGCCTTTGTGTGAGTCCTCACACACGCACCCGCCGCACCGCATCCTCCCTAGTCATTCCTCATCGCAACCCATTAGCCCTCAACGGAATATCCGGAATTGCATCAGTCTCAAACTTCCGGTATTTCCATGTGTGAGAGTCCTCACACATCCATCGCCAGTGTCCTCACACACCCAGAAATCGCAGGAAGAGAAAAAACAGAATTGACGCGGCGAGGCATCGAAGCAACGCTGCTTACATGCCTGAGATGACACTAGGTCAGCGACTTGAGGAACTCCGCCTCGCCAAAGGACTTTCCTTTCGAGAGATGGGGGACTTGGTCGGCGCGTCCGCTCCACACGTCCGCGACATCGAGCAGGGAAATCGGCGTCCGTCCGAAGCCCTGCTTGAGAAAATGGCCGCCGCGCTCGATACCGAGCTCGATCACCTGCTGCAATACTCCACCCGTCCGCCGTCCAGGCAGATGGAGGAACTCATCGAACAGGACACCCAATACAGCCTCGCCTTCCGCAAATTCGTCGATGCGGTGCGAGAGAATAACATCCCGCCGTCCGAGATCATGGATCTTTCGGAGCGGTTGCCGAAAAAAACATGAATGCCGGAAGCCAAGCAGCCGGCCCCTTCTGTCGGCGACTCTACATCCCCGAAAACGACATCGAGCGCATGTGCCGCGAGGCTCTTGCCTCGGTAGATTTGCTGCCCGAAACCCCCGGCCCGATCCGCATCGAGCGTCTCATCTATCTGCTGTTTGGCTTCGAGGAGGAATACGAGACGCTGCCGGATCAAATCATGGGATGCGCCAAGTTCACCCGGCGCGGGCTGTGCCGGATCACCGTCAACCGACAACTCGCCGAACAGGATGATCCGGTAAGCCGTCTCCGCGTCCGCTCGACGCTGGCCCACGAAGTCGGGCATGGCATTTTTCACAACCAGCTTTTCATCGAGAAACTCGAACGCGACGCCACCTCGCGACTGTTGGACGATGGCGACGGCATTTTCGATAGCGTCAGCGGCGAGGGATTCATGTGCCGCGCCGAGGCAGGAATGGCACAGGTGCCGAAATTCGAGTGGTGGGAATATCAGGCGAATCTCGCGATGGCCGCCATCCTGCTGCCCAAGCAACTCGTGATCGAGGCCGCCCGCGCCCATCTTCCGCGTGTTCTGTCAGGCTCCGGCTCGTTCGAGGCACGCGTGACCGCCGCCGAGCGCGAGTTGGCCGCCTTGTTCAAGGTCAGCCGCCGCATGGTTTCGATCCGCCTTGGCAAGTGGTGGTTCGAGCAATCCAGCCAGCCGTCCCTCTTCTAACCAGTCCCAACCGTCCCACAACCAGCCATGGCCAAACCCAAAATCAAACGCTTCGGAAACCCCGAATTCCTCCGCAAAATCAAGCCCGAGACGCTGCTCAAGCTCTTGCGATGCTTCGACGAATTTTTCCGCAGTCGCGGCATGGACTTCAGCGGAGCATCACTGAACGACGCCCAGCTTGAGCAATTGTCCGCACTCATCGTATCGCCGCCAAGCACCTGCCCCGGCGCGTTCCTTGATGCCGTGGACATGCTCGACACCCTCAGTTCCAACGCCGGCCTCGACGAACTCCGCATGGTGGACGGTGAACTGGTGCGCAAGGTGCAGGAAAAAGGCGACTCCGCGGGGGACATTGCCGTCAAGGTCTGGCTGATGGACCGCACCGCGCTCGAACGCATCTACACCAAGTTCAGCATCGACCGTGGTCGCACCATGAAATGCTTCAGTCCCGGCAAGGGGCACCGGCCCCTGACTCCCGACCGCGCCATCTGCCGGGCGATGGAAAAGGATCTGGAATTCGCCTGCGCCGATTTCTTCGACAGCCCCACCTGCGAGGTGCTTTCCTTTGACGATGACGACGGCCACGCGTTCCTCATCCGCCATGGCGAGCATGTGAAGCGATTCGAGATTCTTGACGACGAAAACAAGCGCGACACCCGCGCCCTGCGTCTTCTCAAGCATGACGTCGCATTCGTCTATCACACCGGCGAAGTGCTGCTCTCCGGACGCAGCGAGGGAGTGAGGGAAACTTATCGCAGCGTATTTTCGCAGCATCTTTTCGGTGACAAGAAAGTTCTGGTTCCCTCCAAACGCTTCACCCTCGAACCCATCCGCCGTGGGCGCGATTGCCTGAATCCCACCGAACTGGACGCCTCCGCCATGCCGGTGTTGCGGGAGCTGCAGATCAAGCGGCGCGGTGTCAATCGCTCGCTCTTCATTCATGGCGACAACGTGTTCGACGAACTTGAAGAACTTGGATCGGACTTCCTCCGTCCATTCCATCTCGTGCGCGCCCGATTCACTCTCGACGTCGAAGGCGAGCGCAAATCCCCATCCGTCATCATCTGCCCGGATCAGGACATGATCCGCGGCGACATCCATCACCCGGTCGTCAGGCAATGGCTCGACCACTGTCCGTTCAACCTCCTTTCCCATGCTCCAGCTTTGGCAAACCATTGACCTCTTCGCCAAGATCGGTGCAACGCGTGCCGCATGGCAGGCGGCATTGGGCGACGATTTCGAGACATGGAGCGCGTTTCTCCAACCTCGCGGCACCGTGGATTCCATCGAGGATCCGGATTGCCCCAGCGAGATCCTTGAACTCGAAAAACCTCCCACCGGAGACTTCATCGCCTTCAGCACGGCCATTCCAGCGCACCGCCCCCCGCTGCGGGTGCCACGCGCCTTATGCGTGCGTCTCGCGCCGGATCTCCGGGCGCTCGCCGCGATGCTCTCGGAAAAACTCGGCTTCGATGCCGCCGAATCACCGCGTTGGAGCGACACCTGCCTCCACGAAATGGGCACTCTCCCATGCGGACGCGAAAACCCGCGCCCGGTCCACCTCTTCATCCCCGACTCACGCTCGCGGCAGGCCGTCATGAAGGCGGGGATCTGTGGCATTCCTCGCGCCATCGTGTTGATCCCGGTGTCCATCGGCTACACCTCCGACATTGCGGAACTGGCGGCCAAACATGATGTCCACGTCCGCGTGCTCGCAACTACGGCAGGACTGGAAAAACTTTCCATCGCGCCCTCCAAGCGACCGCCGCGTGGCAAGCGCAGCGCCACGCGCAACCAGCTCTTCACCCCGAAGAAGGACTGGCAGTGGCAAGACCTCGTCATCACCATGCGCCGCGATGGGCTGAATTTCAGCATCCGGGGCGAGGAAGCCTTTCAATCCTGGGCGCAGCTCAGGATGAAACCCATCCACGGCGGAGAAACCAACAAGACCCTGGCACTCATCGGCATGCTCGCCAATGGCGGGCGCATCACCCAGCGCCGCCGCGACGAGGCGGAAAGACAGCAAATCTCCGTTGCCCGCAAGCTGCTTGTCGATCTCATCGGCATCCACGGCAATCCGTTCAAAAAATGCAGCGATGGCTGGGCCGCCGAGTTCCGCGTCGATGGCACCGTCGCCCGCAAACAAGTCACCGCATGGGAAGCCGACGACAACGAAGAGGAAATCCGCTTCGACGCCCCGCGCTCCGTCTTCGATGCGGACGAGGAGGGTTATCACAACTTCCGCGCATAGGTTTTCATTTCATTCACCATCATCTTCCATTAGACATCAACCCGCATGCCCACACTCAACCGGATCGGCAAGGACGCCGTAATCAACCACCACCTGGAGGTTCCGTTCCATCTGCTCAAGGACGTGACCGAACTCTCCTGCAGCGACCCCTGCAGAGGAAATCGCCGATAGATCCGATGAGAACTCGCTATTCACCTATCAGGACGATATTGATCCGGCTGAAATGGCAGGATTCTCCACTCACAAGTTTTAGTTATCTTCATCTCTGCCAATAGATATTCCCAATAATGGACCAAGCCACCCACAACAAGATCGTCTCCTTCATCTGGGGCATCGCCGATGACGTACTCCGCGACCTGTTCCGGCGCGGCAAATACCCCGATGTTATCCTGCCCATGTGCGTGCTCCGCCGACTGGATGCCGTGCTTGAACCGACGAAAAAGGCCGTCCTCGAAGCCCGCAAGATGCTCGACGATGCTGGCATCACTGAGCAGACCGCCGCTCTTTGCTCCGCTTCCGGCCAGGCGTTTTTTAACACCTCCAAGTTCACCCTCCGCGATCTGAAGTCCCGTGGCAACCAACAGCAGCTTCTCGCCGATTTCGAGGACTACCTCAATGGCTTCTCGCCGAACGTGCAGGACATCCTGGAAAACTTCAAATTCCGCAACCAGCTCCAGACACTATCGAAGTCCGACTCCCTCGGCACCCTGATTTCCAAGTTCCTCGATCCGGAAATCGACCTCACGCCCGCAGGCATCGACAACCACTCGATGGGCACCGTGTTCGAGGAACTCGTCCGCAAGTTCAACGAGGAAAACAACGAGGAGGCTGGCGAGCACTGGACGCCCCGCGATGCCGTGCGCCTGATGACCAATCTCGTCTTCCGCCCGATCAGCAAGCAGCTTCTATCAGGTGCTTGCCCGAAAGATCCCCTGAAGACGACCCACGACATGCTTACATCCATGCGCGACGCAGGTGAGATTGCAGAGCAAGTTTTCACGACGAGACTTGCCGAAGCGGTCATTCGGGAATTCAACCCCAGCCAAAAAGCGGCACCAGGCACCAAACAGAAAAAGACTTCAGCCAAGGGCAAGGCATGAATTTGCAGAGTGCTATTTGTTGGAAGCTGATTGGATCCTCACCCTAGCACTGATCCTGCAAGCGTGCGACAGATGGACGGGAACTCATCCGCGCAGTTACGACTGCCTCGACTGCACATGCGGTGAAAACAAAGCGCCCGGCGATTGAGGTCGCCGGGCGAGGATTGCAGGTTTGTGACATTCCGGTCAGTGCGTGCAAATGTAGCCTTTTCCCGGAGGGCCGACATAATGCATGGACTTGTGCTCAACTTTGCGTTCCACCTTGGGCGCGTCGGACTTTTTGAAAGAGGATCCGAGCGGGCCCTTTCCCGGAGGCGCGGCGGATGCCGAGGCGGCGAATGCGATGGTCAATGCGGCGGTCAACAGTGTTGCGATGCTTTTTGTTTTCATAATATGGGTTGTGGGGTTGAGCGGTGTTCCCGTTGGGAGGGTTTCCCGAAGGACCTTGAACACCGTCTTCATAGGGTCATACACCTGCCCTTGCGCAAACCCTTGGAAAAATTCCGATTCTTTTCCTTGTGGATTCGCCCGACAAAAAA